CGAGGATGAGGGGGCTGCCGGTCAGAGCGGAGCCATGGATGTCTTCGGGTCAATCTACCAGTACCGAGCCATCAATGGCTTCTCTGGTGGAGGCCTCTACTCGGAGACCGCTATCGGGGCAGGTAAGTTCCTATACCCGATGTATCAGGGCAATACCGACCCAACGCTAGAGCCCTACTACGGCACGGGCACGTACACCAGCTTCTTTGCTCCTACTCAGCTAGGCACCGCCGGTAAGGTCTACCCCGCAGATGAGGCGGACCCGGCCAATGCGATCAACCTTCGAGTTCCTGACTACGTGAAGTTCAACTTCCAGCATACAGCGGTCTTCCAGACGTCGACGTCGCTGCTCCCGCTGGCTCAGTCTCTGGTGGGTCTGACGATTCACTGCGTCTCTGGTTATGGCGCGCCCTACGATGACGAATACTTCCCCATCGTAGGGACATTCGTAGACGGTGGAGACATCTATCTGGCGGTAAACCGGCCAGGTATTGCTTCTCCCGTAGGAGTTACCTCTACGCAGTCAGCCATCTACGGTCAGCGTTGGGTACGAAGCTATCTAGATATCGCGGACTGGTACCAGTTGGGAACTCGCTTCCATGGGGACGAGTTGTGGCTGGCTCCTGCTACTACCGTCGGGCCACTCATCTCGGATGAGTACCGTCGGGCCACTGGAATGTCTACGGCTACCTTAGATATCGATACTGAAGGGATTCTGTCTTTCCTCGGACTTCAGGCAGTAGTAGACGGCGTAGGAGTTGGAGACTTCTTGCCATTGGCCTCTATGGGCAACGTGGATGTAGAGTTAGGGGCATATACAGATGGATGGCAGCAGGACGCTAATGAACCTCGCTCTCCCTTCCCCAACGTAGGCTTGATCTCTGAAGACAATCCTGCTGCTGCTCTGATGGGAGTAGAAGGAAACGTTCTATCAGATAGTGTTCCGGGTAACCTAATCTCTGATGAGTTTGCGTTGGAGCGGACAGTTTCGGTAACAGCTAATGGCGTAATAGCCGGGTACGAAGCAGCGTATGGAGGCTGTCTTCGTGTAGAGTCTCACTACTCGAACATCACACCCCTCCAGACAGATACTGCTCGTCTATGGACGCGTGGAGCCAATGGGTTCGTTACGTCCCTCTTCGCACTGAAGGCTACTGTCTTGGTGCAGTTCGCCAATAGTGTCAGGGATATCTACCTGAAGTTGGTCGACGATGCCGGGTTCGAGTGGGCTACCTCTGGAGCCATCTCCACGTCTATTGCTAATACCACTCCAGAGGAGATTTCCTACACATTCACAGAGCATGACCTGGCCGATGGTGCCTTCGACAAACTCGAGGAAGATAGGGTAACAGGCCGAGGCGTCCATTTGGTCATCGATTTCGATGTCGATGGCGGTCCGACTGGGGCAAAGTTCTATAGGTTCCTGCGGATCGCACTGGAACAAGTCTCTCGTCCCAAGAGAATTCTTGGGCACCTAGAAGTCGCCGGAGCAGTTCGAGCGGCTAGCTTCCGTCACATCAGCCCCATCAGGGGATTCCAGCCAGTAGGTCCGGCCGAAGTGGACATGCTGAACTGTCATGAGTATTCCAGGTACCTCCGAGGCCCAGCAGGCTCTCCCTACGACACCTACGTACAAGAGGGGCACTCTGTAGGAAAAATCCTCCTGCCGTCAGATGGTAGGTGGTGGTCCCCCGTGTTCCACGCTCCTTCCTTCTTCCTGAAGGGAATTCACTCTACGGCTCTTCGATTCTTCCATCCTTACTTCGACCCCCACTGGTATGCCTACGCGGCCAGTGGAGGAGCGGGCGGAACAATCCCCTCGCTTACTTTGGATCTTCCAGGAAGAACCGGAGTGATTGGTGCCCTTAGTCCTCCTCATGGAGCTAGTCTCTCTTCCTTCCATTGGAGCATGAGCTTCCAGCCCGCAATCTCTATATTTGCCGGTGGGTCTTCTTGGGGAGTCTGGCGAGACCGTCCAAGTGATACCGCCTACGATAATTGGGTGGTCGACTGGGCTGGGCGTGAAGGAGTGGTACTGAAGCTCTGGAGACAGAACATACTGGACTTCGGTACTGACATGGACGGTAGCGCCGGATTCCAGGCCGAAACTGGAGCGGCTACGGCAGCTGAGTTTGGTTATGCCGAGGAGATCTACGCTAGAGACATCGATCTCAGTGGAGACCCGATTCCTGTATGGTCGGACAATAATGCGTGGGGCACTGAGGCATTCAAGAATGGTGGAGTCGATCTGACTACCTCGGGCCTCGACGTAGACAAACTGATCGTTGATCGGCGACATTTTGCCTACTTCTTCACTATCGAGATGTTTGGTGGTCCTCGTCGCTGGGACGATAACTACGACCCGAACCTGTACTTCCACAGCGCGCCACTGGGCAATCGTTGGCTTCCGCAGAGAGCGGTGACTATGCCAGCGGCTCTGCATGAAGATATCTGGGCAGAGCTGGTGTCCCACAGGGATAGCGCTACGGGCTTGCCCCAGAACCCGATCCTTCCTGCTGTGGCCTTAGGCTGTCCATATCCCCCAGTGTTCAAGTTCCGTGGAGCGAGGCTAGGATGGGTAACCGACAGAAGCGGTCACGGCGGGTGGTAGTTTCCGAGAGCACCCTTAGGGTGCTAGAGAACCGCTCCAAGCCTGTAGAAAAGAAGAAGCCGCAGACATCTCCGGAGAGGCTGTCTGCGGCTACTCGTAACCAGCTAAAAAAGCTAAAGAAGAAGCGCTAGGCTGAAGTACCCAGGCGGTACAGCTCTCCTAGCAGAGCTTCTTTCTCTGCGTTCGTACTCAGATGGAGCCCGAGGCCTTCCGCAAAGGACAGTAGTTCTTTGCAGGTCATGGCCTCGAGCTCGTCGGAATCCATGAGGACACCAGGAGGGGCGCTCCCGGCGCCCTCAGGGACGCATCACTCGCCGCTAAAGATCTCGGAGAAATCGGCTACGCTGCCGCACTCTTCCTCGTCTTCGGGAAGCTGCGCGTTGTAGTCGTACATGAGGTACTCGAGGATGGTAGCGATCTGGCCTTCCAGCTGGAAGACCTTGGGACCGATGTCATCCAGCCGTTCCACAGTGGTGGCCTGAAGGTCAGTGAGGCCGGCAAGCAGCTTGATCACTTCGTCCAGGGACACCAATCCCTCGGCCTTGGGCTCGACTTCTGGCTCGACCTTGGGCTTACGGGAAGCCCGCCGACGGGTAGCTGGCTTCTTGGCCGCAGGCTTCTTGGGCTTCTCTTCGACCTCTTCGACCTCTTCCTCTTCGACCTCCGGTTCCGGGTCCTTCTTGGAGGCCCGACGACGCTTGGCCGCAGGCTTCTTGGGCTTCTCTTCTGCGGGCTCTTCGCCTGCGAGCATCTCTTCGATTTCCTGATCGCTCAGGTCCTTGATGCCCTCGATTTCCTCTTCGAGCTTGTTCTCGAGCGCTTCGGTTCCCAGTGCGAAGCTCTGGGGCTTCGGCTCGATGACGCCAAGCTTGATGGCGAGCTTACGCAGGTTGTGTCGACGACTTACTTCGGCCATGTTTTTCCCGTCCTTAGGTCTGTTCGGAGGTGATTGAATCGCAGCAGGGCCGAACTCCATGAGTACTCGAACCCGTGCTTCCGCTACACCTGGTTGGGAATGCTCCCAGAGGGCTCCGCACCCTCTTCCATCCAGGATCATCTGCTCGGTTGCCCTCTCGCAGTTGTTGAGCCGGCTGCAGGTAATGCACGCTCTCACAGCATGTCGTCCTTGAAGCCAGCCCAGCACCGCTGAACGACAATTTCGGAACACCCATATTCAGTACATTTTCCCGTACACCCAGGGAGCTGCGTGCGTAGTCTCCGAAAGTGCTTGGCAATATGTTCCTCCATGAGGCGCCTTTTCTGTTCACTGAATCCTTCTGCAGGCGTTTTATCGTATTCCAGGGCCCTGTAAAGGACTCTTCTGTTTCTTTCCAGATTCCCGTGTCCAGCAAGACGCGCCATCTCTACAAGCTCGGTGAGATTCACGTTGTCCAGGAGGTGGTTACTCATCTAGATACTCCGACGGTATGCCGTACTGTGACGGACTTTCCTCGCGCACCACTATTTCGACTCCTCCAGGAGAATCAGGGCAGCAGGTCTTCACGAGGAATAGATCGAAGAAAAGCGAGTCATCAATTCCGATTGCGGCTGAAAGACAATCCTCCAGCAGCTTACGTCGATTACCCACGTCCATACGCTTGTAACAGGTTTTGGCTCCTCGTTTTCCTGCCTTCGTTTTCTTCAACCACCCGGCGTTGAGGACCTCGGCTGGGGGGAAGTTGAAGATAAACGTGACAGAATAGACCGACGTATCCGTATGGCCTCTAGCAAACTTCTGAATATCCACGAAGTATTGCGTCCGCATATACTCCCTGAACGCCAGCTTGTAGCCGTCGGCCTCCTTGGTGTAGGTCATGCCAAGGGGCTTGGCTCTGCCGCCTCCGACACGACCCCAACGGATCTGACGAATCTTGTTTTCGGTAGGAGGAAGCTCCGGGTACTGAATCCGGAGCTCTCTACCTGCCTCGCTTGAGACGGTCGCGTCCGGTCCCACGTTGACTCCTTCCCTGCGCTTGGCCCTGCTCGATCTCAATCTTCTTGGTCTCGATTAGGCGGCTCAGGACTCTGACACCTCTCTTGGATGACTCATGTAGTCCATTCATTAGGTCGAGGAACTCAGACGCTTCCAACCATCTAGCCATTGCCTTGACGTATCTCTCGTCACAGACGGTGGAATCCTCCTTGCTCTTCTCCGACCCGGACTTGGACTTACGAATCTTGGCCTTGACTAGTGCCAGCTGGGTGTCCGCGTTGGTCTTCTCTGCCTTCGACACAGTGACCAGCCCCGCTACGAAGTCAGCGTAGAGGGTCATCATATTGATGAGGTCAGCCAGGTCGTGCATGCTCAGCGAGTTCACATCAGCAGGAAGCCTGCCGTCGAAGTACTCTCCGTCACGCGTCTTCGGCTTCGGAGGAAACAGCTCCAGTCCTAGGTCGGCCATTCTGGTCGCCGCGTTGATTGAGGCCCGGTTGTAGTGGTCCAGACCCTCATCGATGTCAATGGTGTAGTCATGTCCCATTATTACCTCGAGAACTTATCGCGGACCAAGGCCTGCGGGCAGTCGCGTTTGTAACAGCATTCTTTGCACTCGTACTTCGTAGCGTCAGGAATGGGAGGGACCCCATCCATCAGTGCCTTTTCGATAGGCCGCCACTTTTCTCTAACCCATTGACTGAGAAGCCGTGGGTCGTACACTTCGACATACTGCTTAATGCTGTGGGGCCAGCCCTTCGAGACATATAGATAGCAGATAAACGGGCAGTCTAGGCCTGTGGCGTAGATACCGTTGGCCTGCAGCCTATGGTCCGGCTTCGGCTTGTTGAGCTTCTGAAACTCCTTCTCGCTCATGGTCTTGATTTCGAGAACGACTCGGGCCTTGGGCGCTTCCCAGAGACCGTCTGTTGAACTGCCGTAGATCAAGAAGTCATCGATGTCGACCTTCACCTCGTCCCGGAACGTGTCTCCCAGAGCGGTGTTGAGGGCAGCTTGCACCACAGCATGGACTGCGTGGCCGATGGTGAACGTAATCTGGAGCTCCGGGGGGATGTACTCCTCCGGTTGGAAGTCTCCGATGATGTCGTAGTACAGCCTCAGCTTGCAGCGAGCTGTCTGCGAAGCATGGATGGTTCCTACCGACCGTACAGTCGGCATGACCAGCCCTGTTCCGTCACAGGTTCCGCAAGGTAGCGGCTGGCGGGTCTTCAGGAAATTCTCCCACATGTCGTAGGAGAGTCCGATCTTCTTCCCGTCCTTCTCCATCTGCCGAGTCGCGATGAACTTCAGATTGATGGACTTACGAGCTTCCTCGATTTCCTCTTCAGTCGCGGACTCGAGGTCAGCTATCGTTCTGATCACGGTGAGTCTCCAGTAGTTGCCAGAACCACTCTGCCGGTATCACGGCGTATTGCCTGCGCTCAGGACCGAATCTATCGAGCTCAACCATGAAGACAGGAATCTGATCCCCCCTACAGGTAGCCTCAATCTTCTTCAGTTCCTCTAGCTTCAGCGAATAAGAGCGGTGTTTTGTGTACTTGTCCTCTTCTCTAACGTCCGAGGACTTTACGTCTCCCTTGTCGATGGGAGTAGAGCCAGAAGCGATGGTGGTACGTCCGCCGATCATCTTGGCGTTGGCTGCTTCCTGTTTGCCCGAAATGCGGCGAGTCTGAGGACGACGTTTCTTGGGGACGTATTCTTTCTTTACGGCCTCATAAGTCCTACATGTCCTAAGGCACTCGCCACACTTATAGCGTCCAATCATCCAAGATTTCAGATTACGAGAACCACAGTGCGGGCAGGTAGGCTCTATTCCCAAGGGGCCTTGAGTCTACGGGCGATGCCGTGGTCCCGCATCACATCGTCTTCTAGGACAGGAAGCAGTCCCTCTCGACGGATGATCTTGGTTGCCGCAGTCTCTCCCTGTACTCGCTCTCCGGCGATGGTGTACCAGGAACCCGCTTTGTCGACAGTAGGTGACCCAGCTTCGGCCGCTGCGCGGAGCCATTCCTTCTCTTCGTCGATGCCACACAGGTCCCAGATGAAGTCGTACTGACCTGTGGCTCCTTCATGGCCGCCAGCCTTCTGCTTGGTGATACCCCAGTGGATGGTCTTACCGGTTACCAGCTTGCCGCTCTTCACCTTGCCGACAGGACGCAGCTCGATAGTGACAAACCGTCCATGCTTGAGGGCATGGCCGCCACCTTCTTGGGTCATCGGGCTGTACTTGTTGGCTCGGTTCATGTTGGCGCGAATCTGGTTGATGCCCAGGATGCTGGTCAGGTTGGGATATCCGGTCTCTGCGTTCTGGCCTAGGGCCGAGGTGATGCCGCGCATGAACCGAGAGTTCACGAACGCCGCTCCACCGGGCTTCATGGAGTCCTCCATGGAGAGGTCACCTTCGAACGCGGTCAGCAGCGCGCCGAAAGAGTCGACCATCACAACCTGGAACAGCCCTGACTTCACCATATCGATGGCAACATCGAAGACGCTTTCTGCGGTATCCGGAGGAACGGTCACGAAGGTGCCTACACTTCTCGTAGCCCGGTGCCTCATCTCTTCGGGGAGAGCCACACCCATGGTTTCCTTCCAGTCCTTCTCCAAAGCTTCGAGCTCGAGGTCGGACATGGGACAGGCTACGCCACAAGCATGTGCGAAGATCTTGTCGTACGGCATCTCGGTACAGATCACGCCGATGCAGGCCTCCTCTCCGTAGATTTCCTGCTGACGTCGAATGGCCAGGTTGCAGAGGTAGTTCTTACCGACTCCTTCAGGTCCCGTAATCATGGACAGCCCTCCCGCAGGCAGGCCTCCATTCACAGCGATGTCGATTCCTGGGATACCGATAGGCAGGCGCTTCACCGCCCACGGCATGGTGTACTCCTCTCCCAGGAACACTCTGCCGGGGTAGCGGCTCTTCAGCTCAGCGACGAGAGCAGCAGTCTCCTCGACTCTGGTGAGGGGTGTGGCTCCTTTCTTCGGAGCCTTGGCGCCTTTCTTGGCTCTAGCGGCGGGTCTCTTTGCGGCCATCGGTCTCCCATGGTTGCGTCCCACAGCGGGGGCAGTGAGGAATTGTTCCTGTGTAGTCAACAAGGGCACCACCGCACTGGGGACAGGGGTCACCCTTCTTGGAAGCTACCTTCGTCGCGTGGTCGTCTGTTACGACACCGTACTTGTCCATCTGTTCATCTCCTCTCGGAAGGATCGCATTGGTCGAATGCCTAGAATGATCCTTACCAGTTCTACTCTTATCCTGGTCTTGGGACTAATGACGGACCGTTTTTGGTCCCTGGGAGTAATCTTGAAGAGCCCAGAGAAGTGGACCTCTTCTCTGTGGATAATAGCCGCTTTTATTAGCTCTGATTGGTGATCGAGAATGTGGGCTACCACGCTGCGCGGGTAGCCCGTGTTCTTAACGATCCTCCGAATCATTTGAGAACGGTTTAGCACTGTCCCTCCGAGACATTGCCAGCACGACACCAGGAGGATTCTCTCCGGCGTCATGTCGGCAAGGCTGAACATTGGGGCGCCCGATAGGGCCCTGCTTCCACATCTTGACTTGAGTACCCTCTGGCAGAGTGGGCAGAACTATAGTGGACATGTCCGTCCCTCGGCTCTGTCCTGCCAGCTGAACGAAGTTCAGCTGGCACTCAATCAGGCCAGTGTAGACCTTCTTTTCGGGTCGGCACTTCTGTTCTTCTTCGTTCCTGTAGGTCATCCAGTACGGAGAGACATTTCCATGTCGTAGCCCTGGATTAGCGTGCCGGTGACGATGATGTCCTTGTACCAGCATCCTAGCTCTGGGCGGTACTCCCAGCCCTTCGGGAGCTGAGAGTTGTCCACCCCCATCTCCGCATCCAGCTGCATCTGGAGCCGGTCTGCTCTGCGCTCCTCAACCCATGCGTTTGGAGTGGGCATCTACGCCTCGTTCAGGCCTTCGACGTTCCGGCGGATCCGGTCATCGGTACGGTGGTTGGACCAGTGCAAGGCCTCCTGCAGCTTGGTGAGCACGATGGCGTTCTCACGGCAGCTGAAGGGTCCAGCCTGGAAGCTCTCCATACGGTCGATGAGAACTGCGATGAGTTCGGCATGCTGGATGCCGTTGACTCCCACTTCCCCTACTGGGCCGTGCTGGAAGTTGATCTCCAGTAGGTTGGTATATTCGCAGACACCATCACCGTCTTGACCAATGTGGTACTTGTGACAGGCTCCGCCTCCGTTCTTGTGGTCGGGCTCGTCTGCTACTGTAACGCTCAGTGGGCTGTCATTGCGGGATTTGAATTGTCTCATTGTCGGCTCCTATGCCTATTTTGCGTCGCCCCATGACATCGCTACCTCCATAGAGATGTTGATGGGAACTGCCATGTCGAAGGGGTCTTCCATGAGTTCGGGAATCAGCACCTTGGCTGCTTCGATGTACTCAGGAATGTTGGGGAACTCGAAGACGAGCTCATCGTGGATCTGGAGCAGCATTCTGCCGCCCAGAATCCTCAACTCTTCGCTGTGCTCGCAGATGAGCATGGCTTCGTTGCAGATGTCTGCAGCAGAGCCCTGAATCTCACTGTTCACGGACTGACGTTCCGCCTGGCTACGCACTCCGCCATCCGAGGAAAGGATGTCTGGGAGCCTGCGCTTACGGCCGAGGTAGGACCTAACGTAGAGGTTCTGCCGGCAGTATTCCCTCGTGTCTTCGATGTACTGCTTCACGTAGGGATAGACTTCGAAGTACTTGCGGATGACTGCACCTGCCTCGGGGCACCGCTCTCTTCCGCGACGGTTGGTGATGATGGGGAGACCCAGCTGACGTCCTAGTTTGACCTCACCGATACCGTAGATGATGCCGAAGCCTACAGCCTTGAAGTGGCTACGGATCCGGAGGAGCATCTTCTGGCGCTCTGTCGGGTTCTTAGCCTGCTTCGCAGCTAGAACTTCGTCGTAATCGTAGCCACCAGCGAGGGCACAGGTCATGCAGTGCAGGTCCTTGCCGTCGAGGATGGTATCGATCATCAGAGGGTCACCGCTCTTGTGAGCCATGATCCGCATCTCTAGCTGCTCGTAGTCGGCAACCAGGAAGCTCATCGGAGTGTCTGGAGCCAGGTCAGGGACGGCTACCGTCCTCATGGACTCCATGCAGTGCATAGGGTCGCAGTCACTCCAGACTCCTGGGATGAACAGCTTACGAATCCGGGGGCCCCAGATCTTGTCCCTTACAGGGATGTTCTGGAGGTTAGGGTCCCCAGAAGCCAGTCTGTTGGTGACCGTACCGTGCTGCTTCAGGTCGGTGTGGATGCGGTCAAGGTGGTCCGCCCATTGTGGGAGGCCCATGATGTAGGTGTCGTGCATCTTTGTGAGTACACGGTATTCCTGCATGCTCTCCGACAGAGCGTGGCCCTTGTCCGCCCACTCTGTGATGGCTTCCTTGTTGGTAGAGGGCTTCTTGACGCCAGAGGCGCCACCCTTGGACCAGAACTTGGGCTCTTCTCCGAAGGGGTCCTTCCATCTACCCGCGCTGTCCTGTGAGTAGAAGAGCTCACGCATCTGCGTTGGGCTACGTAGGTTCACGTTCTGCCCAGCCAGAGCCACCATCTTGCGCTCCAGCTTGCCGATCTCCTTCTCCATGGGCTCGCAGTAGCTGACAGCCTTCTCTACGTCAATTCGGATACCGCGACGCTCCATGTTCCAGAGGACTCTGGTGTAGGGGAGCATCCGCTGGTTGTAGTGGTCCAGCAGTGTCTCGTCCTCTTCATAGACCTCGCCCTCCAGATCCTCGCCCTCAAGGCTGTCCCTGAGGTAGTCGACCAGCATGTAGGAGCCCCACGCATCCAGAGACGCGTAGTCACTGACCAGGAGCTTCACCATGTCCAGTGGGTCCAGATCCACTTTGATGTGCTTTCTCAGCCCTGCGGACAGCCACTCATGAGCTTCCTTCAGGACCTCTTTATCTGTGAGCAGACACGTCCAGTCGGACCTGTCCGATAGGGCGACAGGTATCCCACCCATCATCACGGCGAAGTCGGACACGTAGGAGAGCTTTCCGGAGGAGCGAGGGGCTACTCCGTGCTTCCGGCCCATGGCCAGCAGCTTTCTAGCGTCCAGAACATAGCCGGCTCTCTTGGAGAGACTGAGCTTCTGCAGGTCCTTGAGGACGTCCGGGTCTCCCTCTGCCTTTCTGACGACTACTAGAAGGTCAGCGGCCTCTGCCTCATCGTTTGCCTCCAGGGCATCGTGCATGAGCCCGAGAGTGACGACCTCTTTGTCGATGGAGCCTACGTTACCGAAGACCTCCTTGAAGCTCGACATGCGCAGTCCGAGATAGTCCTTACAGGTGGGCTTGAGGCCGTGCTTGCCTCTTCGGTTCTCGTCTAAAGCCCAGTCCATAGGAACCGTATCGGGGGTGGCGCCACGGATGTGGATGTTGTGGCTGGCACACATATGCATATCGAACTTGGCGTTCGACATTCTCTTCTCGATGTTCGGGTCTTCCAGAATCGGGGTGAAGATCGAAAGCAGTCTGACGGGTCCGGCGATGCGGGTCTTTCCGTCACTGAACGAGAAGAACTTGATGCGGGCTCTGAACTTGTCCAGGCCTGTAGTTTCCGTATCGAAGCCGATTGCCTCGCATTCCATGTACCGTTCGGCCCACTTAATGGCCTCGCGTTCTGTCTCTACGTAGACCGGGTCCGGGGTACGAACGTACGAGTACATACATAAATCCTAAGGAAGAGAGGGCGGGACCGATGGTCCCGCCCTCAGTGTTGCTTCAGACTATCTCTTGCGCCTCACTGGACGCCGGCGCTTGACTGGCGCCTCTTCTTCTTCCTCTTCCTTGGCCTTGGCCTTGTTCCCGTAGGTACGGGACTTCTTGGCCGGAGTCTTCTCATCCGAGCCCAGATCGTTGTCTACGTCGAGCAGGCGGCAGATGTAGTCGTTGGTCATGGGAAGGTGGACCTGGTCGAAGTCGAACTGGTTGTCCGACAGCTTCTTGAGGTCCTCGACGAGGATGGGGTTTCCGTTGTCGTCTTCCTTGACGTAGTACTCATCGTCTTCTTCTTCCATCTCTACGATGGGAGCACCGTTGAAGAGCTCGAACTCAGGCAGAGGGATGATCTTGTCGATCACGATGGTGGAGCTAGCTCCCTCACCGGACTTACGGACCTTGGCTACTACGTCGAAGCCAGTCAGAGGCTTGGCCTCACTGCATTCGTCGCACACCTTGACGATGTCCGTGAAGTCGAAGTGTCCGCAGTGAGGGCAGCGTTGCCGTTCTTCCGCGTACCTTGTGACATCCTCTGGGCCCATGTTGGCGTCCTCGACAGACACCAGCGAGGACTTGCAGGAAGCGCAGCTGAACTCCACCGGCTCCAGCTCGCCACCGCATGCGCAGTGGTTGCTGGCCATAGCGTCGATCTCCATCAGCGCCTGGAGGTGGCCCCAGCCTACCTCGACGTACTTCTTCCGGAAGAGACAGGCCATGCCCTCCTCGACCATGTCGTCCACTTCGTCACGCAGTTCCTTGATGTCGCGCGCCTTGGTGACCTCTTCCCAAACCATGATGGGCTCGCCGCGCTTCTCACCCTTCTCGTACTTGACGATCTTGCCGTCACGCACGAGCTCCACTCTCTTGTAGGGGGCGAAGTGGATGGCGTTCAGACTGTAGACGTCCTTACGCTGGCTAGGGCGCTTGTCTCCGCCTTCACGGGAACGGCACGCCATGCAGAGCTCGCTGGGGTCCACAGTTTCCTGCTTCGAGAAGCAGACCCGGCAGCGTCCCTTACGGAACGAGTCCCGGCCCTTGATGATGACGCGGAAGCTGTGTGATGGGTGTACGTGATAGTGCTTCTCTGGGGGCTGTCCCTTGTTGTTCTCTACTTCTTCGGGTCTCAGGTCTGGGTACTCACCGGGGGTGAGCATCATGTATGCGGAAGTGGCCTTGGGAATGTCGAAACGGTCGGTCCAACCGCCTCTCCAGCCCTTACTTCCTCTCTGCTTTTTCTCGCCGAGCACGCTGCGTCGCAGCCCTAACGCTCTTGACATTTTGTCTTCTCCACTTGGAGTATGTTTGTGAGGTTTCTATCGCTCTGATCACGTCGTCATGAGACATGTCATCAGGCTGCAGGCCAATCTCTGGGTAATTCATGACGAGGACGTTGCAGCCAGGTAGTTTATAACCGTTCTTCAGTGTTGCTTCACGTCCCCAGACGTCATTATCCAGACAGAAAATGACCGTCCCACCAACTCGTTGGAAGAACCGCCTCTGCATGTCGCTGATGTTTGTGCCCATCGACGCTACAACATCTGGGAATCCGCTCTGCATCATCCACAGCCGTGCTTTGAATCCCTCGGTAAGGAGCACCACGGCTGGATCTTCCGCCCCGTATACCTGCGGGTAGACTGTCTCCCAGCCCCACAGGTAGTTGTGATTATCGAAGGAGTAGTTCGGGTACCCTAGGTCCTGAATCTCCTTGCGATATACCTTGTACTTTCCTCCTGATTCATAGGACTCACATCTACCAGAGATGCCAGCCAATCGGCCTTTGATGTCTCGAACAGGGAAAGTTATTCTCTCGCGCTTCTGGTCGTACCCGACGTCCTGCTCCCATAGTAGGTACTCGTCGAACCCCGCATCTATCAGGGATTCTGGACAGAACTCGAAGAGTCCTAGCAGTCTCTCTGGTAAAGGATTGGGTGTCTCGAACAGCCCTGTCCGGGTCAAGATGTTCTTCTTGCGTTCAGTCTTGACCAGCGATGGTCCGAGGCGGACCATGGCTTTGTCGACGTACTCTCTGCTTTTATTGAGCCTCTTCAGCAGCTGGGGCAGTCCACCTCCTCCGCAACCGGAGAAGCAATACCACTGTCCCGTAGCAATGTTGAAGCTGAACGAGGGCTTCGACTTACCAGCCACTTCCCCATGAATGGGGCAGCAGCCGATGTAGTTGCTTCCTGCTGTGGGCTTCAGTCCATCGATGTACTTCTTGGCGAAGTCGAGAACTTGGCTCACGAGTAGATTCGTTTCCTCTTGGCAGGTCTCTTCTTGGTGATGGCGCCCGGTCTCTTAGCTGGAGCAGCCGTCGGAGTCTGCTTCGGCTTTGATGCGGCCTTGGCGTCAAGGAAGGCGGTCACATCACACTCTTCTTGGACCACTTCGAAGGGCTCACCAGGGTTGGCGTTGATGAGCATGGGCTTCAGGTCGGCCTCTCTGGCGCCGGAGAAGTACATGCAGATCGCAGTCTTGTTCTCTCTGGTGGGATGGGGCCCCTTGAACACGCGTGCAGCAAAGTCGGCATCCTGGCCGATAGCATCAGCGTAGGACAGGTCGTCCATGTCGTCAGACGGAGCAGCGGCTTTGGCTCTGTTGGCCTGGGTGGTACCTAGAACAGGGACCTCCAGGAATTGGGCCATGCCCTTCAGGTCCTGACTAATATGAGCAATCTGTTTCCAGTCTGCTGTCCTGGTTCCAGACCTGCCGTCGGTCAGGAGGTAGAAGCCGTCTACCACCAGAAGCTCTGGCTCGAACTGCTCAGCTCTTGCCGTAATCTCGTCCACACTGGAGCTACGCCTACGTCCTTTATCGCTGTCGAAGGCGATAGACCGTTGGTGCGCTCCTACCCGAGTCATGTCCTCGAGATCCTTCAGGCTCTCCACGATGGCAAAGTACTTCTCCTTCTCCGTCAGAGGGAGGTTGGCGGCCTTCAGGAGGAAGTAGTCCACCTCTGCGATGAGCGCCGCGACTCGACGCCTCATATCCGATACACGCATCTCTTTGCTGAATGCGTATACCCTATGGTTACAGAGGTACGCGTGAGCGATGCAGGCGCAGGCTACCCAGGTCTTCATGTTCTTCGGTCGCCCGTAGAACACGATGAAGTCCTCGGGATGCATCCCTCCAGTCGCCTTGTTGACGTGAGGCCAAGGGAATGGGACTCCTGTGACTCCGCCAGCGATCTCTTTGGTGTCGTACTCCTGCCTCAAGTCGTCGTAACCGTCGGCCATCAGAGATACAGACGTCTCCGATGCGAGGAGGCTCACCTTACGCAGCCGAGGCATGTAGGCCTGAAGGACTAGCGCAGGGTCCTCTCCATCGTCCAAGTACTCGCCCATCTCTCCGATGAGCTTATCTGCCTCTCGTCGGCCTTTCTCCGTCATCATCTCGTCGATGAGAGCCGCTACGGAGTTTCTACTCGTCACCGACCGGAAGTTGGGGAAGTGCCTGCTGAACCTAGCTAGGTCGGGCACCTCACCGCGATGAGCTGGAGAGTGAAACTGGTCCCACAACCATTGGTAGTAGTCCCTAGCCTCTTCCGTCTCGAATGAAGAAGGCGTCAGCCCCCTCTTTCGAGCCGGACGAAGGTCACCAGTCTTGACAATATTGCTGATGATTTCCAGCTCGATGTTGGCCATTACAGTGGATCCTCGATATCTGCGTCAGGGTTATCGAGTACGCCTCCAATGTCCTCATCGTCAGGTACGTCCAGACCGTGGCCGATGTTGATTGCCTTCTCGATGGATGAGAAGACTCTCTGTACGGCGTCTCCGTCGATATCTTCGAGCGGGATGAACGTAGCTCCGGCAGCGATAGGTCCGTGCTCAATGACTACCGTGTAGTGAGCGCGAATCTTGTGCTCCATCAGCTCGACAGAGGTGACCTTGCAGTGAGCTCCCATTAGTGGAGTCCCTCGAAGACTTGGTGGGCGCTCTTGAACGCCTGTTCAACGAACTCGTTGGAGAGCCCATCAGCAACTACGAATCCATCTCGTAGGCCATCTTCTGATTGGTCACAGGTCAGGGTGACGGTAACAAAGGCCCCAAAGCCTGTGCCGAAGTCGGAGTCCTTCATGTCCTTGGAAACAGTGACTCTGGCAGCCCTGTCCCCCATCAGATCTCTCACAATGTCTACTGGCATGTCTAGTTCCTCGGCGTAGATGGGGCGTTCTATCCGCTGTGATGGGCCAACCTTATCTCGGGTGGCCCATATGTTGCCGGATAGCTTTCCTACAATCACTGCAGAATCTTCGGGATAGACACGGCAGAGGTGGCAGCCTTCTTCTCTACGTACCCGGTGTAGATGGCCTTGAGGTCTCCAGGCAGCCTATCGAGCTGCTTGGCGATGACCGTGTGCTTTAGCACGCCGTACTCCAGGAGGACCTGCACGTCACCGCGCTCTTCGGCCTTGTCCAAGATACCAGCAGAGTCCACAACGGTGGTGGTACACTTACCTACATTGAAGTGGTGCCCGAACAGGTCGGCAGACCCGGTCTTACGGAGAGCAGTCTTGGCCTGGTCTACGAGGTTGGGCTTGGCGGCCTTGAGCTCCAGGTAACGGTCCCAGGTCTCCTTGTGTTCATAGGCGAACCACTCTTCGATGATCTTGATCTCCTCTGCACATTCTACGAGAGAGGCTACTGCTTCTTTAGCGTCGCTTTTCATTTTCGGCTCCTATCAGGGAATGAATGCCCCTGATCGCTGTACTGTTTTGTCAGCAGAAGAATCGCGTACTTCAGCTGCTGAATGGTGTTGTAGGTGTCTCCCTGCTTTCTCTTGACCAGTTTCTGGTCTCCCCGCCTAAGGAGGTAAGCTGGACTGAGGATAGACATCACCGGATACCGAATATCCTGCCCCGTCACAGGGCTTGTAACCGTGATGTCCATAATGCTTCCCTGCTTGGCGGTGATCTGTACGCTCCGTCCGACTAGAGCTGTCGCGGCTACCTTTCCTGTGGTGATGATGAGCAACGGGTCTACAGCGTAAATCGTTTGGTGCAGACGATCACGACAGGTTTTGACCTCTACTGTAGATGGCGTACGGTCGTCCTCTGGACGGCAGAGAACCACGTTGGTCCAGAAGATGTACTGGTCCAGATACTCACGGAGCTGTTCGAAGAAGATCTCGTCATCCTCTACTGACCGGATGTTCGTGAGCTCATCCGTCTGAGGCCAGGCCGTAGCCAACAGGTCCATCAGCAGCTGACCCGCATCCCCCATGAAAGGAGACCCGTCTGTGTCCTCAATAGCCCCTGGGCTTTCTCCCACAATCATGATGTCCGCACTGGCCGAGCCGCTCCCGAAGACCACCTGCAGCCTGCTCTCATAGAGGGCAGGGCACTTACCGCACTCATCGTACTCTTCCAGGAGCTCTACTAGGGAATCCAGTCCTGACATAACTACACTCCGATGAGAATACTGCTCGGAACAGTGGTGGCGATGCCTACAACGCCGGTGACTCCTGAGTAGAACTCACCCAGTTCTCGGTCCTTGGAGCAGTCGATGGCGATATCGGCTCGGATGTACAGATCGGTGGGGACCTGCAGTGGGAACACCGGTACTGGAATCGTCTCTGCGGCCATCTGGCCTCCCTGCATCTGCCTGTACCGTACGATGACCTCCACGCAGTCATGAACCAGTACGGTTCTACCTGCCTTCGCCGTCTCCTTTACCACTCCCAAATACATCTTCCCCCCGCTGTACACGGCGGTGAGGTTGCTGATTACCATCCCTGTCGTTGGCGGCGGGGCTTGCTGTCTTTCCATGTGACATTCCATCCTTGCGCTTTGGCATAGTTGACGAGCTTCCAGACCATGCCGGTACACTCGCCGATGTGTTCGTCCTTCCAGATTCTGACCAGAGGGGTCGGCTTTCCGTCTAGGTCACGCTGAATCCGTCCAGTCAGTTGTTGTAGTGCTGGGCCTACTTTCCGGTCCTTAGTAGAGAACGGAGTCAGAATGTGGAGCATGTCCAGGTCGGTTCTGTTGAGGGCTTCACGACCCACGCCGATGGTGATGAAGGTCAAAGAGTGCTCATGCAGTCTCCTCAACCTCTCTTTTGCCCCTATTACCTTCCCATTTATGAATGTACTCACGCCTGGGAAGTACCACTCGCTCAGAAACTCCGCATGCTCTGGGTTATGGGTAGCTGCGTAGACGATCCTGCCGGCAGCTAAGTCCTCACGGATCTGGGCTACGATGAGCTCGTTACGGGGCATATTGTTGGCTAGAACTTTGCGGAGAAGACCGATGTGAGGCTCACCAGTAGTGGCCAGCGTCTCTTCGTACTCTTCTTCCGTGAGGACCGTACCTGTATCGTGAACGATGAACTCAGGGTCCATCTCCTGGGTAAGATCCTTGTAGAGGACTGGCCCGATGTTGTTCAGGAAGACGCCCTCTAGCCCATCGGTTCTCTCTACCGTAGCGGTCAGGCCCAGCCGTGGGCCTGCACTTACCGCCGCAGATCTGGCGAAGTGGTTGGCCGCCATGACGTGTGTCTCATCGTAGATGGTGAGCCCGAAGGTAGTGGAGAAGTCAGGCGGTAGGCCTCCGTCCCTAGCTCTGTTGGCTAAGGTACTAACGGTGGCCAACACGATGTCAGCCCCGTACTCCATCTTCTTGCCCCTCACCCAGCCAACGGTACCGTCGAAGTCGAAGTTTTCCCTCAGCTCATGCAGCCAGCTCTCCAGGTGAGCTGCCTGTGGTGCCACAATCAGAGCCGGGACCTTCTTCTGGGAGACGGCATACAGACCCAAGATGGTCTTGCCTGACCCACAGGCCAGGTTCAGGATGCCGCTCCCACTCTTCTTCAGCATCTCCCAAGCCGGGGCCTGCCTTTCTCGGAGGCTAAACCCAGGTTTGGGGGCTATACGAATGCTTCTGAACTCTGTCGGTCTTTGGTCTACTAGCTCTATGCCCAATTCAGCAAGCTGCTTAGCCGTCAGGAACGCCCTAGGGACTTCCAAGTGGTGCGGATGCTCCTTCACCAGGACACGAATGTCATCGGTCTCGTCGCCATCATCCAGCCCAAACGTGAGGGCGGAGAACACAGGCTCCTCCAGGATGTGGCGACGAGGAAGGAAGAGGGTAGTGCCGACGTAGGCCTTATCGGGGCCCAGCCGCCTAAACTTGAGCCTCATTCCGTATCTTCCTCAACATCTTCCCACTCTTCCAGGTCGAATGGGTCCGGGTATAGAATCTTGGGGATGCTCGCGATAGCGTAGACGAGCTCCCTAAAGATGGACTCTACCGATACCAACAAGGTATTGTGAACCAGAGCATGAAAGAACGAAGTAACCACCTGAGTCTCGACTCGCTCGCTCTCTTTCACGACCTTGCCTTTCTTCGTGGTAGTTACCTTGCCCTTGGACTTACGGCTGCCATCCTCATTGACTTTCTTTCGAACCACATGGCTACACAGGACCCGGAATTTGCACTTCTGACAGGCCTTGTCGTCAGTGTCATACTCGTCTACATCACCAAAACATCCTGGCCTATTCTGCCCGTACTTACGGGTGTACGAATCAACCACAGGATAAACCTCCTGTTCTTTGGGGTCGTGGAACTTATGTCTGACTATGTTAGGCTTTATAGGCCCCAGGAGAAGTAATGATTCCACTCGATTTCCATGACGACCTCGGTAAGTTCCTGCTGGATAGCGGGGTGAACCTAGACAACGAGAAGACCGCTTCTGCCTTGCAGGGAGCTCAGTTCAAGGAGAGAGCCGAACTTCAAGACCGAGACTTCGCGCTGATCATGGTGGACTATGCCGGAGAAGGTCATCCGAAGTTCGCGTGCTACGACTCGACCATGGCCGCTATCTCTGCCGAGTATCTGCTGAAGAGGGCATGCTCCCAGCTGCCCGCACCTGCAGTGAAGGTTGCTGCCGCCAATCTGGTAGCAGTTTTAGGAGAGGACTTCAGCCCAGAGCTGACAAAGATGGCCTCCGACGAGAACGAATACCGTACCGTCATCGATGAGCGTAGAGTCTACGTCTCAGAGAGTGAAATTGACGCCGGGACGAGTGAGTTCCTCAAGTCCGCCCAGGTTGACTTAGACAGCTCCGCGTACAACAAGGTGGCCAGCGCTGGGCGGCGCTGGGCGGACCTGGATGACTGGGCGCGTAGAGAACTGGCCCTGGACGTCGTGAAGATGGCTGACGCTGCTGGGGCGCCCTGTCCTTGGACGATTCGTCAGTACGCTGGAGAGGAGCTCAGTGAAAAGTTCTCTAGCCTCTGCCGCCATCGGATGCACTACACTGCTGACAAAGAGATTCTTGACAACTACGACCGCCTGTCCAAGATGGCCGGAGTCATGAATACTGAGGACGTCTTGGAGGCGCTCTGCCTCATCGACGAGCAGGCACAGGTCATCCCCAAGTATGGAGCCGCCCTCCCTCACCCAGTCCTCTGTGTCTATGGCCAGGAGAAGCAGGCCGAATACTCCTGGATTGAAGGTGCGGACATGGTCAACGAGTCACAGCTAAAGGCTCTCAGTGGGTCGGCCAAGCTCTATGACATTATGGGTGACGCGTTCACCAAGGATGTCTGTGACAAGTTCCGTAAGGATCCAATGGGTGTCTTCAAGAAGTCCCCCAAGGAACTGAAGATCATCTTGGCTCGCATGGCTACCCAGTCGGGTAAGCACAATGAGGGCGGAGGTCCTGCATGAGGCCGACGCTGACCGACGAACAGACTCACCCAATCATTCTACTCCGCATACTCACCAAGAAGTATGGAGTGGACTGGATGGAGTGGCCTCCGTCCGTCCTGAAGAAGACGCTCAATGACGACTTCAAGGTCCCCATCGCTAGGATCAACGTAGCCAAGGCCATGGCTGTGGCTTCTATCGCTACCAGAGATGAGTTCTGGACCAAGTGGGAGACTTTCCACTACCTGACTCAGGCACTGAATAACAACATCCCGCATCTCACCGAGATGCAGGACCTCGGTGTGGGCCAGATGATGGTAGCTGTGGACATCGCTTCTACTATCCGTAAGGAACTGAAGGAGCTCAGCAGCGAGCCAGAGTTCGCTGAGGATGTAGCCAGGTTCATTGCGGCTCAAGCCAAACACGACGGCGTCTGGTACCTGCCGGAGCCTCTGGAATTCGCAGCGGCCTATGCGGCCGGAAAGTGGTTTAGTTGTCCAGACTGTGGGTCAGAGGGCGAGGTTATTCACGACGATGGAGTCTGCGATATCTGCACTGACCGCCTCAGCACGGAGTCCTTGGGTAGTTGGGTAAGCCATCCAGAACTACTGAAGAAGAGCTGGGGCAAGAGCATCAAGACCTTTGAAAAGAATCCCACAGCCAAGGTAAAGTCTCGACTAGAGAAGGCCCTGGCCTCTCCTAATGTGACTCTGCACGAGAACTCTGCAGATATTTGCGCTGTCAGGCTGATTGTAGCGCTCAACTACATGGGTAAGCGCAGAGAGCAGTTGAAGGAGCAAGAGAATGCCGACTGATCCCACTGTCTATTACTACTTCTCTGAAGAGATGCAGAAAGAAGCGCTCGAAGCTGGAGCCTTCAAGGACTTTGCTGGGAGCGTCGGTAGAGATGCCTTGAACGCGGCCAAGAAAGTCCCTGAGTTCTTGTCGAGTCAAGCGGGCAACCTTGCTGCCGCAGCTACTACTAACGACGCAGGCAAGTCTCTTCCCGTCGGCGAGCAGCTGAGGAATGTGGGTGGCGCAGCTTGGAAAGGCATCAAGGCAATTCCAGGTGCTACACTCAACACCGCTGTGGATTCTGCCAAGAACGTGACCAAGCCGCTTCGAGACTTAGTTCGGCACCCAGTAGATACGGCGCAGGCGGGGTGGGGTAAGCTCAGCCCAGGGGTGATCAAGGCCCAAGCCGCTGCCCAAGCCGCAACGCAAAATACAGGGCGAGCATATGGGTCCACGATAGGAGATACCAATAGTCTGTCGGATAGGTTGCGTAACAGCGGCTGGTTGGCCAATGTCGCTAAGTACCAGGGCGGCGCCGAGACTGAGATTGGGGATCACCTCTCTAGAGCGAGGAACACCATCGGACGTGCGCTGCCGGGTCAGAAGGCGATCTTTACAGGCACTACTGCCTTGAGCACCGCTAATGCTCTTCGGCAAAAGGAAGACAGTAGGACGGGTAGGCAGCTAGGACTAGGAGAACGCGTAGGACGCGCCGCCGGTAGTGTAGGTGGGGCCCTGGCCATGAATACTTTTGCCCCAGGAGGCAACTTCGCAGCCCGCATGATTGGAAAGAGGTATGCAGGTAGGATGATTGGAGGAGCTACCTCTAATGCAGGTCGCGTGGTAGATACTGCGGTGAACAAGGTACGCGGTAGACTACCCCAAGATGCCGCGCAGCGACGTCTGCAGTATCCTGCTGGGTACGGAGCCAGGTAATGAACACTCTCTCTAGCGAATACAACAGGTTCAACCCCAGACCTACCTCTAGCGCAACAGGTGGTCGAGGGTTCGGTGTTCGCTACCCATCGCCCTTCTTCGACGTAGCTCAACAGTTCTTACCAGAAAACATACACCAGCTCCATGTCTGGTGTCGGTACTACTTCCTTACGAACCCCATCATCAACGTCGCCTGCCAGAAGATGGCGGAGTATCCAGTCACCAAGCTGGTGTATGAGACCGAAGATGAGAAGATCCAGAAGCTCTACTCCACGCTGGAGAGGAACCTACACCTCCGCCAGTTCCAAGTAGAGGTAGGCCTCGATTACTTCGTCTATGGCAATGCCTTCGTAAGCATCTGGTATCCGCTGGAGAAATACCTCCTCTGTACCAAGTGCAACAAGCGACACAGAGCCTCCAAGTCTCGTGAGTTCTATAAGTGGAAGGACTCCAAGTTTCAGCTGAAGTGCCCTGACTGTGGCCATGAAGGCTGGGCCAAGGAAATCGACCACTATCCCCGGAAGTTCAGAGAGATCCGTCTCATCAGATGGAACACCGAGAACATTTACCTCAAGCATAATGAGGTCACGGGTGCGACCAAGTACTACTACAAGATCCCGAAGAGCATCATCAATGACGTGAAGATGGGAGACCGGGAGACCGTAGAGACAATGCCGTCGGCGTTCCTGGAAGCTATCCGTAAGGGCCGCTCTCTCCTCTTCAAGAACGACAACTTCTTTCACCTGAAGCGGCCGACTATCGCGCAGAAGGACCAGGGCTGGGGAGCTCCCCTCATCTTTCCTCTGCTCAAGGACGCGTTCTACCTGCAGGTGATGAAGAAGGCCCAAGAGACGCTGCTCATGGAGCACGTCGTACCTCTCAGGGTCATCTTCCCTGGAGCTTCTCAGGACGGAAACGCCGGCGCGTACAGTACGTACAACCTCCAGAACTGGAAGGAGAAGATCAATACTGAGCTCAGCCTCTGGAAGAGGGACAACAACTACATCCCAATTCTTCCGGTCAACGTAGGCTTCCAGCAGTGGGGCGGTACAGCTAAGGCTCTGATTCTCCACCAGGAATTTAGGTTCACGGCGGAGCAGATGCTGGCCGGTGCCGGTATCCCGGTCGAGTTCGTATTCGGTGGCCTTCAGTGGAGCGGTACGAACACATCTCTTCGCGCACTGGAGAACATGTTCGTTGGGTACAACCTCCAGCGGCACGAGCTGATCAACGACTTTATTATCGGTAGCATCGCCGAGTGGATGGAATGGCCCAAGGTCAAGTCCAAGTTCGACCGCTTCAAGATGGCCGACGACCTGCAGAGGTCGATGTTCTACCTTCAGCTCAACCAAGCACAGAAGATCTCCGACCGTAGGCTTCTCGAAGAGATCGGTGAGGACTTTGACGCTGAGAACGGAAGGATGGACGAAGAGCTCAAGCGTCAGCTCCAGACTCAGCGCAAGATGCAGGTGGCCTCCGCCGATATCCAGGGCGAGTCCATGCTTCGTCAGTCACGGTACCAGGCCAAGGCTACTGCTCTGCAGACCGAAGCACAGATGGAGGCCCAGTTCGCTACCCAGGCAAAGGCAGAAGCTCAGGCGCAGGGACAGCCTCCTGCGCCAGAACCTCCTACCACGGCTTTCGATCAACAGGGCCAGCCTGGAAGTGGGCCTCCTGGCACAGAACTTCCCCCCGGTATGCAGGGCATGGGTTCCCCTCTTCAAGAAGGGCAAGGCGGCGTAGATCTGGCGTACATGGCCAAGAGGGCTGCTTCATATCTGAAGACCGTTCAGAAGGAGTCCGGTGACGACGCCATGTATCAGGAGCTCCAGAAGATGCAGATGGATAATCCTCCTCTGTACAAGCTAGTCATTCAGGTCCTGAACGACGGCGGCTCTAAGGATAACCCCATGAGCGCCCTAGAGAATCCGAACCCATCTGGTCAGGCTGCTCCTGCTAGAACCGTATAGGACGTCTCCATGCACTACACTCTCGATAAGATCGGCTCCGCCTACTCACTAGCCGCAGAGAAGCTTGCTGCTGACATGCCGGGCAGTAAGCCCCAAGTGCCGCTAAAGGTACAGCATGGTCCTGCTTTCGGGGGAGTAGGGTCGAACATCCGAAGGATGGCTACTAGTGACGTCCCGAAAAGAGGGGTCACTGGCGCGCTAAAGAATGTGGCTAGCAAGGTCGCCCCCGCTACTAAGGCCTTGGGTCCTGTGACCCAGAGTGCCGCAGCTACGGGCACCAAGGTACTGCCGAACCTAATCGGCAAAGCCGTAAAGCCTTTGGTACGGGCAGCAGCCTAGTGGCTAAAGAGACGGCCACCTAAATGGCCAGCAGCAAACACGGGGATTCGTACCCGCACTGCTGGCAGCAGCCGTCAGCCCAGTATCCTAGTGACATCATGCCCTCGGAGCACCGAGAGCAGAGCCACTTCGCCTGAGCCGCTTCAATGAGTTCCTCTACGAGCGGACAGCTGCCGCAGTCAACCCTTCCACAGAATGCTTTCTCTTCATCCACTAGGAGTAGAGGACAGTAAACTGAGATGGACGGTTCTGTACTGCCGGGCATGCTGGTAGGGAGGTCTGCCGGTTCCAGTAAGTCCCTTGCCGCTTCTCTAAGTAGTTTTTGGTATGGACTCGACATCTAGGCCATCTATCACATCTTTTAGGCCTAGAACGAATCCACACGCAAACCCGAATACTATAATCCAGAGAGGGAAGTTCACTTCTTCCTTGTACTCGCCGTTCCTTGGCTGGGCTCTTGCCCGCTTTTCTCTGTCCTCTGTTCCCCGTATACTGCAGAACGGACCAGGTCTGCGAACTTCGCGCATGTACTGGGCCTGCTACTGCCTCCACTGCCTGTAGAAACTCCTGGAGGAGCGATTGGCTGTAGTGGTTTCATGATAAAGACAGAAAGGGGTTAGAACCTCTCCTGCCACAGAACTTATGCCTAAAACCAGTGAGCTATTGAATGGCCAACCTAAATCCAGAGGGCGCATTCGCCTCCCTCAAAGAAAGAACCAAGGATGCCATCAAAGCCCAGTTCCCCTACGTCGGAAAGAAGCATCGACTAGAGCTGGACAATCTCGAGGTAGTAGACTCCGGAGATAACCCTTCTTCGCTCTACCATGTCGACAACATTCAGTCTCAATATGATGCCAAGACCAAGGGTAGAACGTGGGCTGTCCCCATCAAGGCCGACCTTCGGCTAGTGAATGTGGATACCGGAAAGGTGATGGACAGATCCTCCATCACCCTCGGCAGACTTCCCAAGCTCACTCGTAGGTACACCTACATCATCGATGGACAGGAGCGTCAGCACGACTCCGTCTTCCTTCTTCGAGCTCGGCCGTACCACATCAAGACCGATAGTGGCGCCATTCAGGCAAAATGGAACCTGGCCAAGGGCCATGGCTTTGACCTAACCATCGACCCATCGACGGGTGTGATGAAGATGAAGGTCGGCACCACCAATATCGCTCTGTACCCCGTACTCAAGGCCATGGGGCTATCCGACTCGGATCTGGAGGCTAAGTGGGGACGCAGGGTCCTTGAGACCAATAAGGCCAAGGGTAAGCCAGAAGAGCTGCTGAAGTTCCACAGGTTCTTCAGCCGGCGCTACAAGGGGTACTCGACTCCGAACGTAGATGAAGCCGCAGCCTTCGTCCGAACCACCTTCGAGGCCACAGAGCTCCGCCCCGACGCCATGAAGACGGCCTTCGGAAAGGAGTTCACCAAGGTAGATGGAGAGAATCTTCTCCTGTCTTCAGCCAGAATCCTCAACATCAGTAGAGGTAAGGAAGAGGAAGACGATAGGCAGTCCCTAGCCTCCAAGGACCTGACCGGAACAGAGGACTTCATCGTCAAGTTCATTGCGCGCGGCACCAGAGACATGAGCCGTAAGGTCAAGAACAACCTGGACCGGGCCGATAAGATCTCCGACATCATCTCGCCGAATATGTACACGCGCACCATCCTGAGCACCTTCCAGGAAGCGCAGCGCCCAGACCAGACAAATCCGCTCAACTTCATCTCTGGCTACCAGAGAACCACTATCCGTGGCGCCTCCTACGGCGGCATCAAGGGAGAGCGCGTCAACCTGGACAGGGACAAGCAGATCAACCCATCCCACCTAGGCTTCTTGGATCCTGTGCAGACGCCTGAGTCTCAGGACACTGGCGTAGTCCTTCATCTGCCCCTGGGTGTACGGAAAGAAGGAACCCAGCTCAAGATTGACGTCTACGATGTCAAGAAGAAGGCCTGGGTGGCTGTCACTCCGGGAGACCTAGAGTTCGAGGTTGTTGCCTACCCGGACCAGGTCAAGTGGGTAGATGGAAAGCCTAAGCCCATCGCCAAGAACGTAGCTGTCTACGATAAGGACCGCCAGACGGCTAAGCGTCCTTGGACCTCAGTCAGGTACATCTTGGCCTCCACCAAGGGACTCTTCTCCTTCGGCGCCAACCTGATTCCCTTCCTAGGAAACAACAACGGAAACCGCGCCATGATGGGCGTGAAGCAGATGGAGCAGGCTGTCTCACTGGTGAACCGGGAGCAGCCCTTGGTCCAGACCAAGGCCAGCAAGAACATGTCCTTCGAGGAAGCGGTCGGCTCGTTCAGTGCCCACTTCTCTCCCATAGACGGGACAGTTACCTCTGTCACCAAGGATGAGATCGTCATTCAGGGCGCCAACAGGAAGGTCTCACGCGTCCAGATCTACAACAACTTCCCCCTCAACGGAGGAAAGGGTGTCCTCAACGCTATCGCCAAGGTGAAGCGCGGAGAGAAGGTAAAGAAGGGACAGCTCATAGCGGACACCAACTTCACTGAGAACGGGCATCTTGCTCTTGGGGCTAACATCAGAGTGGCGTACATCCCCTACAAGGGGCTGAACTTCGAGGACGGTATCGTTGTCGCTGAGTCGGCAGCGAAGAAGCTGTCCTCTATGCACATGCACCAGAACTCGGTCACTATCTTCCCCGGCATGGTGGTCAACAAGCAGAGATGGGCTGACTACGCTCTCCCAGAACTGGCCACCCAAGAGCGGATGGCCAAGCTGGACAATGATGGTGTGGTCAAGGAAGGAGAAAAGGTCAAGGAAGGGGACATCCTCGTTGCGCTACTAGCTCCCAGTGAGAGAACCAAAGACGACGAAGACGTAGCGTCTATCCGTAAGTCTCTGGTCAAGGACTACAAAGATCGGTCATTGTCATGGGACCACTCGTACCCAGGTGAGGTCGTCAAGGTCATCAGAAGCGGCAAGAAGATCATGGTCCATGTGAAGACCGAGGAGTCTCTAGCCGTAGGAGACAAGCTCACTGCTCGTCACGGCAACAAGGGCATCGTCAGCCGCATTCTTCCTGACCATGAGATGCCTCACACCAAGGACGGCAACGCTGTCCAGGTTCTGTTGAACCCAGCAGGTGTGCCTTCTCGTATGAACGCTGGGCAGATCCTAGAGACCGCTGCCTCCAAGATTGCCAAGAAGACCGGCAAGCCCTATGTCGTGGAGAACTTTGAGCACGGTAAGGACTACACGCAACAGGTCAAGGACGACCTGAAGAAGCACGGGCTGACCGACACCGAGGAGCTAATCGATGCCAAGACCGGTAGGTCACTAGGACAGGTCCTAGTAGGTGACCAGTATCTGCTGAAGCTTCACCATATGGTAGAGAAGAAGATGACGGCTAGGTCCTTTGGTGGATCCTACAACGTCCACGGGACTCCTCCAGGTGGGGCCGGTATCCCTGGTGGAGGCCAGCGTTTTGATCAGCTGTTGACCTACGCCATGCTAGCTCATGGCGCCAAGCACAACCTACGTGAGGCCTACACCTTCAAGAGCGACGCGGACCAAGACGAGGTCTGGTACGCCGTGATGACAGGCAGACCCCTACCCGACCCACAGCCCACTAGAGGTATGAAGAACTTCACTACCTATCTGAAGGCGATGGGCATCAATACAGAGAAGGAGGGAGACAAGTACGTCCTATCTCCCATGACCGATAAGCAGACCACTGCCATCTCCAATGGCTCGTTGGAGTTCCCAGAGAAGGCACTGAAGGCAAAGGGCCTACGAACCATGGAGGAGGCCGGAGGTCTCTTCGACCCACGTAAGACCGGCGGCCTAAGTGGTCAGTTCTGGACACACATGGAGCTCGAGGAGAGGATCCCCAATCCCATCTTCGAAACGGCTATTCAGTCTCTACTCGGCATGAAGAAGAAAGAGTTCGAGCATATGGTTTCCGCCAGTGGTGGAGACGGAAAGCGCTCTGGCTTCGAGATCCTAGCAGAGCAGCTGCGAGTCATTGACGTTCCCTCTGAGCTGAAGAAGACGGAAGAGTCTCTTCCCAAGCTCAAGGGTCCGCAGCTAGCCAAGGCGTACAGAAAGGTACGGTATCTCCGCGCGCTGAAGAGCAACAACGTCTCTCCTGTGGACGCGTACACCAACAAGGTGCTGCCGGTAGTTCCGCCATCGGTGCGCAGAGTAAGCATCGGCTTGGATGGGAGTCAGATCTTCGATAGCCTCAACGGGCTGTACAGGTCCGTAGGTCAGATCAATGGACAGCTAAAGAATGCTGACCCATCTACCCCATATAGTGAGATGCAGGCCCAGCGAGCTCACCTGTACGATGCTGTTAGGGCTCTTCGCATGACCGGCATGGATATGGGCGAGGGTACCAAGTCGCGACACCACTTCGGCCTGATGGAGAAGATGAAGGGCCAGGCGCCCAAGCATTCTTTCTTCCAGGACGGAGTACTGAAGCGTCGGCAGGACCTGTCAGGTAGGTCAACCATCATTCCCGAGCCCGACATGGGACTGGATGAGGTGGGCATTCCTCTGCCAATGGCCTTGGAGCTGTATCGTCCCTTCGTACGTAGAGAGCTCTTCCTCAACCGAGGCTACGCGCCCAACCAAACTGGGCAGCTCGTTGATAAGAAGGACCCTGCAGCTATTGAGGCGCTCCACAGAGTCATCAATGAGCGTCCGGTTCTGCTGAAGAGAGACCCAGTACTCCACAAGTTCGGAGTCATGGCCTTCAAGCCGAAGATCATCTCCGGTAAGGCCATCGCCATTCACCCGCTGGTGACTGGCGGGTTCAACGCTGACTTCGATGGGGATGCCATGAGCATCTTCGTTCCGGTCTCTCAGGAAGCCGTTGATGAGGCCAAGACTAAGCTACTGCCGTCCAAGAACCTGTTCTCCCCTACCCACGGCGGCATCATGCCGGTGCCGGGTCAGGGGTCTCTACTTGGGCTGTACCAGGCTACCAAGTGGGGAACAGTCACTGCTGTCCCTACTGGCATCACTCCAACGAAGGCTATCTCGATGCTCCGAGGAGGGAAGCTCAAGCCCTCTGACGTCATCACCATTGGCGGAAAGACGACTACTCCCGGACGACTACTCCTGGATTCGGAGCTCCCCAAGGACATGCGAGGGAACAAGACTCTTCTGTACGACCAGACCTTCCGTCTGGACAAGAGAGGACTGAAGAGACTGCTGACCGAGGTCGGAAAGAAGCATCCTAAGAGCTTCCCAAGGGTAGTGGATGCATGGAAGGACCACGGCAACACGCTCGCCTACATGAACGGCAGCTCCATCACGCTGAACGACATCCATGACGGCAAGGAGATTAGGGACCAGGTCCTAAAGAAGTACAAGCTCGAAGAGGACTCCATCCGGTCCAGTACATTGGACCGGAAAACCAAAGACAAGAAGGTAGTGGCCCTGTATAGCAAGGCTATGGGTGAGCTGGAGACAGTAGGCAACGTTGCGTATACTCGTAGAGGGGACAACAACCTTCATGAGTGGGCCGCATCCGGAGCTCGTGGAGGCTGGTCCCAGTTCAGTCAGCTAGTCATGGGGCCAATGCTGGTTCAGGATTCCAAGGGTAAGCCTGTTCCTGTTCCCATCACCAAGTCCTTCGGCGAGGGACTATCCGTTCCTGAGTACTGGGCCTCTCTACACGGTGCCAGAAAGGGGACCCTCGATAGGGCTACTGAGACTGAGAAGCCTGGCTCGCTGACCAAGGACATTATCAACACCGTCATCAATCACCACGTCACTGCGGATGACTGCGGTACCGATAAGGGCGCCGCCATGAACCCCATGGACGCGGATTGTACGGACAGGTACTTGGCCAAGGATGTGAAGCTCAAGGGTGGAGACATCATCGCGGCCCGAACCTTGCTGACTCCTCCGTCTCTTACCCGGATTCGGAACTCCAACATCCAGAAGATCGTAGTGCGGTCTCCTCTTCACTGCCGTCAGGCCTCCGGTATCTGCGCAAAGTGCTACGGACTCAACGAGAACGGTAAGCTCTACTCGGTAGGCACCAACGTTGGTGTCATCTCAGGGAACGCCTTGGGAGAGCCTGTCACTCAGCTCACCATGAAGACCTTCCACACCGGAGGTACCGTCACTGGGGGCGGTGAGGATGGCGATGTAATCGATAAGTTCAAGAGGGTTCAGCAGCTTTTCTTCGTACCAAAGAAGCTTCCAGGAGCCGCAACGTTGGCCACAAAGAGCGGTACCATCACTAAGGTGGTGGCCAACAGGTCACTTGGCGGCATGGATGTCTATATCGACGCTAAGCGTCACTATGTTCCTGCTGGCCTGACGCTACTGCCTAGCGTCTCCAAGGGACTGACAGTCAAGAGAGGAGATCCCCTGTCTTCTGGTCCAATCAATCCCCATTCTCTGCTGAAAGAGACCGGGAACGTCAACGCGGTACGCGCGTACATGACCGATGAACTACAGAAGACCTACCCTTCCGGGATTAGAAGGCGTAATATTGAGACCGTCGTTCAGGCAATGACCAACCTGACACAGATTGAGGCGGCAACTGACCACCCAGAATACGATAGAGGCCAGATGCTTCCGCTGTCTCAAGTAGAGGCGGCCAACAGACAGGCAAAGATGACTGGAGCCACTCCGATTCTACACAAGCCTATGCTCAAGCCAATGACAGAGATGCCGTTGGCGGGGCAGGAAGACTGGTTGGCCCGTCTTAACTACCGTCGCCTAGAGAACACGTATACTGAGGGGGCCGCCCAAGGCTGGTCCTCAGACATCCATGGGCACCCAATCGCTGGCCTCGCTCACGGCGCCGAGTTTGGGACGAAGCCATTTAAGGAGATCAAGTCATGAAGGCAGAGAAAGTAGCCTCCGCATACGCCATTGCGCTCCGAGTCAGATCTGAGCTCGACTTCGAGAAGGCAGCGTCGTACCGCGCCAACGGACTCTCCGCCTATCAGGCGCTCTTCACTTCGATGGAGAAGGGCGCTAGCCTAGAGAAGGCGGCCATGGGGGGCATGGGCATCGGTATGGGAGGGCAGGACTGGGTAGAGCGCTTCATGGATACACCCTTCTACCAGGACGCCCTGGCGTTCGAAGCGCAGCAGGCAGAGCAGGGCGTTCAGCGTGCTCAGCGACGCGCAGAAGATCGGCAGGCCTGGGCCGAAGAGTCCCATATGGACGTCCAGCGTGCTCAGCTCGAGTCCCAGCTTGCTGGGTGGAAGCTGCAGGAAGCACAGCAGCAGGCCGCAGAGCCCGTGCCTGTAGCGTCCGGCGGTCCTCCTCCTCCAGGAGCCGAAGGTGAGCTACCTCCCGTAGAGCCCCCGGCCCCAGAAATGAACGCTCCTGCTCCTGCTGCAGCTATGCAGCAGGCACCTCCCGAAGCAGGTCCTCCTGCAGGAGGGCCACCCAAGATGGCCGGAGTCCTCGGTATTTTGGACAAAGAGCGGGAGAAGAAGGCTAAGAAGGCTAAAGGTAAAGACGGTAAGCTCAGCGAGTTCCTGAACTCCAGGAAGTAAATGCGTCGATTTGGATCAAGAGGTTCCGCACGTCGGAACCTTACTCCTGCGTCCGTGACGGAGGCCCAGATTCTGGATGTCAATCCGGACGCCTGGACTATGACGTTACGGACTGTAGCTAACGATGAGATCTTTACCCACGTTCCCATCGTCTCGACATACCTGCATCATTTCGCCGGTGAGGGCATTCATTACATGCCTGAGGCCGGCACTATGTGCTGGATATGTAAGCCTAGTGAGGGCGATACCAAGCCCTTCATCGTGGCCTTCAGGCCTCCCGCTGACGAGAAAGGAACCTTCAGAGCCAACAGACCTGTTCTGAACCCAGGGGACGTCCACATCTCTACTAGAGACGGCAACGCTATCAAGATTCGTAGAGGCGGCGTCATCGAGATTGAGGCTAGCCCCCTGGCTAGGACCTTCTGGCTTCCAGTGGCGAACAAGATCATGTCCTTTGCGGCCAACCACGAGATTGTAACTCTTGGTGGGTCACAGAAGTGGAGGACCGCTCGTCCAGAAGAAGACGAGGACGGGAATCACGCCACCAAGTACACGCTCAAGGCCAAAGAGTTCTCCGAGCACAAGCAGCAGGTGGTTCAGCTGGACGCCGGCGGGCAAATAGATGGTGGAGTCTTCAAGCTCCAAGTCTTTGCCGATGGAAACATTGGCAGCGAAGACGCCCTAGATGCTCAGTTCTCTGCGACTATCGATAAAGAAGGTAAGGTCGCCATAGAAGCTGACGATGTGGACATCCACCTACATGAAGGAAAGACTGTCAGAATCTTCGACTCAGATGGCTCTGCGACAGAGGGAGTTGTCCTCGGGAAGACTTTTCTCACCGACCTTCTGACGTTCTTTACGGGTCTTCAGACTATACTTGGTACGATAGGGCTCACTGTTCCGGGCCTCTCCGATATGATCACGAAAACTACCACTACTCTCGGTGTCGAGGGTGCCCCCTACCTCTCTACCAGAACGAAGACAGAATAGATGCCGATGTCCGCTACGATATGCAGTCCCTTGGCCGTAGAACAGGTCAAGCTCAAGCTCCGTGAGAAGAATCCGGAGCTAGCTACGCTGATTGACTCGGACAACGTCGACTTTGACTACTTGGTAGAGGCCATCGTAGAAGGCGTGGTAGAACAACTCATACTGCACATCGTTTCGTTCGGAGTACCCACAGTAGGCGGTACTCCGGGAACTATTCTATAGAGGAATCCATGTTCCACACAGCCACCAATGAGTCCCTCTTCGTAGAGCCCGTGGATACCGACAACCTGTTGGAGAAGCAAGCAGACTCTATCGCCAGGATGCCTGACGATGAAGAGAAGTGGCCTGCCCACGCTCTCTCGGAAGTCCACAAGCAGATGCCATATCTGAGCGACTTCGATGTGGACATCAATCTCGATAGGGTTGAGCCCGAATCAGGCTACGCGCTGGGCTCTGCGTCTCTGCGGAACAAGACTCGTGCGGACGTCCCTCCTGGGGATACCAAGCCCACGAACCTCATCAGGATCCCACTCATCATCAAGGACCGGCACCTGCAGCCGTTCCATGTCTTCGAGCTTGGGGGTAGCACATATCCGCTCAACCAAGAGCGCGTGCGCCAGGCAATGCTGGACCCCGAAGTCTTCGAGGCCCAGCCCACTAAGCTTCCAGGAAGCAGCTCTCTCACTGACCAGCTTTTCCCTCCATACCAGCAGCGTCAGGGCTTCGGCCGCGTGTCCGAGCCTTCTGCCATGGGCATCAGCAAGATCTCCTCGTCTCCTGAGAAGATCGCTAACATCTTCCTCAACTTCTCCATGGGGAACATGATTCCGGCGATGACTATTCTCGACAAGATCGAGGGTATGAAGCTGCGACCAGGTGTAGTCCCGCAGAACCTGGTCTTCCACAAGATCCAAGGCACCAGCTACGTAGTCGGCTTCCCCAAGACCTTCGCCAAGAAGCTCTACGGCGTACAGGATCAGGCTCAACTTCGTAAGCTGCTGTCGACTCCTATGTACGACGAGGCCATGACGGCTCGCTCAGGTCGTCCTAGCCCCGGTAAGTTCGTTCTCCTGGAGAAGAAGGGCGACAAGTATATCTACCAGAAGCCCAAGATGACCCCATCTCTGATGAACAAGGGACAGGGCGGCGGAGATGCTGTCCGTGAGTCCACCATGAAGATGGGCGGAGCCCGAGGCGCGGCCTTGGGTGCGGCGCTAGGACAGCTTCCGGGCCACATCTTGGAGACTCAGCAGCTCTATGGACCTGGAAACGTCGAAGGCCTTCGGGATGTCGGTGCCTTTGCGCAACCTGTAGGAGCCGCCATCGGTGCAGCCCTAGGTGCCGACTCGGGACACAGGCTGAGCTCTGCCGCTGGCGCCACTATTGGTGGCGGTCTGGGAGCTCTTGGAGGAGCTCTTGGAGGAGCGGTTCCAAGTGTCCTGGCCAACCCGGAACAGGAGGGATGGGACAATCCGATTCCTACGAAACTTACCCACGGAGGAGCTCTAGGCGGCTCCCTGCTCGGTGCAAGCCTAGGCGCCAGCCTCGCCCACGGGAAGCCTCAGCTTCCTCCAGTAGAGAAAGCAGCATCTGTACGGATGCGTGACTTCCTGAAGCTCGGCTTCGACGGCGCCTTCAACAACGTAGGCTATCAGGAAGGAGTAGCTCCTGGTGGAGACGACCTCGGTGATCCGCAAGGCGACATGCCGCAGCAGAACCCACAGGATCAAGCGCCCCCACAGGTGGGTCCTGAGGCACAGCAACGGCCTCCAGTCCCAGGACAGGACCCAGCCATGCAGCAGGCTGCTGCAGCTCCCCAGCATCCTCCTGCTGAGCCTGCGCAACAGATGGATGAGGAGCAGGCAGCTTACCAAGAGAAGATGCAGGCAGTAAGTGACGCTCTTCAGACCCATCCTCAGGCAGCAGGACTTATTGAACTGCAGGCGCAGCTGATGTCGACCACTGACCCAGAGCAGGGCCAGAAGATGCTGATGACCCATCCTATTGTGAAGGGTCTCGAGCAGGCGTACGGCGTCAAGTTCACCCACGTCGGCCCAGATGAGTCTGGCCAGTCTCTCACCTTCGACATCGAGAAGCCGTGGGAGAAGCGTGAGCAGGAAGGGCTCAAAGAGCAGCTCCAGCAGTCCCAGCAGGGTGGTGCCCCACAGCCAGGCAGTGAAGAGCCTAAGATGGCGAGCTTGCGGGATTTTTTCTCAAGGGCTGACCGAGGCGTCCCACAGGGCACGCACGCACGCTATACGCCCGGTCTCCTTGGCGAGGCTCAAGGAAAGAAGGGCAAGGTTTGGAAGCTGGGCAAGAAAGAGCCTGTCAAAGCAGAAGAGCCTAAGGCTGAGCCCAAGAAGGAAGAGCCCAAAGAGGCCAACGTGGCCGCAGCTCTTGCTCCTATCGCCAAAGCCATAGGTGGTCGTGCTCTCGGTGGGGCAGTAATTGGTGGAGGCCTCGGGGCCGCTACTGGGGCCGCTACTGCAGGTGAGGGCAACAGATTGAAGGGCGCACTGAAGGGTGGAGTAGTAGGTGGAGCGGCTGGTGGAGCTGTAGGCGCGGGCAGCGGTGCCTACAAAGGTATCGGGCAACATATGGCCGGCGGCAGTATCTGGGATTCCGTAAAAGGGAACAACTAACCTTTCCAGTGGCTTGACCGGTAAAGGTAGCCTAGCTGGCGATATGCTTGGGAGAACGAAATGAGCTTGTGTGAAAAGATTGCTGGGACCGTTAACCGCGATGACTTCGCTAGGTTTGACGATGTCTTTGAGGATCGGAATTTCCGACCTCTCCTCCACAATAACGAGGCGGTTTGGGGCTGCTTGAATAAGCTGGCCTCCAAGCCTATCTTGACGGGGAAGGAGCTACTCAAGGTGGCGATGGGCTCAGCACCTACACGTACAGACGTTGTACAGATCCGTCCACACGGCTACGGCTATCGAGTCAAGGTCTCTGCTGCTCCTGACATGGTCGCTCCCCAAGAGACCGACATGAGCCAGCAGCAGGCTCAGCAGACCATGCCACAGGAGGCCCTTGATGCGGCCGATCATCAGGGTGTGGCCACAATGACTGGCGTCGACGCCCAGCCTGACCCTCTGGTAGAGAAGTCGCAGCCCATTACCGGCTTTGGTGTCTACAAGGTCTACCAAGCCGACACAGGTAAGCAGATTCTTGGCTATGTCATTCCTGGACTGTTCGACCCCACTACGGGCGCGGCCAGCCAGATGACCCTGTTCACCAACGGTGGGCAGTACGCTATGATTCCAGGTCAGGTCTCCGGTGTGCTAGCAGGAATCAACTTCAACCTGCCTGAGAGTAACAACGTCAGGGGCATGGGTATCTTCTGGAAGACCAACGGTAAGGCGCTTCTAGCTACGGTTCCCTACACCATCGTCTCTCAGATCACTACACCGGCCGGCGAGTACTTCGCGGCGCAGGACATGAACGGTCAGGAGATTCAGGTACGCCTCTCCCCAGGCCTGGTCCGTCCCATCGCTTCCCGACCAGGTGAGGTCATCATCCCCGATGACTTTAGCTTCCTACCTCTCGACAACCCCATTGAGATTGAGCAGGGCGACCCCATGGGCGGAGAGAAGGCAGCTTCCCTTCCCACCATGATGGAGATCCGTGCCTGGTCCACCGGCTGCCGGCTGGACGGCCCCGTGCTGGAGAAGGTCGGTTCCGGTGAACACTCTCTGTCCGATGGTCTCTTCTGGATGGCAGCCACAGGTATCCCACAGAATCTCGGCATGGCTCTGCTAGAGAAGGCTGCTGCCGCCAATGAAGCTATCCGTGTCTACGGACTGCAGCCCCTCTCCACCATCGACGATGCTGTCGCCGAAGCCAGAGAGGACGCCAAAGAGGCGATGGTCAACAGCCAGTGCCCACAGAGAGTCAACCTCCTTAGGGAGATGGCTATCATCACTAGCGACAAGATGGCTTCGGCCATGGTCGATGTGAGTTCCGTGGATTCTGTGTTGGCCCTCAACTTCCTGAACCCAGAGAACCTCGAGTCCTTCGTAGACGAGATTCCCGCTCTGGAAGAGGCTGCGTCCAAGATTGCTGAGTTGGTCCTGGCGTCACAGATTGGTCTCCAGTCCGTGTCCAAGACCGCAGCAGTTAGTGCTATGAAGGGACTGGAGCAGGTCATTCAGGGCCTCAAGGCGCTGAAGAACTACGAGGTCTAGCATGGAATATACTCTGGCCAAAGTGGCCGACGCGTATAAGCGTGCTGGCGGTGGGTCAGATGGCGCCGGCGGTATCGGTGAGGGTCAGACCGACCCAGTTACTGAGCTCGGTGACGCTGCGGCCCGTGGCATCGGCCAAGAGGGCAAAGAGAAGCAGCATGCCTTGGGTGAAGCTCTCCATGAGCGGCACGGCCTCAAGAAACGCGAAAAGCCTACGCTAATCGATGCATTCAAGAAGGTGTGGGAACAGCCAGACGAAGAAAAGAACGAGAAAGGCAACAAGAACATGCCCGTCGGCGGAGGAGAAGACCGCTAAGTGAGCCAGCATCCCGCCAGATTCTTCATCAAGTATCTGCTAGTCACGCAGGACAGGATCGGTTTAGCCAACATCAACAGTACTCTCCGTCTCTATGGGCTCTGCTCTACAGATGCGGAGCTACTGACTGAGCTGAGGGGCGAGGTCGACGAGGTCCCAGACGACTTCAGGCCTTGGTCCAAGTCCCATACTCCTAGTTCTAGATGGCTAAGAAAGCATCGGGTATTTGGTCTGGTCCACGCAGACGACTCGGTGAAGGGGATGAAGGAGAGGATCCTAGAGGACCCTCGTCTTCGTGCCGACATCGATACGCTGCTCTTAGGTAATGTCTCCTGTAGGGAGGCCGCCTATCGCCTACAGAAGATGCGCTGTCCGGTAGATGAAGCAGAAGTAGCTGCGTACATGCATTACTTCTGGAATACCGAGCTGATGGGGCTCTCTGACTGGACTACCTACTTCGCAGAGGACGCTAAGACGCTGAAGGGGTCCGGCAGAACTACATCTGACCATCGGATGTTGGCTGCTCTGAGCGCTGGACCGGACGTAGCGCTACACAAGGTGGGAGTACGCAAGGAGATCGACACCAAGATCATCTTGGACAAGATCCAACGGGAGCTCTACCATTCCTTTCTAGAAGTCAGCGCCCTACCTATCAGCTCCAAGAAGGTAGAGATGATGCTCGGCCTTACAGCAGGGCTATTGAAGGTGGACGAGCGCCTAGCTGCTGGAGATGCCGCACTACATGAGGTACTCAAGCGCTTCGAGAAGTTCCGCGTACTGAACGATCAAACTATGGTCCCTTCGTTAGTGGACCTTGCGCCCACAGGAACAGTGAGTGATAGAGATCGTGCGGACATTCTCGCTATGAAGGAGTCTTGATGAGCATCCCGCAGGATCAGGTTCAAACTGTAGACGGTAGTGTATCCCCTCGCCCAGACTGGGCATACGATGAGCGCTTGGTGATGTCCAAGGCTGACGTAGAGAAGTTCGGGAACACCGACCTAGCGGGCTGGCCAAGACTGGAGTTCGAGCCGGAGCACTTCAAGGGTGCCGCCGTTATCCTCCGTCCCCCTGGCGACATCATCTACCAGTTCTTCGGAGTCTCTCTCCCAAAGGGGCACGAGTTTCAAGAGCTTCTGGCAGAGGCAGTGGACTCTCACTTCGGCAGCACGGATGACTTCCGTGTAGACTACGTCGAAGAAGTTGGCGCCTGGGGCCTTCTAGCCAAGGCCGTGAGAGACCGACCGTTGTACAATGAGGACCACTACATCCTCCAATTCCTCCGTCTGGTCGACGCGGCCATAGAAGGGGTAAAGAATGCCAGTTAGAGTTCGTACCTTCCCTACAGCCAGAGAAGCCGCCTCCTTCATGAACCAGAAGGGGCTGGCCCTGGATGAGATCGAGGGGCTGCATCCCAACGGCTCAAACCACATTATGGTCTTCTACGAAGAGGATGATGCGGTCATTACCGACACGACTAGAGGTATGGCTGGAGTTTCCTACGGGGTCTCTACCAACATTCCTACGCCTGCTGGGTTCTACATTCCTCTGGGTGATGGTCGTACTACGATAGCTGGCGAGAACATCGGGCCTGTAGCTGCCGACGGCACAGCGACCGGTGTTCTGGCTCAGACAGAGACCATCCCCGGCACTGTAGAGATCACAGATGCTGGTGGTGCCGGAGAAGATCTGGTCGATGATGGCTACGGCTTCTTGGTATTGAAGGCCCGTCCAGACCAGAAGCGCGGAACTATCGTCTACTCGACGAGTACGTTCACCGTACAGTTCCACAGAGACGAGCGGCCCACAGGTAACATGCTCTGTGACTATGACTGGTCCCTGTTCCCTGACATTACCGATGTGCCCACCAAGGCCCGACTCTCTCTTATCTTGCTCCGCTGTGTGTCTGGAGCGGCCGTCACGGTAGTAGATTGGGAGCTCCATGAGACCAGTGCGGGCGGTACTCCTCCCCTCCACTTGGGAAGCGCCGTTCCTATCGTTGCGGGAGAGACTGTCCGTATCGAGCTGGACCTGGTGAGCATCATTATGGACCGTACAGTACGGAATGCTCGTTGGCTGTACGTGGTCCCTGACCACGCAACCAACCAGTTTGACTGCTACCTGTACTGGGAAGCCCTAGACAGAGCAGACTAGTCACCAGCCGCTGGGCTTTCTGACCCCGCCTCTCTTCTTGAGTGCGGTCTTACATGGCAGGGATCTATGGGCCTCGGTGAGGCCCAGTCTTTCCAGTGCCTCCATGTGTTCTCTGGTTCCGTACCCAGAGTTCCTCTCCCAGCCGTAACCTGGGTACTCCAGCGCCAATTTATTCATGATGTCATCACGAATCTGCTTGGCAACTATGGACGCAGCGGCGACGACGAAGTAATCGTTGTCCGCCTTTGGCACAATCTTCTGCGGGTATGCGTACCCGGAGATGCCTTTGTTGCCGTCGACGATGGTGAGGTTGGGCACTAAGCCTGCATCTCTCGTTGCGTCCCTAGCCGCTCTCCGCATCGCCAGACTGAGAGCCTCGGAATACCCTTGCTCATCGATGTCGCCAACGGACACAAGTCCGACGCCGATTGCGCCCGTCGCCTGCGCGAGCTCTACGATCTGTTCTTCGAGGGCTCGGCGGGAGTTCCTAGTCATCTTCTTGGAGTCCTTGACCCCAGTGATGGGCCACCATCTCCGAAGAGCTGTAGTAAGCGATCTACTAGGTGGGACGTTTGCCTCGAGAGTAATAGCCACGGCCACCAGGGGTCCTGCTAGGGCCCCCAAGCCTACCTCGTCTACGCCTGTAATCAGCAACATGATCCTCGTTATAGGGATTGAAGTCCATCTCTGGACCGAGTCCTCTAAGGTAAATAGTTGCCCAGAAATCGATGCCTTTCCATTCTGATTTCTTGTAGGCACTATCGTTTATGTCGGCCCACTGGATAAGAAGAGCTCGCACGAATGGCAGCTCTTTCCCCATGAAGGGACGGTGTAGTTGAAGGTGGAGGACCCGCTTCAGCGGGTCCCCCGTCTCCAGCAACTCCCAGCCGTAGACGTCACCATCGAGAGCCCGATTTACGGACTCCGCGAAGGATTTCGCCCACTTTAAGGCTGGTGTTTCCATGTACTCACACTCTAGCGGGCAGCGAACTTTTGTGCCAGATCTTCGAGAGAATCCGGCGAGGCAGCTACCACGGGGCGATTCTTGGGTACCTCTACCTTGTAGAATCCCATGCGTGGCTGCAAAAGTACGTTATCTCCTAGAGAGAACAGGTGAGTCATATCTGCTACTTCGCTGAAGATGGCCTCATGAACGTTGGCCTCTTTCGGAAGGAGCTTTTCCCCTGGTGGTCGAATTCTGGCGTGGACTACTCTAGGCCCCTTGACCCCTTGAATCCTCACCCCGATGAGTGGCACTATCTGGGGCCCGAATACGGCTACTGGATTCCTGTAGTTTCCTACTGTCTCCCTAGGAATATACAGGGCACAGAATCCGCACACGAACCCAGGTTTGTCCTTTTCGTGCCGTCCTGGGGTCCAAATACGGTCCTTCCGCAGCTTGAGTGGATCATTTCTGTGCTCCATTGGCTCCCCGCAGCAGGGAACCCCCTTCCGGGATCTTCTGCCGTCCTCGAAGTCGATCTTGGTCGGCCTCGGTGCTACCAGTTTCTCCAAGGTCTTGTCGCAGTCGCGACAGTGGAGGAGCGGTATCTCCACGCGTGCCGTTGCCCCCGGCGGGCTCTGGTCTAACGAGTCCTCCAGTGCGTCGAAGGCGGCTTCTCCCGGATCCAAGAGATGCCCCAGGACAGATCCGGTGATCAGTCCCCAAGTTCCCTCCACGAATCCCTGAAAGTGAGCCTCCAGCAGCTCCTTTTCGGGATAACTAACCACTTCTCCACTGCTCGTTCTGTCTGTCTTCTCCGGAATGTGCTTGAGCACAAAGCCGGTAATCGTCAGTTCCAGCATGACACCTCCCTATTTTAGCGTAAAATTGAGGTTCAGTCTTTCGACCATCCTTCTTATGTCGGAGAAATCATGTCTGTTGTTTCGAAAGAGTGGCACGGAGAGACCATCAGTAGATGGGTCACTCCTGGCTACGTATACGAAGATTACGACGAACAATGGGACTATGAGGACCCCGCACCAGAGATTGAGGACTGGGAAAGAGAGGCCGCATTAGAAGAAGTAGCGGACAAAATCAACATGACGTGTTCTCAGTTCGTAGAGAACACCATCAAGGTGCCCAACGCAGACACGCGCACCATGGAGTACTTCTCCTACGCAGAGCGCGGCTATTTGAGGCGGGTCTACGACACCTCGTCGCGAAGAACTCTGCTCATGTGTGGCCGTCAGGTCGAGAAGAGTACGTCCCTAGGGAACAGAGCTCTAGCCGTCTCGTGCCTGATCCCTCACTTCAAGGTGCTGTATGTCTCTCCCTCCAGTACGCAGACCAAGGAGTTCTCGAAGACACGGCTAAAGGAGGTCTCTGAGACGTCCCCGGACATCAAGGTGTGGTTCCCTTCCCACCTCACGGACAACGTCTTCGAAAAGAAGGCAATCAACAGAAGCCAGATTACTCTGCGCTACGCATTCCTCAATGCTGACCGTTGTCGAGGCCTGAGCTCCGACCTGATCTGTCTAGACGAGTTCCAGGACATCCTCCTGGACAACATTCCCGTTATCGAAGAGTCCGCCTCTCACTCTCCCTTCAAATGGTTTACCTATTCCGGTACTCCAAAGTCGCTGGACAACCCCATTGAGGTGTTCTGGCAGACTCGGTCCACGCAGAATGAGTGGGCAGTTCCTTGTGAGCGTCACGGCCACCCCAAGCAGCCCGGTACGTGGCACTGGAACATCCTCAGTGAGAAAAACATCGGTATTCAGGGCCTCATCTGCGATAAGTGCGGAAAGAGGATTTACCCCGACCACCCGATGTCTCAGTGGGTGCGTACAGCTACTCCTGACCCCAAGTTCGAAACCTTCGAAGGGTTCAGAATTCCTCAGCTTATGGTCCCCTGGATTGAGTGGACCAACATCCTCACGAAGTACAACGACTACTCCAGAGCTCGGTTCTTCAACGAGGTTCTGGGCCAGTCATTCGATTCCGGCCAGAGACCACTGACTCAGAAGGACGTCCAGGACAACTGCGACGTGAACTTCAAGATTTCGCCTGAATTCATCAAGGAGCTACAGGCGACCAGAATGTCCGGCAACAAGATCTATGCTGGCATCGACTGGGGACAGGACTCCAGCAATTCCTATACGGTCCTTTCTCTCGGCACCTACATTGAGGGACGGTTCACGATCTTCTTCATCCATAAGTTCATTGGCGCTGAGTCCGGGGCCAAAGAGCAGATGATCAAAATTAAGAAGATCATCAATGGCTTCGGAGTAGATAGAATCGGCGTTGACTACGGTGGAGGCTTCTGGCCAAACGATGAGCTCCTGCGCGCCTACGGCTCTAGTCGTGTCTTTAGGTACCAGTATTCGTCTCCGAAGCACCACCTGCAATGGGACACCAAGCTAGGCAGATACCTCGTCCATCGCTCAGAAGTAATGAGTGCGGTCTTCAACTCGATTAAGCGTCGTACCGTATTCAGGTTCCCCATGTGGACCGACTTCCAGCCCTTCGCCAAGGATATGTTGGCTATCTTCTCTGAGTACAATGAGCGCACCAGAATGACTGAGTATAAGAAGTCGCCGAACACCACGGATGACTCCTTCCACTCCATCCTGTTCTGCTTCCTTGCCTCGATGATTGACTATCCCCGTCCAGAGATCCTGGTCCCCAGTGTCCAGACAGACATGGAGATAAATAGACGACACAGCTAAAAGGGGATTCTCCGAGGACCGCCCAATGGCGGCGGTCCTCGGAGATGCTGTCTGGAAGTTCTAGGCCTCGGCAGCCACGACTTTCGGCTTGGCTGCCGAGGCCTTGGCGGCGGCGCTGTCCTTGGCGATGCCCTTGTTGATCGCTGCCTCGAGCACGGGCTCGAGCACGATTTCACGCTCGGCGGCGCTGTCCACGAACGCCTGCTGGGCAGCGGCGCCCTTGCTGGCCCAGCGCCGGTGGGCGCGGGCCTGCAGGTTCGTGCTGCGGACTGCATCCGCCTTCGGCGTCACCGCCAAGATGCGGAAGCCGATGCCGGTGATGGCGCCGATGGCGCCGCTGGTGATGACCGCCCAGAGGGGGATCGTGCGCCCAGCGAGCCGGGCGATACCGAAGCTGGTGCCGATTGCGGCGCCGGCGCCAGTGGCGGGGGCGACGAGTTCAGCCGCCACGACTTGCATGGGTCGCAAGACCCAGAGAGCGAGGAGGGTACGGATGGTGAGCATAGTAGACAGTCTCCCTAGGGGGTGAATGCATCTAGAGAAAGAGGTTCATCAACTCTGGATACATAGATCTTATGCAGGAAACTGCAGGTTTTTTATCCATTTATGGGGCTATTTGGACGCCCCTCAGAGAGGGGGTCCATGGCCAAAGGCCTAGTTGTGCATGGTCGGCCGAGGCGGCCGAAGTCTGCGACTCTTCGGCTTCGGCGCGGGCTCGTCGGCTTGTTCCACCTCGGCAGCGGCCGTCTCGATGGTAACCACACGGCGGCTGATGCGCCCGATGGCCTCGCTGTTGCTCTCTGCGGCGTCCTCGATCCCTTGGACACGGACGGACAACTCCGAGATGGCTCCAATAGCGGTGGCTACGTCCGCCAACTCGCCGGTGAGGCGGGCCACATCCTTACCGAGAGCGGCGACCTTGGCCTTGGCCTTGGCCTTGTCCTTGCTCTGGACTTTGAGCTCCTCGGTCTGGCCGGTGAGCTGGTCCTTGAGTCCCTGGACCTGGACGGCGAGATCGGCACGGGCCTTCTCACTCGCAGCCAGCGCGGCGGTGGTGACGTTGGGCTTCGGCACGGGCTTGCGCGCGGGCTTGGCCTTCGGCTTCGTTGCCTCGACGGCAGCGTCAGAGGCTTGCTCGTGCAGCTCCTGCACGGCTGCCTCGTGGCCGTCTCCGATGGGCTCTGGCGTAGGGACGTCCTTCTTGCTTTCTGGGGTAGGCACAGATCACTCTCTCTGTTGGGGTTCACTATGCTTATGACCTCCTACGGAGAGCCTTTGTAACTGCGTCTTGGATAGAGCCAGGAACTTGGTCTATGGCTAGACGGGTTACTTCTGGGTCCAGAGAGGTGTAGCCCTCGGCGTAGATGACTGCGGAGACCCTGAGACGTCTACGCCCTTCGGCAAGTTGCTTATGTAGTGCTTGCAGTTCCAGAGACTGGGCGTACTCTTTCATGTCCACTACGTGCAAGGTCATCTGCCTACATAGCAGCAGAAAAGGCTTCCATGGTTTCCTATCCTCAGTTGCCTTGGAGATTGTCCGGAAATCGTCTTCATCCATCCTGAAGAAGACCTCTACCCAAGGCTGAATCTCGTCTACGACCCAATCTCCTCTCCCTAGCTGCTGGATACATACTGTATGGAGCTGCTTGGCGTATTCTGGAGCCATACTCAAAGGATTGGACTTAGTGTCCAGTACCCGCAGAACAGTCTCCATTTGCGCCTCTAGCCGACGCATCCGCATCTTCATCTGGAGTACCTCTTTACGGGAGACTAGAGATTGCTTACCCAATTCCTCCTTCTCTCTCCGGAACTCTTCCAGTTCTGTGGCATCCAGCCACTTTCTGTTGTCGCCCTTACGTTTACGGCCGTATAGGAGGCCCTGACTCAGGTAGCCACGGATAGTTCTGGTAGAAACCCCTAGTCTTTTGGCTGCATCTTCTATGGTAAGGTCGTTTTTCAAGGTGATTCTCCTTTGATTCTAGTAAAAGCCTTGCTACCCTTCAGATAGGATAGAGGTAAGTAATGAGCTGGAACAGGTCCATCACAGAGAGTGACCTCAGAAGCATGGCTTCCGAGGCTACCTCCCTACACCTAAACGATGGCATCCCACTCACTGATTCAGTGGTAAAGGTCGCCAGTGATAAGAACAATCTCACGTCTGAGCACCTGCGCAGAGTTTGTGAAATGACCTATCACGATACGTATGAGCGCATGTTCCGAGACGGAGAAGGCAGCGATAGATACGTGAGCTTCGACCCTCCTGATGCTGATGCGGTGATCCAGTCCGTAAATGGTGATGAAGCCAAAACAGCATCCGTTCCTTGGAGAGCTACCGGTATGACTCCTACTCCTTATGCAGAAAAGACCGCCTCAGTTGGTGTCCGCCGCTTTGTTCCAACTAACGCCTTCGACGCGTTGGTAAAGTCTGCTGAGGCTCCCGAGTCCAGCTGGGCTGACCCGACTGGCGAATTACGTAGGCTTCGGAACCACATGAAGGAGGCCATGCTCGAGCTAGACTCGCGGGTAGGTAGAACTACCGCTGCGGTCAAGATTGCCGAGTACGAGCTCTTCTCCCATGCGGACCAGGCCTGTAAGCAGGGCCATCCAGTGGACCGAGTTCTGTCTGTCTGCCTTGGTGGGCTAGAGAAGGAAGGTCACGCTACCTCTCCCTCGGGCCAAGACGTACTTCACACTCTGGCAGAGAACCTACTCCAGAGCGGTTGGTCGCATGAAAAGACTGCTGCTGTTGAAGGAGAGGTGAACACTTCTCACCCCATCGCGGTGACCAGTGTTAAACTGGCGGAGTTGAAGAGCCAGAGAGAGCACCTCGAGCTTTCTCTCGGTTTCATCCGTGAAGACTTCGACCGTGCCAACGAGGAACTCCTTGCCCTGCTCACATGAGACAGAACGTGAGAGAATGGCCCGTCTCAGGAAGGTGGCCAACGTCGCTAAACTGACTGATGCGGTCGCTGGCGCGGCTAAAACTGTCGGCGGCGCCGTAATGAAGAATCCCCTTACTACTGGCGTCGCCCTAGCATTAGGGCCTGCGTCCATAGCTTCCGGGATCGGGCAGACTCTAGGCACCGCCAAGAGAAACTACAACGCTCTCAGGTAATGAACTATGATTTCTGCTGATGTATACCAGGACCAAGCGAAAGGGATTCTGACCGAGGACGATGTTAGTGAGGTGGAGCAGTTCTCCGCCATGCTCAAGTCTGCGGGAGTTCCTCCTCCGATCCCCACTCCAATCGAGGCCGCTCCTCCGGCGGCCTTCCACGGAGGCGAGGCCCAGCAGCAGGGGAACAACGCGCAGACAGCCATGATGACCGGACTGCTGCAAGGAGTTGGAGCGGCTGGAGCTGGCCTCATCGGTCATGGCGCCACTAAGGGTATTCGCGCTGCTGGAGAGAAGCTGACCAGGGGCCGGGACCTGAAGAAGGCCCTCGACGTCTATCCGCACCTCAACGACCAGTACTCTCCTGAAGATGTGAAGCTAGTCTGGAACTCTCTACGACATCTGAATCCTTGGCTGACCAAGGACCCTCTGACTGCTGGGACTCTTCTAGGACAAACTCTTCGCAATAGAGACGTTCAGAACCCATCTGCTGCTCCTCGTATGGACCTAGGTATCGCTAAGGAACTTGTCCGTACCGAGCCCGCTAGGCAGGACCCAATGTCCCAGGCCGTGGTCGGCGGACTCCAGACCGGAGTCTCCGAAGGTGTACGTACTTACGGCAACCTCCAAGCAGGGAAGGCTCAGGCACAGCAGCGCGTTGAAGACCATTTCAACCGTCAAAGCATCTCGGATAGGGACCTTGACCTTAGAGGTCAGCAGCAGATGGAGATGGAGGGCTTCAAGGATCGGCTCGGAGCTTACGGAGATAGAGCCACCCAGGGACAGAAAGACCAGATGGCTATGGAGGCGGAGAAGTCGCGCCTCAAGCGCCAAGGTGTTGAGACAGGGCTCGACGATCCTATGTCCAGAAGCGATACGGACTCCGTTCTTCTCCAAGCAGCTCTACGGGGGGATGCTCCTCTTGTTGAGCCTACTGCCAATGCTGGGGGAGAGGTTACTGGACAGCGTCGAGCCTGGCCGCCCCCTCCAAGAGTTCAAATGCCTCCTCCAGGAGGCAGAGGAACTTCGTAAATGGAAAAGTACTTCACCTGTCCAGGCTCGGTAGCCGGTGGGTTTCCACTCATCCATAGGATTGAGCCGGGAACCCGCTACGGGATGGGTGAAACTAATGGCCTGTGCAAGACCGCTTCCGAAGAGCATCTCCCTGAGGTGATGGAGCTGGTCGAGTCCATCAAAGCCAAGCCCGATAGGCTGTACCTTCTCAACAGTGCCCTCGGTGCAGGTGAGAAGGTTGGCTTCAACCTCCGGGGTGACTGGTTCACAGAAGAGGGACTGACCCACGAGCCTGAGGGCTGGAAAGAAACCCCTGTTTGGGATATCGACGGCCGTAGACAGCTGGCCAACTCTGCCGAGAAAACAGCTAGTGGGGGGAAGTTGGCCTGGGGATATCCCACTTTCTACAACGCACATAAGTTCCGCCATCATGTAAACAAAGACCCAGACAGAGCTTACGGTTTTGTCCTAGGTGCCTTCTGGGACCCCAGAATGCGTCGGGTTATCTTGGTGTCCGAGCTCATCAAGGGAATGTGTGACCGTCTTGGCGCTAGCGATCTATACAGTCGCATCGCTGACGGTGAGTTCCCGGATACATCCATGGGGGCCAAGGTACCCTGTGACCGCTGTGCGATTTGTGGCCACACCGCTAAGACCCCAGCTCAATACTGTAAGCATGTAAAGAAGAACGCCGAGCATCCTTATGGAATGGGAAACCTTCTGGACGATGGCCGTCGGTGTGGCGTCTACAACGACCATCCTCGCTTCTTTGACGATTCTTACGTGTTTATTGGAGCTGAGCGCTCGGCCAAGAACATGACGAACCTTACGGACAAGGTGAAGGGAGAGAAGCCTTACAGCCGCAAGGTCTACAAGTACACCTCCTCCAAGAGCAAGAAGGCATCGGCCGAAGAAGAGCACGGTCTTCCCGAGACCAAGAGGCCTGACCTCAACCTCGAGACGAAACTCAATGAGGTCATCAAACAGCTCCCAGTTACTTCCCCCAGAGAGCGGGCCATCCTCAACTACCTAGTTGAGATGCGCCTAGCAGACAATGCAGTGGCTAAGGGAGTGATGAGTCAGGGAGAACGCACTCTCATGGAGCTCATCAGTAGCCGTAGAATCGAGCGGGAGCATGGAGCACCCAAGCAGTCGATGGAGCATCTAGAGAAGATCCTAGATACCAAATTCAACGCTATCTACGGTGACCACCATAAGCGGGCCTCGGCTAAATGGGCCGAAATGATGAAAGAGATCCCCGCTCCGGCTATTGGGGTGGCCACTGACATAGAGTCCCTGGGTAAGCAGCTTCCTTCTCTGACAGAGGAACAGCTGGATTACATGTCTCAGAACCCTATCGGAACGCTAAAGGCCGCCGCTGCACTGGGAGTAGTGCTGCGTCCGGAAGAGTTCCAGCACGTTGTACTGAAGCAAGCCAACGCCGAACTTCTCCAAGGAATGGAAGATAAGGGCGAGGTCTTTGCACCCGAACGACTGGATCCCGACAAGGATTCAAGTTTTGACTACCGCGACGGCATCACCAAACAGATGGTATCTGGTATGCAGGAGATGCTCGAAGACGTCACAACCAACGGCCTTCCATTCCTCCTAGAGCGGTCATTTTCCCCGCAGGCTTGCCGAATCCGCATGGTGAAGACCATAGATGTGGATGAGAAGCCAAAGTGTGCGGAGGTCAGGACCCCAGCTCTAGATAAGGTCGCTCATCTTTACAACGAATATCGTTGTGGGTTAGTCGCAAACAAGCCAGATTGGAGGGCAATAGATGCGCCCCATTCCGGCGGCGACCTACTATATGAGGAGAAGCTGGCTGTGGCTGCTCACGAGACTTCAGATCTTCTTCTTTGCCTTGCCTATTGGCCGGCCATGCGCGTAGGATAAACACTGACTCGCTGTGGCCGAGGGGCCTGCCTGTCCCTGTAGACGCCCTGACTACAAATCATCCATTCCCCGAGAGACCAAAATGTCCCTGATGGAAACCCTAAGAGAGCAAGGCGTCACTGCTGAAGATCTCGAGAAGGCCGCCTCTGTGCGCCTGTTCGAGAAGGTAGCTGCGTCGGAAAGCGTAGACCTCAACTCCCTCAACGAAGCCCAAGTGAACGAGCTGTACGCTCACTTCACAGAGAACGTCCTTCCCGGTATGGGCGGAGACGAAGCCCCAGCTGCCGCAGCCGAAGAGGCTCCCGCTGCTGATGCAAAGACCGCAGCGTATCAGACAGCTGCTACCACAGTTCTGTTCCTCAAGCAGGCTAGTGACGAAAAGATCGATGTCGCTAAGATGGACCAAAGCGAGCTGGACGGCCTCTACGCTCACTTCACAGAGAACGTTCTCCCTGGCATGCTCCAGGAAGATGCGCCTACTGGCGAGAAGGATGCAGGAATGCGTCCCCCCACCGTCTACCTCTTCGAGAAGATGGCAGCCGCCGAAAAGATCGATTTGGGAGCAATGTCCGATGACGACCTTGGTGGTCTCTACGGTCACTTCCTGAACGACGTTCTTCCTGGAATGCTTCCTTCTGAAGAAGCTGCTGCTCCAGAAGCTGCTGCTCCAGAGAGCAAGACTGCTTCTGCTGAAGACGTAGAAGAGGCCGCAGCCAAGCTGGCCGAAGCCGATATCCTTGGACGTCAGATGGCCGGTAGCTTCATGGCCGAGCTCAACAAGCAGGCCTCCGGCCTTCCTCCCTTCATGAAGAAGGATGAGGACAAGGATGAGGACAAGGACGAGAAGGACAGCAAGGACAAGAAGGAAGACAAGGACGAGAAATGCGCGTCCTCTCCTCTCTTCGAGAAGCTGGCCGACGACCGCGCTGCTGAGATTCTTCAGGCCAATGGCGTAGACGCTGCAGCTGCTCCGGCAGATGAGCCCCAGTTCGACGACCTAGTCACTGCTCGAGCAGTAGAGAAGCTCAAGGGCCTCGGCTACCAGTTTGAGGAGTAGGTGATGGTTAGGAGCAGCCCTCTTTGGTCTGCCTTCTTCGAGGAAACCTCGAAGCTGGCAGCTACGCCTGGAATGGCTGCTCCTGGCTCAGCCGTAGCTACGCCCAACGTAGCTACTACTGGTCAAGGTGGAACGAGCTTTATGGGTACTGGACGGACCGGTTCTGGACCTAACGCCCTGGCGCTTCCCTCCCCTTCTGTGACGACTATCTCTCCTACCCCTTTTCCACGATTCAGACCGTAAGGATCCCAATCATGAGCCGGAATCAATCAATGATCGACGAAGCTCTGGAGCACGCCAAGCAGAGACTAGGCGCCGCCGGCTCCAGGGACTCCGAAAAGACCGCTTCTTCTACCCCGGACTTCGTTAAAGAAGCCACAGAAGTAGCCAATGCTCTAGAGTTCGTAGCCCGTAGCACCGTCGACGACGGTACTCCGCAAGCTCCCCACAACCAGAGCATCCTAGACGACTTCTTCAAGGGCGCCGCAGGCAAGAAGGGGCCCGCAGCTGGGTCCACTGATGCCGGTGGCACTCAGCAGCAGCCTCCAGTAGCCGGTAAGACCAAGATGCCCATTGGCAACACCGGAGCTACCAATCCAGAGAACAGTGAGTCTCCCGAAGGCGTGATGGGCCGCGATAAGTTCAAGCAGGAGCCCCCTGCCGTCAAGAAGCCTCCCCTGGATGGCGGCGGTAAGCAGGCCGGTCTCTCCATGTTCGACATTCTGATGTCGCAGCAAACAGAGAAGGAAGCTGCTGGTGGCGGACCCAAGGAGTTCTCATCTACTGATGCGGCTCCAGGCATTCCAAGCAAGAACGAGAACTCCAATCGTGATGCTCTCCTAGGCAGCAATGAAGCTCCGGTCAGCGCAACCAAGCGCGAAGCCAAGAAGCCCACCCGTGCTCGCCTTGCCGAAGTCTTTGCGCACACCCACGACACCGTTGGTGACGCTACGGCCAAGGCTGTGTGGCCCAATGCCGCTCAGAAGGGCGACATGAAGATCGCCGGTGCCAAGGAAGGATCCCTCTACGAGTTCAGTGAGCTCTTCGACCTCGCCTCAAAGGGTGAGCTTGGTAAGGAAGCTCAGGTCTGGGCCGCGCAAGTAGAGAGTATGTAAGAGATGGCTGCTCCAACCCTTTCAGTTGCCCTACAGCGGGGGAAGAAGACTTTGTTCAAGAAGCCTTCTCCTCAGCAGGGTGAGGTACCTGGAAAGGTTGCGGACATGGCCAATCCGACTACGTCCCAGTTGGACCTGCTGAACACCGTTCCGTCCGCAAGGATGGATCGGTATAAGCAGTACCTTCAGGGACACGCAGAGGCTCCGCCTATCGATGTTGTAGAGAAGGCTAGTCCAATTGCCCAAGCCGGAAGAGGCATAGGCACGGTAGCCGGGTCGGTGATTGGGGCCCCCGTCTCTGCCGTTGCTCGTTTGGGTGGTAGAGAGAGAGCACTCAGCGCGTTTAAGTCCACTCAAGGCCTAGGCGCGGATATAGGTGGTCGTCTTGGTGGGTTCGTAGGAACTGAGGCGCTAAAGGCCCAGGAAGCGAAGAGATCTCTTCGTGCCCAAGAAGCTGAGAGAGCTCTAGGGTCAGACGACCTACAAGCGAATATGGAAAACGCGGTCTGGAGTCAGCAGCTAGGCCAGAACAACACTCGTGGTGCGGCGCAAGACAAGGCTGACCTCGAAAAGGCCCGGATGAGGACCAAGCTTCTCAGCCAGGGGATGAACCTGTATGGTAAGTCTGTAGCCGGCGGTGGCCTACCTTCAGCACCTATAGATTCCGGCCCAGGGATCGGAGAGCAGCTTAAAGACGCATTCAACTCCGTGAGGGGCTCCGTGACTGGAAAAACTGCTGGAATCGGCGAACCTAGTCAAGATCAGTTGGATCTTCTGAATACGCATCCATCCATGCGCGCAGATAAGTACAAGCAGCATCTGCAGGGATACGTAGACCGCCCTCAGATTGACCCGGAGTCAGGGGTTGGAACGGGTAGAGTGACCGGCGGTGTTACCGGTGGGCTACTCGGAGCAGGACTTGGAAGTATTGTTGCTAGCGGCAACCCTTTGGCTGGCGCAGCTGTTGGTGGCGTCGCCGGTGCGGGTCTTGGTGCTTGGGGCGGCGGGTCTCTGGCGCGCAGTAATGCCCAGAGCACCAATGAAGATAACGCCATGTGGTCCGAGCACGCCAAGGAGCTCCTTGGTAACGAGGACCTCACTCCTCACATGGAGAACGCCGTCTGGAGACAACAGCAGCACCAAACCCAGATGCGAGAAGAGCAGGAAGCTGAAGAGCGGCAACGTCGCCAGGAGATGACGGCTAAGCTAGTCGGCCAGGCCATCGATGCCTATAAGGACCGGGGAACCCCACAGCCCGCTCTGCTACAAGAAGCTGCTCCTGCGCAAGAGCCAATGCACGTTGACCCTAGGTCGAGCTTTGGTTCTCCTCCCCCTGATGAACGTGCTCCCAAACTCAAAGAACGAGCACCTAAGCTCAAGGCTAAGGACTCAAATCGCCCACTAGGCGATGAGGACATTCCTTCCTGGGCAGAAGACAAAGACGCGTTCCGCGCCGCACAGAAAGAAGTAGAGGGGTACAAGGCTGCGTCTCTACGTGACTACGCACAACTTTATGAATTTGCATCTACCGGTGAGCTAGGTAAAGAAGCTCAAGCGTATATCACTGGCTTCGCCCAGCTAGTTGATGGTAAGCTTGGCAAACCATATCTCACTAAAGTCGCCGATGAAGCTTCAGTCCAAGAGTCTGCAGAGGATGCGAAAAAGCGTAGGCTTTCTTCGCTTCTGAAGAAGCAGGCACCTTCTGGGACTGTGACAGGATCGGCATCCCCGAACCCACCAATGGGATACCTACAATGACTGTAAAGCTAGGATCGACACAGATCTCTGCAGTAGCTGCTCGGGGTGCCCAGACTATTCGCTCTCTGACAGAGAAGGCAGCTTCTTTGGATTCTGAGAACGACGGTCTGCGTCAGGAACTGGCCGATCTGAGGCGTGATGCTCGCATCAGCAAGATCGCGTCGGAGATGGACGACAAGGGCCTTCAAGCAGACATGACCTTCGAAGAGAAGGTTGCAGCTCTCCGTGAACATGACAATCTCGACCTTGCAGAAGAGGCCGTGAAGTTTGCTTCTTTCGCCGTTCCGCTGGCTACCGTCTCTGAAGATGGGCCTACGGAGAATCAGGGCGGAAGTCTTCATGGCTATCTTGTGACAGGCGGATAGCAATCCGGCCTTGCATACATGCATCATAGGCCATACCATTCAGGAAGTTAAGGAGGCCCACTTACCATGGCCGGAACCTATATCTCAATCCTGCAGCCAGGTTACTCCACTCTGTGGACGCGTGACCTGCTGTACACGCCAGGCACCAATGAAAGTGCCTCCATCAACCCCTTCGATCCCAACGATGATCGACCCCTCGTAGAGGGTGAGTGGCTAGAGCATTCGTCTACGGTACAAAACCGCGTCTCACGCGGCGGCGCCAATGGTGCCGGTGCTGGAGCATGTACTGCTCCAGGTATCAAAGAAAACGAAGGCATGAACCCCTCGTATATGTACTTCATGGAACAGGGACGGTACGACGCGCAAGCAACTAAGCGCGTTCACATGATCTTGGGCCCCTACGGATACGAGTTCCGTACCAAGCTCTGTGACGATACCGTGGCTATTCCGGTGAACACCGCTCTTACCGTCTGGGACTGGGATGGCCCGGCAGGCGCATGGGGCTTGGTACGTCGTGTTCTTGGAGCTCGCGTAGATGCGGCTTCTTGGACCGTTGGTCGCGTTGTTCGTGTCTTTGGCACAAACGACGTTAGCGTCATCTTCATGCCTGGTTCCGGCCACGCGGCCTAAGGAGTACACCATGGATTACACTGCTGAAATGGTCAACTCCGGCTTCCTAGAGAGACTGGACACCGATGGCCCCACTAAGGTGGCCGCCAACACCCTCAACTACATCAAGGACAGGTTGCGTGAAGCGAGCTTCGCCGACATGATCGTCCCCGCTCAACGTGTTGTGCGTGGCGATCTACAGCGTAGTACCGAGCACGACACCATGGTCAAGATCGTGGACATCGAGCCCGGCTCACGCGCCATGAGCTTGAACTTCCGTGGCCAGCCCGAGGCCGTGTACATCACCGGTAAGCGCTATGCGATCACCTTCTGGACCATCTCGTCCATGAAGTTCGAGATCGTCGAGCAGGAGCTGATGGCGTACGAGATGCCTGTGACCAAGATCATTGAGGAGAACAGCCTCAAGGATATGGTTGAGGTAAAGGACCGCGAGTTCCTGTACCACGTCGAGGCCTGCATCGAAGCTATGCAGAGTGAGGGTAATGCTGGCGCCACCGCGTTCAACACCACGAACGTGAACCTCGGTCCCGCGACCGTGGTTGGTGTTTCCAAGCTGAAGGGCGAGCTCGCTCTCCAGCAGGTGACTGACGACTTCGTGTCGTACGCCATCTCCCGTCCTGACATCGTCAAGATCAAGAAGCTGCTCAAGCGTCAGATTCTGGATGCCGCCGGTAACGTCGTGCGCCAGGGACGTCTCAAGCCAGCTCTGATGCTGATGACTGAGTCGGACACCGATGACTTCGACCAGTGGACCCATGAGGACTTTGGTGACAGGCTCCAGTCTGACACCACTACCGACGGGTACACCTACAACAAGGTCCTAGGTCTGCGCATCATCCGCACGATCAAGAACGACATCCTTCGTGAAGGCAACGTCTACATCTTCACCAGCCCTGAGTTCTTCGGTAGGAACTACATCCTCAACGATGTGAAGTTCTATATCGACAAGATCGCTAACCGGATCTTCTGGCAGGCCTGGATGGACATTGGTATGGGCTTCGGAAACATCGCTTCCGTAGTCAAGCTTGAGCTCTACTCTGGCTCCACCATCACTGGTGCTACCGATACCGGCTTTGCGGCTGCCATCCCGGTTGAGGAAGAGGAAATCGGAGCTCAGAACAACAAGGCTGCAGACGGTCTGACCTTCCCCAGCATCACCGTCTACTAGTAGCCGCAAGGCTACCAGAGGCAAAAGCGGCCTCGGTCCCTGTGGGGCCGGGGCCGTTTCGCCATGGAGCTCCGATGAGATACCTACTCAGAAACACCATTCGAGACACGCAGTACAAGACGAAGCGTGCTGCGCACCCAGGAAAGGCGAATAGACGGCCGATTATCGGCGGAAAGCCTCTTCCACCCAGCTCTACCAGAATTCTCCGTCTCCCGCAATTCACCAAGAAGATGCTGGATGAGATCGAGTACCATCAGGAGGTAGGTAACGTCGTCCTGCTCAGCGTAGGAAAGGCGGGACCCTGTGTAGACATCAACGCACTTAGGAAGCGTCTGGGATTCCCGATTCCAGTGACGCCCGGCCCAGTAGTGAAGACCGTCAGTGAGCCCGCTCCTGCAGTCTCCATCTCTGAGCCTGTAGAAGAGATTCAGATTCCAGAAGTAGCCCCGGTAGAAGAGGCACCTCTTCCAGTTCCTGAGCCAGAACCCGAGCCAGAACCCGAGCCCCAGATCGAAGTTCAAGTAGGCGTCGTTACGGCTGTGGTCACCCCCGGAGAAGATGGGGAGTTCGGAACTGAGGACGATGTAGTACAGCTAGGCGGCAGCATCATAGATGAGATCACCGAGCCTGATACTCCTGTAGAGGAAGAAGACGCCAAGCCGGTCTATACTGAGTCTGAGCTCAAGAAGATGAAGAACGACAAGCTCAGAGCAATTCTGTTGATGGAGCACGGAGTGAAGCTCCACGCCAAGAAGGCTGAGCTCGTTTCCACGATCCTCGAACTTCAGGAGGACTAAAGAGCATGGCTCTCGTCCAAGTCCACAACATCTCAGACCGGAATAGCACTAAGTCTCTACCAAAGGCGTTTCGCGTAGGCGGCATCAAAATCCGTCCTGGCAGCGCCGAGCTGGTAGATGACACTAACATCAACTCAAAGGTTCGTAGACTTCACGGCACACACCTGTGGATCGGTGCCCTTCCTCCTGCTCTCCTGAAGACCGCCAAGTCGCTCGTCAGAGAAAAGGAAGCTGCCCTCTCCTTGAAGACAGATCCCATGACCATTCAGGAAGCCAGAGAGTATCTCGGCAGTCTGACGGCCAAGGACATCAGGGTATTGGCAGACGGAATGGTTCCCCCACTGACGTTCAAGCGTGAGCCTCCTGTCCGTCAACTAGTCGCCAGAGTAAGCAGAGCCATGTTCAGTGGTACTCGTATCCTGGACCCGTCTGTTTTCTTCTGGTCTCGTAGATGGACTAAGTCAGGATCCGAATACGTAGAGAAGTAGAATGCTAGGCTTAGGTCCCACTATTGCGGTTCCTACGGCAAGCGCCCGCATGAACGAGCTGATTGCACGCATTCGGCTCTTCACGCGGGACTTCCCCGAACTGAACCGACTCATCAAGGGTGAAGAGTCCAGCGACCGTATGATCGCTTGGGCGATCATCGACACCCTTGATGATTGGAACTCCACCCCTCCATTTCTAAGCATGGCCGCATCCATTTCCAACTTCCCCTCGGAGCACTTGTTGGTCCGAGGGGCAGTCTGCTGTCTCCTAGAGAGTGTCGGTCTTCTTCAGACCCGGAACCACCTTCAGTTCTCTGATGGTGGCCTGTCTGTGTCGATCTCCGACAAGGCTCCGCTCATCATGAACTGGATTCAGCTCTTCAGAACGCAGTACGAGCAGAAGAAGCTCCGCATGAAGACGGCTATCAACATTGAGATGGCCTTCGATGGATCAGGAACCTTCTCAGAGTACTTCGCCGTCAACGGAATCTATATGGGAGCGTTCTAATGCCCAAAGACATCCCGAACACCATCTGGAAGGCTGATGACCCTCTAGAGCGTAAAGTCCATGCTGCCGAGTATTGGTCCGAGCTCACAGGTAGAGATGAGTCCGCTAAGCGTGAAGCTGAGAGAGTTCCCTCTCCGCACGATGACGCTGAGGTGGAGTACGAGGATGGAGGGCACACCTTCGAAGATGAGAAGGATGCCTCTGTCCCTGAGGACCTGAAGGCACCGCTAGTTGGTGGAGCTATTGGGGGCACACTCGGTGCTGCTTCTGGGGCTGCTCTCGGCTACCACAATAGCCGTCCCGGTGCCGACGGTAAGAGCCGCTCCGAGATAGGAAGAGAGCGGAAGCTCAGGGATCATCTCGAAGACAAAGAGCGGGCCGGTAAGGCTCCAGGGCTTCGGGCCAAGTATCACCAGATGATGCTGAACGAGGCCGTCAAGAACAGGAAGTCTCCTCTTCGCGGAGCTCTAGGCACTGCCGTAGGAGTAGGAACTGTAGGAGCACTCAGCGGAGCTGGAGTCGGCGCTGAGTATCAAGGGGCTAAGAGTGATCACGCTTCGGAACTGTAGGGTCGTCTCCTTTAGCAGGGAGTACATGGATATCTTCTGGGAGGTTGAACCTACCAACGAGGATATCCAGGCCTTCGAGTTTTACGTGGAGCGGTCAGAAGCGGAAGCCGGACCTTGGCAGCAGATTGCGGGTCCCCTTATCGACAGGTACTACGTCAGAGACGACAGCGCGCCACAGCTCTACGTCGCTAGAAGGATGTTCTACCGAGTAAAGGTACGGAATACGCTACAGGGTTGGGAGTCTTACTCCGACGTCCTCATTCGTGAGGGAGAACGTGACCTTATCTCTGAAGAGATTGTGCGCGCTGAAGCCGTCCTCTTCAGAGAGTTCGTAGGCCGCAAGTGTTGGATGTTCCCCGTACGCACCTTCGGCCAGAGATGCCCTCAGTGCTACGACAAGGTGATGCAGAAGGCTACTGACGACAGATGCCCCACATGTTGGGGTACTGGCTACTCCGGAGGCTATCACTACCCTATCGCCTTCTGGGCGCAGCTGGATGAGGGAGAGGAGTCCATCTCGGCTGCCTCCGACCATCACAGCATGATACTGAACTTTACCATCAGAACTGGACCGTCTCCTGGGATGAAGCCAGGGGACCTGATCATCGATAATCTCAATAGACGGTCTAGAGTGCTTTCTTACTCCAGTACTCGCCGTTTAGGAGTACCTGTTAGGCAGGAATGCCGTATGGTTATGGTTCAGCCCAACAGCGTAGAAGACGCCATTCCTCTGCGCGTAGACCACGAAGACGAGGTGTTGGTGCCGCCTAGGAACTTTACGAATCCCCAGTGTCTAGAAAGCGCTGACTCAAGCGTAGACGATATACTCGATAAGTATGGGTACTGAGATGTCTGAAGAGCCTAAGACCAAGATTCAGATTCCATGGAAGACTCATCTGACCAACGCCGGTTTGGTGGGCCTCAGCATGGGTGGTGGCTATGCTGCCGGATCCTTGGCTGGGTACGGACTGGCTAAGATTCCTGCGGTTCGTGACCAGTGGCACAGCATGACGCCCAAGGAAAGAGCGACGTTCAAGGGAGTAGCTCTAGCGGGTCTTTCTACTGCAGCAGGTACCGCTGCAGGTTTAAGGCGTATGGGCACCAATGCTCGCATCAAGAAGTCCATGCTGGAGATGGAGAAGGCTGACAGGGAAAAGGATAGCCTCCAGAAGGAAGCTGGGGCCGTCTTCACTCAGGCATTCATCTCTGAAGTAGAGAAGATCGCAGAGCGCGAGCTCTCTGAGATGGAGAAAGAGGCCATTGTCCAGGCCGTCAAAGACATAGCAAGTAGGGGCAAGCCCCTCTTAGCGGCAGGCATGAAGGCTGTAACAAAGGCCGCTCCAAACCTAGTCCAAGGAAGCGCCTCCAGTCCTGCCGAGGCCATATCAGGCGGGATAAAGGACGTAGCCTCTCGACTTACCCATACTGCTCCCCGTCCTCATGGAGGAGTAACCCAGTTAGCCTCTCGTCAGCTAGCTAAGAAGGGCCCAGTAGCTGGAATCGGCAAGGCCCTGAATTGGAGTGCTCCCGCATTCGGGCGCTTTGCGATGGAAGCCGCTACATGACTCAAGTTCCCGCCAGACACTCGAGTATTGATCAAGGAGTAGGAGAGGACCCCTCATTCTATATCCTTAGGCTCTACACTCAGTTTCTGCAGGGACTCTTCAACTTCATGCCCACTGGGCACTTCCACTGGGAGCCTAGTCAGGAGCACAGTGAGATCCTTATTCGTGCAGAGGCTCCCACAGACCCAGAAGTTCTAGGTAAGCTCCCAGCCATCGCAGTGACTATGGGTCCGTACCAGTCCTCGGGTTTGGGCATCGACAACATGCTCAGTTTCAATATGTGGACCAATGAGCGCACGAGATCTGATCTGATGAATGGGCATCTGGTGGTATACTGCCTCGCGTCTAACGACAGAGTAGCAATGCGCCTGGCCCACATAGTTTCCCATTACACCCGAGTGCATCAGAGATTGCTGGAGTCCCCAGGGGGATTCCATGCTATTGCTCGACCCTCTCCAATGGTGAACTCTCCTAGTCCTCCAGGGGCCTTGGTTCCTGGTGACCAGAGAGGCACAGTAATGGTACAAGTAAATGTCCCATTCGCCTTTCAGTGGACGTGGTCTACAATTCCATTGCGGCAGTCCCCACAAGACCGTTCTTTGGATATGATTACGCAAGAAGATAGAGCATCAGACTACCCTTACACTTCCCCTTCCAGGCTTGAAAAGGTAAGGTTAGCTATGTCGACTTCTGACGTCACCGTTAGAAGAATCCGAGGTAGCTACGCTGTCCGCCCTGAGTTCGTAGAAATCGCCGTAGGACAGGATCCATTCCAGGAGTCCTGGGTGAGTTCCAGCGAGGAGTCATAATCAATGTCCGATACCCGCCCCGGCGTAACCGTCGTCCAAGCACTTACCGAAACTCCGGTAGTTGCCTCGTCTCCTACGCTCGTTCCTTGCATCGTCGGCGTATGCCGTCAGATCATTGAAGAGACCGAGGATGATGGGACCCCCAATTCGGACGCTCTCTACTCAGAGGACTCGTACCAGCAGTCCGAGATGTACATCCCACAGGCGTCCTTCCCGGACCCACGGGACAACATCGACGAGTTGGACATCGAAGAAGCAGAAATCGAAGTATTCCTGCGTCCAGTAGGCGGTTCGCAGGTGGAGCTTCCCCGAGGCTCTGGCGGCTCCTACGGAACCAGCTTCCTGAAGCTGATGAACCGAAGCCGTGCGACGGCTATCCGGTCCACCATTGGCGCGAACGGTATCGCAGCCACTCTGACGTTCAGTAATGACGTCCTGCTCATCGCCTTCGACCTGATCAACTCGGCGATCACCACTAGCGATATCACTGTGTCCCTAGACGGGGCCCTGACCATCACCGAAATCGCCACTGCGATCAACACGGCTGCGGGCACCACTGTCGCCACCGCATGGCTGGATGCAGACGACGAGATGGGCGCCGGCGCTACGTTCTACTACCTGCAGATTCAGTCCACTGCTTATGGGGCTACTTCCAGCCTCACTCTCAGAAGCTGCAGCGCCATCCCTGTCCTCTGGGGTACGCTGACTGAGACCAGTGAGTACCGGGTAGATGGTTCTGGGTTCTGGGGCCAGGACGATGTAGACAGTGACCTCGTCACCCCATGGATCGAATTCTCCAGGGGCTCCGCGACCGTTACCACCGTTCTTGGGGTAACTACGGACATCACACTGGCGCCACATGTTGTCAATGAGTTGTGGGTAGGTTGGCTAGATGTCGATGACACCTGGATTGAGTCTGTAGCCGCCGCCGTTACTTTCACCGGAACCAGTCCAACTATCCCTCTGGTGGCCGCAACTTCTACGGTGCCTGGTGACCAGTTCTGGGCCACTGGCGTACAGGTAGGTAGCGGAGAAATCACTAAGGTCGAGACCTCCCGCTTCAAGATTGGAGTTCTCAGTACATCCCTCTCTACCTACGATGATGACGGTGAGCCCACTACACGCGTATACACCACCTACGAAGTCAACACTCCAAGCCACCAGACTCCTTTTGCTCCTAAGTATGCTTACTTTGTCGCTGACGGCCTGGTGTACGGCGAGGTCATTCCGGCTGGTGAGCAGGCCACTATTACCGGTACTACGGCGGGCCTCCCGGCTAGGCCTGCGTACGTACAGGCACCTATCGACGTAGTCTTCCCGGCTGCTCCAGGACTGAACCTGGCGGGTATGACGCTCATCTACCAGATCACCACTGATGGTGTTGCTGCTGCGGAAGTGACCTACACCTTCCCCGGTGGGTCCACCGCTGTGGATATCGCAGCGCTGCTCGTACTGATGACTGCTGTCGGTATCACTGGAGTCACCGTCACCAATACCGGTGACCGGCTGCTTCTCACTACCACAGCTACTGGCGCAGACCAGACCATCAGCATCAAGAGCACCGGTACGGTAAACGCTGAGCTCGGCTTCTCCGCTGTTGCAGCCACCACTGGCAGCGGCAAGGACGTCGAGTTTGCTACCCAGGCCGCATTCGAGACTCAAGCGTTCACTCTGCCTCTGACCTACCTAAATCCCGTCACGCTAGACATGACGGTCGTCGACTCCATGGGTACCCATGACCTGTCAGCTACAGGTATTGACCTTTCCGCAGACGCTACTCTCACCGACCTAATCGCGGCTATCTCCACCGCATTCGATGGCGACGGTGTCTCTACCATCAACGACGTCGGGATCCCGGTAGCTACGTTGAGCGCGACTGCTTTCGACGCCAATGACATCTCCGGTACGATTACCTTCACCACCGTTGAAGGCGGATCTGCGGTCTCTGTTGCGCTCCAGGCTATCGATGAAACGGACGGTTTCAGATACTTCGGTACTTACGATGACCAGGTAGGCGCGTACGCTTTCGTGCCAGCCATCAACATCATGGCGGACTTCATCTGGCTACGCGGTAGGCTAGCTGTTGATGCTGGTCCAGATGGTTTCGACATTACCATCACCAACTTTGCCAATGCGCTAGCGGTCACCAACCTCATTCTGACGGTATCTGCTGGGGCCAGTGTAGACGAACTGGCTATAGATATTGCTGCAGCAATCAACACCGCTATCGGTGGACCACCTGCAAATCCGGTCACCTGTGTCTTCAACAGAACCACCGGCGTCTTTGACCTCGTAGACCCTGAGGGCGGTACCATCCTCATTGCGGCACGTACGGGCGGTACCGACCTATCTACTGAGCTGTTTGGCATTGCTTTCACTGCCTCTCAGATTGGCGCATGGTCCGGTAACGCTCCCGACCTCGCCAATGGCGGAATTGGCGGATCTGGTTGGGACACCATCACCCTTACCGTGGATGACGGCACCGGTCCTCTGGCTGTCTCCAAGGATGCGGATCTCACCTTCTTGCTGACTGACCCCGAAGAGCTGGTGCAGCTCTTGAACGCAGACACCGAGTTCAATGGGTTTACTGACTTCGGCTACGAAGCAGTGCAGTGGTACATGGTGGATGCGGCCGGACATATCGGCGTGCGTACCGTTCCTGGCGGAGTTGTCGCGGCCATCACCATCGGTGCGGCGCAGCAGGGCATGGTAGATATTGGCTTCGACCCAGCAGGAAACGCGGTTATCGGAACCATTGTGGGCCGTTACGACGATGACGGAGCCAACTTGCTGCTAGGTACCGCCCTTCAGTTCATGTTGGACGACAACCCTTACGTCTACACCGTCACGGCTTCCGAGAACTCTCTGGCTACCTTCATCGCGGAAATCAACACCGAGGTGGACGGTTCCTCTGATGTAGCGTCCGAGACCGCAGCCAAGATGACCTTGACGTCCATGCTGTATGGCGCGGCCTCCAAGGTCGAAATCGACGACACCGGTACCGCTGACGACATCCTAGGCCTGACGGGTCTGTCGGATGAGGGCGCTGGTCGCCCCAACCCTGACTTCTACCTCGATGCCGTCGGTGCCATCACCATTGGCCCCAGCGTTCTGCGTAACGGCAGCTCCGGAATCCCTTACACGATTTCATCTGCCTATGCCGAGGTCTACATCGCCTACACGGCTATCCGTGAGGACGTGACCGCTTCCGCTGAAGAGCCGGCTCTGCTCACCTTCGACAATGTCACGGACATGGAAGCGGCTATCGGCCCCATCAGTACCAACAACCCGTTGGCGCTCGGAGTCTACCTGGCTCTCCTCAACAGCCCGACACAGAGTGTCTCCGCCCTAGGTGTTGATGAGGTCAATGCGGCTGCCCCCGAAGGTACGTTGGACGGCTGGGCCAGAGCTATCGAGTATCTCGAGGCCAAGGAAGTCTACGCCATCGCGCCTATGACCGAGGACGAGTACGTACAGCAAGTACTGTCCACTCACGTCCAGGCCATGAGTGAGCCCGCAGAGCGTGGAGAGCGTATCGCCGTCATGTGGCGTTCTCTCCCCGATAGGGCATCGGCCATTACGGTCGGCTCCGGCGAAGACGCAGAGAGCACGGGTACTGATGACACTATCGACCTGGGTACCAACCTCGAGCCCAACCTCATTGCCTACGGCATCGATCCTACAGATCCAATCGACTACGACGAGGAGCTCTACGTCGAGGTCCTCATCACCGAAGTCGGTTCTTCTACGCTCCGCAAGTACAGTGTCTCTGAGGTCAACGGAGTCATCCTGACCTTCAGGACCACTTTCTTGGCCACTGAGAACACCGATGGGTTCTACACCACATCTACTCTGGATGAGGACGTCACCGGACAGAGCTGGGCGCTGAAGATCCGTGGCGCCGAGTTGGTCATCACCGGTACTACCCGGCCGGACCTAGGCTCCATCGCTGACGCGGCTGCTGATGCTGGCGAAGGCTTTGCCCATCGTCGTGTCTTCCTTCTTGCCTGCAACAACGTGAATACTTCTATCGATGGCCTCACCGCCAATGTAGAGGGCTTCTACGCTGCTGCTGCTGTTGCCGGAATGGTAGGCGAGCAGCTTCCCCAGCAGTCCTTCACCAATGTAGGCATCACTGGCTTCAGCAAGGTCTACGGAACCGATGACACCTTCAGCGAGGACCAGCTCGATACGGTAGCTGACGGTGGACGTTACCTCCTGATCAATAACGGAAGTCTGGTCATGTCCAGGCATTCGAGATCCACAGCCGTTCTTACCATCGAAAGCCGCGAGCTCTCGATCACGAAGGCTATCGACTACCTGGCTAAGGGCCTCCGCCTGACGAACCGCGTCTTCATCGGCCGCTTTGTCATCAACTCTGGCTTCCTGGACCAGCTGACCATGGCTAACGAGGGATTCCTCGCCTACGTGGTTAGTCTGGGCATCGTAAATGCAGCAGCGCTGAACAGCCTGCTACAGGATGAAGACAGTCCTGATACTATTCTGATTGAGGTCGAGGTCGTTCCGGCCTATCCTTGCAACAAGATTCGCATCACCATCGTGTCCTAGAGGAGCGAAACCATGAGCACCTACCCAAAGAGTGCCGCCAACACTATCAAGTTCTCCGAGCGTTGGATCACTCAGCGCATGCACCGTAAGTACGACGACAAGTTCGACGTGCTCATGGAGTCGCTGAAGGCCATCGAAACGTACGATGAGGCTACCTACCCGTACATCACTGCTCTGAGTGATGGCCTTGCCGGCCTGACCCTAGCGGTGAACACCGATGAGACCATCGATGGCGGAAACCTTATGGGTGACGCTACTCAGGGCTATTCGGACCTGGCAGTGGCCGCCGGTACTGATACCATCACCTTCAAGTCCGTTATGCCTGGGGCGCACACCATCACGCTCACCCTTGTGCATGTGGCTGCGCCCGCAGCAGTTACTGCTGCGGATCCAGCTCTCGGAACCCTGACTGTAGCCTTCCAGACAGCAGTTACCACTACGACTCAGCTTATTGCGGCCATCGCCGCAGATGCCGTCGCCAAGTACATGGTCATCGGTACCGTAGTTGGTGGTGGTGCAGCGGTCATGACCACTGTTGGAGATGCAGGTGCCTACACGCTCCTGGGTACTGGCGAGGTCTGCGCTGTGCAGATTGGTACCTACGGTCTCAGCGTACCTGGCGTAGCCACCGTCCCCGGTGTCGGTGTCACCGATTGGACCGCTTCTACCATCACCTTGGACGTTGATGCTACTGATATCGACGGTCTCGGTACTCCTCTGGTAGCAGGTATCGGCTACATGTTGGCTGTCCGCGCTGATGGCGTACTGACTATGCCGGTGCAGCTGGTCTGTGACGCGACCAACATCTCCACCAGTGAGCTGGCCGTAGGAGTCCTGGCGGCAAGTGTTGCCGGTAGAGCGTTGATGGCTACAGGTTACTTCGATGCCCCCACCGTAGCAGATAAGTTCCTGCAAGGGACTATTGCAGGATCTCTTCTGGCTCCCGAAGTTCGCGCGACTCGTAAAGTGATCATCCCTGGCGGTAACGGCGTGGGAAATGTTGGCGATTTGAACAGTAGTGCTGTTCAAGTTGTCCCGGCTCCTGGTGCCGGTTTTGCCGTTATCGTCGATGAGGTCTTCTACAAGTTCGGTGACGATAGCGCCACCGTGTGGGTTGCTTACGACGTAGTTGGTGCGGGTGAAGATCTAGTGCTCCGGTACGTTGGTGGAGCCGCAGCCGAACTGACTGCCGATGTGGACAACGGCAACGGCGCGGGTGTCCGCCTCGCTCGCGTAGGAGCTGGCACGGATCTAGCCGTCGCTGGCAGGCTAGTAGCGGATACTATTCCCCAGGAAGATACCGCCGTTGAGCTATTCGTCCGCGCTAACGACCCCTTCGCCGCTGCAGGTGACATGCCCATGACCGTTACAGTCACCTACCACGTAATCACGGTGTAGTGCTACTGAAGGCGCCAGTAGGTACTGGCGCCTTCTTGGCCGCCCCCCATTTCTCTCGCACTGAAGGTACCCATCATGGCCACACTTAGCCAATGGTCCCCCTACGACGACTATGTTCAGGGTGGCCTGGTAGACGGGCGGTTCATGAACTCCGCCTATACGCTGATTGCAGCAGGGCCTCCCAGACTCTCCAACATCGGCGGTCCCAGCTTCTTTGCTGCGGCTCTTGGTGCTGGCAGTGGCGCAGAGGACCAGATTGCGTATCCCATCGGCGTAGTTCAGAACTTCTCTCTCGGGCACAACACGAACCTGTCTCGTATCTGGGAAATCGGTTCTGTACGTAGTTACTTCATCCCAGGAAGGACCATTGGTCAGCTCGGCCTCAGCCGCGTCATGTACCACGGTCCCTCACTACTGCGGGTGCTGTATGCGTACTACCAGGACTTGATCGCTCCCACGCTGGTTAGCTCGGTGTTCACGAACATCGGTTCTGCCACGGTAGCCAACCCCCATGACGTAGTTATTCCTCCAGGGTACGAGAACATCTTCCTCAACCTGGCGTCTGACCTCTTCACTCAGCCCATCGGCCTCCTCCTGATGTTCAAGGATAGCAACGAGGATACTATGGGCGCCGGCTATCTTGAGTCTGCCTATGTCCCGAACCATTCTCTGGCTACGGACGCAATGGGCACGATCATTCAGGAAACAGCAGCAGTTCAGTTCGAACGCCTGGTTCCTATCGCTACGCAGGTAGTGGGACTAGTGAGCGGTCTGACAGCGTAGGTACTGCATGGGACCTCTACGTCAGAAGATAGAAAGTATGTCGAAGCAGGCTCACGCTAACCGTGAGCCTGCTCTGGTGCGTACTATTCTCTCTGCCGAAAAGGTGGCCTCTGCTGTGACCACAGCTAGAGAAATGATGGAGAAGAGTGCCAAGCCTCTTTACGGCACCAAAGGAATCATTGTTGGTGGTGCCATGGACAGAGCTCTGCAGCAGCATGAGTACGCTAAGGGCAGAACTCTCAGACTAGCCAAGAGCAAGATGTACCGGGCCCAGAACAAGTTGAAGATTCAGAGGCACAAAAAGAGGTATGCTGCGCAGGTAGACATGGGAGTACGAAGACAGCAGAACAGAGAACGCGTAGGCACGAGCTACGTCTCCACAGGAATGCAATGATCTCGGCCTTCTTTAAGGAGATGGATAAGCTGGCCAACGTCCTTATGGATGAGGCGCATGCTCCCCGAGTAAATGGGCTGGTCACCAATAGGATAGCTACTACCAGTGCCGCTAGAGGCGCCTCGGCAGGAGTAGCTCCAAAGGGCAGGCCCAATGCGATCAACCTGGGTAGCGGTAACTGGGCCAAGATCGGCAACCTATCTTCCATGGACACACAAGGAATGATGGCCACTACGCTTGGAGCAGCTGCGCTTACTGCCGGGGCTATTCAGGCTCCTCGAATGATCCGGTCGATTCAGAAGAACTACCAGGGAGATCCTGAGGCTGAGGGTGTCTCTCCTGCGACACTTTATATGTCAGGGCAGGTAGCCCAAGGCGCGTCGAAAGCCCTTCAGCCTGCGCTACGAAGAGTTCTCTCCTAGTTGGGGATAGAGGGCTCTCTAGATCTTCGGGGTCAAAGAGGCCTTCGTCCTCTATGGCCATGTCGAGCAGTACGTGTAGTACGTTTGCCGCTGTTACTCGTCGTCCAGCCGCTATGGACAGCGTTCTCGCCGTCCTTTCTAGGTAGCTGCGATGGTGGTCGAGTAGTTTCATGGCTAAGAGGGAAGCCCCTTTAGGCTTCCGGCATGGTGTTAACGGAGGAGAGGATTGACCGCAGCTCTTGCTGCCCTTTGACCTCTTCGTAGGCCACGTCAATCAGTGCGTGTGTGGCCCCGGCGGCCATTTCTGGGGTCAGGCCGTTGTACTGCCGCAGCATGTTGAGGATCATCACCTCCATCTGCTGGCAAAGCACTCTGGCCGCCACCTGAGGATTGGTGGTGGCTGCCGCAGTGAAGTTGGCCTTCGTTTCGCCCATATCCTCGTAGATAGTGAGGAACATGAAGTCGTCGATACCATATTCCTTGGACATTTTCTGCAGCTTGTCCAGGAATTCCATGACTCGGGGTTCCTTCATCGTGTTCCCTTCTCTATGTGTGCCCGCACGAGAACCTTGGCCGCCTCGGGCAGGGCTGTTGCCAGTCCTCTGATGTCTTCTACGTTCCCATAACGGGCCTTTCCGAAAGTGGCTTCGAACATGGCCTGGTAGGCCTTCGGTCCGATGCCCAGTACGGAGAGCACTACACCGTCCTTCCACATCTCGTCGATGACGTTATTCAGGTCCTCGTTGGCGTTGCCCGTGGACTTACGAGCTCTCAGCGTATTGGGGAGGCCGTCGGTGATGAGGAGCACCGCTCTGGTCGTCTTGGAGTTCCTTGCCCACTCCAGCGCCACGTCCATGGCCTGCACGGTAGCCGTGTAGTTCATGCTGACGCCCTTGGCTTCTCTGGGACTCCCGACCTTTTTGAAGAAGTACATGCAGGAGCTGTAGCCCCAGAGATGGAGCTGTACCTGCTTGCTCTTACAGGCCACCATCGTGTCAGCGATAGCCTGCTCGGCAATCTCCACGCCCTTACCCGACATGGATCCGCTGAGGTCCACCAGCATGAGGAGCTCCATTCCTGACTCTCTCTTCAAGGAGACGAAGAGAGGGTCCTCGTCGAGCGTGCCGTTGAGCTTGGCCGAGATGAAGGCTTCGACATCCAGTTCATCTCCCTCTTCTACGAGCTTTCTGCGCTTCTTCATGCGGATCTTGTCTAGCTCGTGCTGGATGTTCCACGCAGCAGCCGTGGGTGGGGGCAGGGCACGCGTTGCCTCTACGAAGAACCCAGGGATGCCTGCAACCTTACAGGCGCCTGAGAGCGTGTCCTGGGCCTGCTCCTTCGATGTCTTGTCAGGCATGGCCATAGCGGTGCGCGCTTGGTCCAGCTTGTCCTCAGCTGCCCTGGCGCCTTCGTCTAAGAGCTGAGACATCGAGCTCTTACCGCTGTCGTCGAAGTCATTGTCCTTGGCTGTCAGCAGCCTACGAATCCTAGCCAGGTCCTTAGCGTTGGGCGCCTTTGATTTGGGACCCTTCTGGAGATCGTTCTTCCCCATCATCCTCTGCTTGCTGTTCCCGTGGGCTGGGCTCGATTGGGGCCGTCTTACTGCGTTGGTAAGCGCCTCTAATTTTTGCTGTGCATTCTGCTGCCCGTTCGAAGGCTTCTTGCGCTTCTTGGGAGGCGGCTTCGAACCCGAGCTCCCTGAAGATCCTGGCTTGCTCGTCGAAGAGCTCGAGCTCTGCTTCGAACCACCAGATTGTGAGGGCTGCTGCTGGGAGGCCCCTCCCTGACCAGAGGTCTTCGCCGGTTTCGGAGGGGGCTCCAGCAGGGCATCCGCTATATCGTCCACAAGTCTTGCAGTGATTGCTAGGCATGCTGCTGCGTCTACTCCTTCTACGAGGTTCTTAGAGGCCACCATGTATGGCGCACAGGCCTTGAACTTATCCGGCGCCGTATGTGTCTGGATTCCTGAGGCCACTCTACAGAGGTAAGCGAGCAGGTCCTTGCGTGCATCCTCTCCGAGCTCAAACTCGGCGATACCTCTCCACTGCTCTTCTTGAAGCTGTCCTCCGCCCGGATAGAGCTGCTCCCAGAGGTACCGCACCCGGTGATCCTCGAGGATGTTCCAGATCTGATGGGTCAGGAGGTCCAGCTTCTCCTTGTAGGGCAGGGCATCCTTGTGCGTCGCAGGAATCTTGGCCCTACGTAGTAGCCGTTCTACTGCCTGCTTCCTGAAGGCCTCGGTCATGGCCAGGTCAGTACCGAAGAGACAGTGGGATACCTCGTGCTCTACTACCAGGTACCCTTCTTTGTCGCTCATCGGCGCCTTGATGTAGGTCTCACAGTCTGTGGACCCACCTGGGTCGTCGATGAGAGCGAAGTCTCTGCCTAGGAGTGAGCCAAAAGTGGAGATGAGGTTCTCCGAGCGAGCTCGGATATACTCGGCGTCTCCAGACATTGGGCCTAGGTCTAGTTCTGGTCTAGTTCTCTGGGGCACTAGGCCCAATGGATTTGGCTGTGACATCAGTACAGGACCACCTTGGTCAAGTCAGTCTTGAACGTGGACTTGACGCGTGCTTGGAAGTTCTTGATGTGCTCTCCCTCGTACTTACCTTCAAGCAGCTTTAGGGCCATATTCAGGTCTCCCATTAGCGCCCAGTTATCCATGAACTGGACGAGGTCACGAGTAGAGAGGGCATACTCCATCTGCTGGCCTCTAGTTTCCTTGGCTAGATTGAGAAGGCAGGCCAGCTTGTTTCGTTCTGCCGCGCTGGGCGGGCTGGAGAAGCGAGCCTGCAGAATCTCCAGTTCGTCCTTGGCGTCCATGTAGTTTACGTCGATGAACTGAAATCTGCTTCGCATGTCTTCGTTCAGGTTGTAGGTACCGCCGTAGTTCGGGTTCATGGTCCCTACCAACCAGATTTTCGCCCCCTCATTCACTCTGAACACCCTGCCGATCTTGGGGACAGAGATCTCCTGCCTGTAGTCGGCTACAGGGTTGAGGATCTTCTGTGCCGTCGGCGGCAGTACGTTGATCTCCTCGAGCACTAGTAGACAGCCGCCCATCTCATTGGCGATCTCCACTGCCGCAGTCAGCGTTCCCAGCATAAAGAAGACGTCGTCTCCTTGCAGCGAGAAGGTACCGATGAGGTCCCTGACTGATGTCTCTTCGGTACAGTCCTGGCGGAGTAGCGGAACTCCCTTGTCCGCTGCCCACTGCTCCAGAGCCAAAGTCTTGCCCGACCCCTTAGGACCTCTAAGAATGAGGTTCGGACCCCACGCCAGAGTCTCCAAAAGAGGAAGTAGCCCTACATCTCGATAGTCTGCGTGACTACGGGGAACCAAGTACTTGGTGTCAATCCGTCTCTGTTCAATCGATCCTACTACTGTGCTCATGTAAGCCTCCTTTGAGCTGTATTCTTGTGACAGATAAACTAACCCCCTGTACTCACGATAGCACTTGCACTGTGCTCACAAAAGATGGTAAGACCCCTCATGAGCTCCCCAATCGATCTATCGCAGTCCGATTTCAAAGAACTTCAGATGCAGCTCGGTCAGCTACTCTGGATGTGCCTAAAGAAGAGCAAGACCGCTGCGGTCTTTGTACTGAGGGAAGATGACCACATCACCATTCTCGATCCATCCATTCTGGCTAGTGTGGGAGATGAGCAGATGGCTATCCAGTTGCTTGAAGCTGGATGGACCGGTGACCAGATCGAAGAGTTCTTCGAAAGGAGAGACAGTGCGTGAAGCTTCCGTGATCCCTTTTAGTTCCGTAGCCCCAAGACCCAGAGACCTGCCGTCGAGCGGTGACTTCCGGATGTCGTCGTCGTTCGTTGACATGGGGAAACTACAGTCTCGAGCTTGTCGGCTGAGCAAGAAGTGGACTGAGTGGAGAGGAGAAGAACTGTTTCCGCCAGGGTACCTAGAGGATGTGGGAAAGATGGTGAAGGCCTCCGTCAGAGAGGTGAGCCGCGTAGAGATTGACCCTACAGGCAAGGTTCAGTTCTCCACCTGCGATAGATGGGGCTCTTACGAGTACTCATTCCAGCTGAACCCTCTTTGGGTAAACTTGAGGGTGTTTTCGGCCAAAAGAAAGAGTCGAGGACCCAAATAGGAGCCAGTATGGCAAAACCGTTTGTGAAGTGGATTGGAGGTAAAGGCCGCTCACTGGGGCACCTATTGCCCCTATTCCCAAATGAAATCACGAACTACCACGAGCCTTTCGTAGGCGGTGGCGCCCTTTTTCTATCTATGGCTGATAGGATCAAGGGACAGACTTTCCTGGCTGACGCCAATGGAAAGCTCATAGTCGTCTGGGAAGAGGTATGGACGCATCCAGAGAAGGTGATAGCCTTCTTGACGATGATGGAGGCAGAAGACAGCAAAGAGTTCTTCCTGGCTATGCGCAGGAAGTACAACCTGGGGACCCACGCGTTCCCCATGTCTGGAGAGTTCGCAGCGGCCTTTATCTACCTGAATAGGGCCACATATAACGGTCTGTACCGGGAGAATCTGAGTGGCGGCTTCAACGCTCCATTCAGTGCGGCGAGAAAGATAGGCAAGGGAATCTGCCTACCTGACCGCATCTGGGGCGCTTCAGTAGCGATGACACAGTGTAACGAGCTCTACCTGATAGGCATGGATTTCCGGGAGACGCTCAAACTAGTAGTAGCTGGCGACGTGGTGTACTTGGACCCTCCCTACGACGGAACATACGCCCAGTATACGACGCCAAAGTTCACCGAGGATGACCAGCGAGACCTGGCGACGATAGCAGAAGTTCTTGCCGACGCTAACGTCACGGTTATTGCTTCAAACGCGGATACACCTCTCATCAGGGAGCTCTATAAGGACTTCGACATTTATGAGACTCAAAGGGTGAACTCCGTAAACTCCAACGCAGAAGATAGGGCCCCGAAGAAGGACCTTACCATCTGCTCTTTCTGAGGAACCATGTCAGGTAACGTAGACACCACCACTATCGAGATCCCCATCGAGGACATCCACACCAAGGTCAATGTGGATAACATCCGGACGCACTTCGACTCTCGCCGTATCGAAGAGCTCGCCGACTCCATCTACGAGAACGGACTGCTACAGCCAATCCTGGTCATGCAGTCCGAGGATGACGACGGCAGCGACATCGTTGAGCTGATTGCTGGTGAGCGCCGTCTCAGGGCCATCCAGTACATCCGCGCTACCATTGATGAGGACTTCATGGATACGGGCGTGCCCTGTGTCTCATGGGTCGGCGCAATCGAGGACGCAGAATACGCCAACGCTATCGAGAACATCGAGCGCGAAGAGGTCGACGAAGTCGATACCTCGGCTTGGATCGTACGCCAGCTAGACAAGGGCGTCACCCAGGACCACCTGGCCAAGAAGGTCCATAAGTCCCCGCAGTGGATTAGCTTCCGCAAGGTCTTCCACGAGCGGGCCTGTGACGAGCTGAAGGATGCTCTCCGTGAGGGCCTCATCCACTTCTCGGCTGCTTACGAGCTGGCCAAGAGGAAGGACCACGATGAGCAGAGGAAGATGATCGAGAACTTCCGCAAGCTCGGGAAGAAGATCTCCCTGGAAGACGCACAGAACGTCAACCAGCCCGACAAGAGTTCCAAGCCCAGCAAGAAGGCTAGGCAGAAGATGGAAGCTGTCGCTCAGAAGGTCGCTGAGGACCAAGGCAGTGAAACCGCTAGGGGCGTTTCTTTCGGGCTCCGATACTGCGACGGCCTCTTGACCGAGGCGGAGATGTTGGAGATTTTGGAGATGGAGAAGCAGAAATAGACCTGCCGCCGTCTATTACCTCAAGGCTCTCTTCGTCCTTCTCTTGGGCGAGGAGGGCCTTGTACTCTTTCAGGCTCTGCCCGCGTTTCCATCCCCAGAGAATCTCTTTCTTTAGCCCAGAGCTGCTTTCTCTAATGAGGTCCAGAGACCCGTCTTCCCATTCCCCGAACACGATCCAGGATGCCCTGTCTCCAGGCACCTTGACTACTTGGCCCATCGGAAAATCGATACCTAAAGAAGAGAGTATCTTCAAGGCGGAGGTTGCCTTAGCCTTATTCAGGCCTTCTAGGTCGGCTTCGATTAGTGCTTGAAGATACGCCAGCATTCTGGTCTATCTATAGCACTTTAGTGAGGAGGCCGGGCCACTTAGGCCGCGAAACCCAGCCTCCTCAGGCTTTCTTCCATTTAACCAGTACCGCCCCACATGGGGTCGGGGAGCCGCAGGGAGGTCGACTCCTTTGTCGCTTGTGCGACCGGCCTAAAAGGCCCCAGATAACCAATGGCTAGTCTCTGGTTCAAAACACTTATAGCAGCTTGATGATCAAATTTGCTGCAACAGCTATCACTGTGCCACCAAGAGCTATGAAACTAGTAACCAGTGCGAGGTGCACAGTCTGCTTATTCTTCCGGTCTTCCTTGATCCGCTCGTCTCTATTCTCTTGGCACTTCTTCAGATTCTTGGACTGGTTCTCTCTATGCGTCTTAGCGTCCTCTAGATGTTGTTCCGTCATCCTCATGCGTGTAACTAGCGAGTCACCATTGGACCCCGTCAGGAGCTTATTCTGTGTTTCCACAGCAGTAGCTAGCCTACACAGTTCGCCTGTAGATACCCGTTGCTCCGTGATTACCCCCTGAATACTCTTTTCGAGGGACACGGAAGATTCCTCCTGCTTATCCATACGCCTTTTGAGCTCATGGACGTCAGACAGAGTGGCCGGATCAACGGTCATTGCGCTTCCTCTCTACTGTATCAACTGCACGGGGTCTGAACGCAGTAGAATTTTATAACTATTACAAGAGAAGTATACTAAAGCCCCTATAACAGCGTCAACTACGTCTATCCGAAGATCCTGGAAACGGTCAGCCTCTGTGCGGTGAATTTCTTGGAGACGCCATTCAAAGTCTCACTTCCCATGAAGGGCTGCCAAGAAACTGCAGCAGTGACGATGGGAGTGGTATGGACTACGACGCCATCGATAAAGCACTGACAGGTCCCGCCAGCCTGCATGTCCAGGCCGAACTGATGGCGGCCAGGTGCTACCGCGATTCCGGTGTCGAAGTTGGTAGAGACGCCTGCGATTCTTACTACGACGTACCAGTTGGGGTTAGCGCCGTAACGGGCATCTGTGGAGTAGCCAAAGAAAACCTGGTCATTGTCGGTGACGTTGTCCAGAAGAGTGGCTCCAGCGTTTAGCGTCTCCTTGAAGCCGCAGGCCAGAACCATAAGCGCTGCGTCGACTACCTTCAGGTTCGCCTTCATCATGAGGCGAGTAGCCCCTGTGGTCAGCCAGGTTGTGCTCTCTAGAGGAGACTGATCGGCTACAGCCGCTGCACCCTTGACGAGCATCTGGTCATTGGCCACGTCGCCAGTAGCTACAGCGATTCCTCCTCCTGCGTCGAAGGTAGCCAGAGCACTGGTGGAGTTCGTGCCTATGACTTCAACACGCTTGGAGGCGTTGTCGTTGGCGATATCTGCCGCGACACCTGGACGCTGACTGAAGTCCTCGGTAACTACCCAGCGGGGTCCATGGTCGATACCGTCGGTACGGATGGGGCCCATGGTGTCGAGGAAGATAGAGGGGTTGGTAGTCTTGTTACCGATGACCTCTACTTCGGCTCCATTGACCGTGGAGACGCTGAAGTAGCTATTGGCGCCCTGCGCTAGGACGTAAGCTGCCGCATTATTGTCCATGATGGACAGCGCCACGGGGCCCAGAGACGTCAGGTTGTACCCGAAGGTACCCGCGTCCAGGTCGAATCCACCGAGGGCTCCAACATCCACACTGAACGAGTCGATGAGGCCGTCGCTGAGAATAACCGTGGCGCGACTAGCGGTGATGGCGTAGGCCGAGCCCGCTACGTTGAACTTATATGGGCCGACGGTCTGGTTGTAGGAGCCACCCGCACCGATGGTGAAGGCACCACCGGTGACGTCCAACCCGCCAGTGACGTCGAGATTACCGGCCATGATCTTTTGGCCGGTACCCAGCCAGTTCATAGCAGGATTGGTGACCGCGTTACCCCAGCTCTGTACTTCTACACCAGTGGTGGTGTCCAGCAGGTAGTAGTTATCCGCAGCTACGGACTGTCTGTACGCGGTAGCCGAGTTGGCCATCATGGCCCAGGTGATGTCGCCTGTGATGCAAGAAAGGTTCAGACCCGCAGAACCCGCGATGAGGTTCAGCTGAGTGGTTCCTGCGCCAGTACCGATGTCGATTACCCTGTCTCCGCCGGTACCGATGTTGATGTTGAAGTTGTCGGCGTCGTTACCCATGCTGATGGCGCCACCAGAGGAGTTGAGCTCCAGGGTGGTGTCGGCATCGAGCTCAATCGCGGCCAAGGAGTCCAGGAAGAGGCCTCTGTTACCTCCTCGCAGGAAGGTTCTCAGCGTGAGAAGTCCCGTGTTGAAGCCGAGCTCCAGATCTTCGAGAGTATCGGTCGTAGTGAAGGCTGCATACTCATTGGTGCCCTCACGGATACGCCACGCATTGACCGTGTTGTCTACCAGGAGCTTGTCGGTGACCGGAGTGCCACTGGTGACAATGGCCTGGACCGTACCGTCATCCAGGATGGTGTACAGGACGTCATCGGTGCCGAACCAGACTGCTTGCTCTCCCGCTGAGGGAGTAGCTGGGGTGGCGCCTTGGCGACCAGTAAATACGTCAGACTTGATGTTTCCGCTCATTTTGGGCTCCTGAGAGTGTCCTTAGGCTACCTCATCCGAGGTATCGCGGGCTAAGAGATTTCGTAGACGATGTCGATGACTATGCGGCCGTCGACGTTGGCAAGGTTGGAGTTGCACCTAGCCGTAATAGGCTCGTTCCCTGGGATGGCGCTGCTCACGTCTATTTCGGTGAATCCGTTTGTCGCCTTGAACACACTTACTTTGGCGATTTGGGCGTCACCTTGCTCTAAATACAGCTTCTTGCTGGTGCTCTTGGAGCCCTCATTAGGCAACCAAAGCATAGTACATTTAGTGGCACAGATAAGATTATCGTCAGAGGCGGCAACTATTGAGACCTCGTGCATCTTCGATAGCTGGTCGGTCTGTATTTCGATGATGAGTTGCCCCTGCATCAAGATACCTTCATACGTACGGTGATTTCGTAGGTGTAGGCGCTCGCGTCATTTGTGACTCTACCTACCCAAAGCCCAAAGTCCTTTTGGGTGGAGAACCCGAGCCCACCGTGTCCGTAGGCAGTGGATCCTTGCCACACTCCCGCGTCGTTGAGCGATTGGATAAATGAGCCAGGAGAACGGCTGTTCTGTTCGAGGGCCCAGTTACTGCGGCACCGTCGCACAACCGCGTTGGTAGGCCCAACGGCAGCGACAGTAGCGTCCTTAACACGTAAAGCTGTCTGTGTTGCTGCTGTGTCCTGCTGCATCCCATGGCCGGTGCGGGCAAAAGCTAAACTTGTCACATCGTTAGTCGCTTGGACTAAGTTTATCGCTGTGTGATCGTCACCAGAGATAGTCGAGACGTATACCTCAGTCTCCAGACTCAGGCCGGCAGGAAGGTCGAGCTTTCTGTGGAGAACATCCATAAGCTCGGGGTTGGTAACGGCTACGGTATCGAGGGTAATGGTCTTGCCGCTTCGAGCGGTGATGACCCCACCAGCCTGAACCCGTAGAGTCCAGCCCGCATCGTCCCAGTCAGGGAGGTCCATCCAGCCGGTCGCGTCGCCGAGCTGGATTTCGTGGGTGTGGACAGACTTACCTGCGCCGTCCAGCCCCTTGACCTTCCATACTCCGGAGTGGAAAGTGGGGGTGAATGTCCGCACAGTGGAGCTGACGACGGCGAGCATCCCCGACTGGTCTTGGCCCTTCGGGTCCTCAAGGACCCAGGTTGTGGGCACTACAACGGTGGCCGTGGATGTGACTAGTCCTGGCCAGGTCAATACCGTCTTCTTCGCGAGTACAGCTGGCTGGATGAAGCCCATTAGATTCTCTCCCAGCCTGTGGGAGGAACTGCCTCATTCTGTACAAAGCCGACAGTATCTCCGGCAGAGGAAAAGACGTGGCTGGCGACGAGACCATTATCTAGAGTGTCTGCGCCTGCGGGAGTAACATCTACTAGGTTGGCGATGTTCCGAGCCTTCACCCAGATGACTCCTCCAGAGAAGGAAGCTGCGTCTGGGAGAGTAAAGGGAACAACAGCTCCAGTGCCGTCTCCAATAAAGAACAGAGAGGTTTCTAGACCCGTGATGGGGTACGCAGCAACCTTGACGCTGGGAGCTCCAAACTCTAGCGCTCTGTATGGGTGAGCTGCGAAGTCGTCTCTATTGGCCGTCGAATTGTGTACTGTTGGGGATGCCGATGCCCCCGCCTTCTGGGTATAGCGATAATCCAGGACCCCTTTGAGTACAGCTTCGGGGGCGTTAGTGAACGCCGTTTTAGTCTGGAAGGTCAGTCGGTACAGAACTACTATTTCGGCTACCGGGATTCCGGTTAGATCCAGCGTAGAGTACTCTTCCGCTTCTGCTGCAGAGAGAGATGGGTACTCTCCCTGTCCCAGAATGACCATGACGGGTGCGAGTCCATTGTTCGTGGCGAGGACAAAAGCGTTGAAGTAATAGTTGTTCGTTACTTCGGTGAGCACCCAGTTCGGGCCAGTGAATTGGTTGTACGATGGCCGATTGGGGTTGTCGTCGTAGAAGGGGTAGGTAGTAGCTGCTCGCCCTCGCCATATCCCCGTAGTTCCCAGTTGATAGAAGATCGGAAGCTCTGCGGGCACAGCAAGAATTTGTTCGAAGATATTGGCTGGAGCAGCAGAGTGCGTGATCTCAATCTCGATGTCCGCATCGTGGAAGTCTCCATTAGAGATTGAACATTGAGCGTGAGAGTTAGCGCTTCCGTCACCGATAAGGGTGTAGTCCCCAAGGGATAGGCCACTGTCGTACGCTGCGCCTCGGGTGTGGTGCAGGTAGTGGTGGATGTTTGGGTCAATCAGTCCGTGGCGTTCTTCTGCGATATAGAACGCAGTCTTGTTCACCGCATCCCAGTAGATGATGGATACACCCGCCTCTGTGAAGAAGTTGAACGTCGTCTGTGTCGCGGTAAGTACTCCAGCGTTGTTGTAGTAGAACCACCAAATGCCTTCGGTGTCGGTGATGACTACTGTTTCTGGAGCGGCAACGTTGTACTTGGCTCCCTCCAGATAGATGTCGAAGCTCACGGCTGGAGCTAGAGGACCGATGGTAAGGGTACGTGAAAGGTCATCCCAGGAAACGATGCTGTCTGCACGGTTTACGAATCCGTGAGGAAGGCCCAGATCAACGAACCCAGTACTAGAGGAAGCGGGTACGGGCCCGCCTCTCATTACGCGGATGGCCATGTTGCCTCCCTATACGTGATGTGGGCGCCAAAGAACTTGAGAACGGAGCCCGCACCAGGAGTGATGTCGACCCGTAGCCTGTAGGACTCTCGGTCGTCCAGCATAGGAGGAGTAGCTAGAGTATGGGTAACTGCGTGGAGATCGACGGTGCTACGCTTTACAGCGGTGTTGTGCTGAGTCACAAATGTCTGTCCACCGCTGATATCCGTGACCGTAGGAAGAGCGCCTACTCCGAGAGTATCGACAGCTGGAGGAGACACCAGGAAGAGTGTCCCCTCAATATCGGTCAGGATTGCCGTCTCTACCCGGTAGAGAAGTGTAAAGGCCACCGGCTGCGTTCTGGCGACAGCGGTTCCTGCCTTCTCCGAGTAGTCAGCCACTAGAATGGCGGCTCCCGCACCTAGAGGCTTTTCGTAGTAGATCTCATTGGTCACTGTGTTGAAGTTCAGGACCCACAGAAGGCCATCTCCCGGCTCGAAGTACTGAGCTGAGATGAACTTCGAGGAAAGCCGCATTCCTGGGTCGAAGTCGTTGACGATGAGCGTGCCCTGAACGTCCAGAGTTCCGGTGACGTTCAGAACGTCATGCATGAGCAGTTGACTGCCTGCCGGGATGATCGTGTACTCGTACACCGTCTCGGGCTGGCTGAATTCGGGGCGCCAGGGGCGGTCATCTATAACAAAGAGATCGCCAAGCACATTGAGGGTGCCTTGGATATCCAGAGTGCCTGCGATGATCAGCTCTTCATCGACGGGAATGGTAGCCGTCTCTGTCGGAGTGACGATGAGTTCCTGGCTCCACTTCTTCCTGAACCCACCGCCAACTACGGCAGCTGCTACCGCAGTCCATTCAGCTAGGGTCAGGTGGTAGTACTCACCTGCAGCTCCTCCCTGAATCGCAGAGAGGGAGTTGTGGGAACCAAGGAAGGGAGAGAAGAGACCTACAGCAATCCAGCGCCCGACTCCTACGGTTGGGGCGAGGATAGAGACTCCATCGTCGGCAAGGACGCTGTCGTAGTCATACGCGAAGATCTGAGTGGTGGAGTCCATATAGACAAGGACTCTGTCTGCTGAGTCCCCTGTAGGAAGCAGCCTCAGTTCTGCAATGTCTTCAACAGCAATGGCAATCCTGTCCTGAAAGGACCGCCCCTGGATAGTTCCTTTCCACCTACTCATGAGGGAATCACTAGGGCCAACCAGGCCTCAAGAGTTGGGGTAGCTGCTCCAGCAATCTGGGTCACTTCGAGAGCTACTCGGTTCAGTCCCTGGACTTCCATGGAGACTACGTCGTCATCGTTGACCGTAAGGACTTCTCCCTTATGCCATTCCATGCTGATGGAGCTGTACCACCAGACTTGGATACGGAAGACCGGAGAGGTACCCGCCGTCTTGAACAGGAAGTGGATATACTCGTTCCGGGTGAGAAGATATCCATCAGAGGCTACGGTGGGAGCAGCGGTGATGGCCACGATTCCAGCCAGGATCTTCCTGGCCTGTGCCGTTGACCCACTTTTCCCTGTAGTTGTAGTCACATGTCGGGGCATGAAGGCCTCCTTCAGACAGAGAATATCACGCCAATAGCTAAAAAGAGGAGCCATAGCTCCTCCGCTGGGCGTTGCATCAACTGCAAGCAGTGTAGACGCTACCCAGCTCAACTACCAGGGGAGTTCTTCCCTAGGCGGCCTAGTCCACTTTTTGCTCTTTGCGTAGAGCTTCATTCCTTCCCATATGACCCATGGAATCCGCTGTCTCCCCTTACTCTTGGTCTTGAACATTCCCTTGTTCTCGTAGATGAGCTTCACATCTACGGTGATGGATTTCTTCCCGCGCACTCCTACTACTGTGTACTTCAGCCTTCCTCCCGGCTGGGGTTGCCAGAATTGCCTGCCTACCTCGGGAGGGCTGTCTTTTGTTCCACCAGTGCTCATTTTGTTCCCCTGAAGCCTATGAAGAAAATGCTTCCTCCTGAAGTAAATTCTTCATAGTAAGTGTTCTTATCGGTTCCTATTCTATGTCGTCTACTCCTAGAGCTTGTAGCAGATCTTAACGTTTTCTTCTGCGAAACCCTAGGGGTAATTCATTGCTGGCACCCTGTTAGTACGAGAGCTATGCTGATGGGGCCATATCGAAACACCATCCAGGAGGATCCCATGGCCTTTTTGACCAAAGAAGAGCGTCAGTCTCTCACCCGTACTGAGCGTCGGGAGCTTCGTCAGAAGCTTCGTCAGGAGCGTCGTGCTGAGAAGAAGGCAGCCGGTGGCGGCCCCAAGTTCAACATCGACTGGAAGAAGGTCGACGAGCTGGCCACTGAGCTCATCCTCGATATGGCCGGCATTGCCATGCCCGCTGAAGAGAAGATGCAGGCTGTGCTAGATGAGCTCGTCGAGCAGCTCGATGAGTTCTGCACCTGGACCGGCGTAGGCACCACTCTCGGTGGTATCTTTGGTGGGTCCATCGGTGCGCTCATCGGTGGCCTCGCTGCTGCAGGTCTGGAGCAGGTTGACGGTATCGCCCTCAAGGCTATCGCCGACAAGTTTATCGAGCCCCAGGTCCAGCGCGTCTATGACCGTCTGAAGGCCGAGGGTAAGGTCGAAGAGTCCGCCTAACCAGTTCGTAGTTCCTGCTGACCTGAAGGCGCCTCCGGCGCCCGTTAGCAAGTCGCCATGGAAGTCCAAGAAGATGTGGGCCTTCATGGTGGCAGAGCTGACTTGGAAGCTCATCGTCCTCGTCATGATCTGGAAGCTAGTGAACGGCACCGATCTCTCTATTGTAGAGGGATCGGTGATGTCCATTGTGATCGTGACCACTGGCGTCCTAGAGGTGGGGTACCTCTTGGGCCAGGCCGCCTTGGACCGCTACACGTCGCTGGACTTCTTCAGCATGCTCAAGCCGGGGCCTTGACCGTTACTCCGCCTGGGAGAACGTACTGAATCGAGCCCACAGCGCCCTTGGCCTTTTCGGCCTTGAACGCCCATAGTCGGTCGAAGAGCTCGAGCTGATCCTTGGCGTCCTGAAGTGCATCGTGAGCGGGCCCCGACGTAGGTGATACCCATTCGCGTATAGAGTTCCTTCTCCTCGAAGGCCCACTCCAGGTCCGGCAAGAGGCCCAGCGCAAAAGCTGCGATGTCGATGGCCTCATAGTGGAAAGGATTCACTAAGCCGGCGGCTCCGAAGAGCTTGCTGATGAACGCCCAGTCCAGTCCAGTGGCGTAGCCTACAAAGACGCACTCGAAGTTCTGGCCGCGCACAGGGACATTGAGCCCCAAGACTGTCGTGACCTGTTTCATGATCCAGTCATGGAAGCAGAGTGCGTGGTCGTAGACCCAGCCCCTGATCTCCCCGTGCTTGCCTAGACTCAGGTTGGCGCCGGGGTACAGCGCTCCGAAGACGAGGCCTTCTTCAATCAGCTTTGGTAGGTTCTCCAACGACCAAAGCTGATTCGGGCATCCTGCGAGATGGGCAAGTCTGCCTTGTACTCTTCGCCCGTTTCTCTACACACCGCTCCAATCTGCAGTAGCTGCCCGTACGCTGGATTCGTGTCGGTTGCCTCTACATCTACTGAGAAGAAGATCTTTTTCACTTACCACCACCATGAGAAAATGCGTACCGAGGAGAGCTTCCTGTTTACGCTGGTTACCTTGTCACTGGCGTTTCCCTCGATGCTATCGAAGGTGCCGTCGTCCTTTACTCTCAATACGAAACCGGTATGTGCGGCGCCCATTGGGTCACCTCTATCTGCATGGACCCAGTCCTTACCCAGTGTGAAGATCATGCCGGGCACAATGTCGTCCGAGGACGGAGTCACGAAGGTCTTGCGTTTACGGGCCCACGGCTCAAGATGGTGAGAGCAGGAACCGAACCATGCTCCGAAGGGCGTCTCTTCCCATGAGACCCGATAGCCAAAGGCCGCAGATAGTCCCTCTTTCAGCGACCAAGACACGAAGATGCAGCACCATGGGGGCATCTTGGAGGTGTCCGCCCACCTGAAGTGGATGCAGTAGTCGCTGGGGAGCTTACCTCTAGTCGAAGGGCTGACGATGTGGCCGATTTCTGGCCCACCATTGGAGCCCTTGGGGACTTCTCGCAGGCCGTACTGCATCACGGCAGAAGTCAGCACGCACACTACCTCGGCTACGTCGTCTTCCTTCATCTCTTTGGGGAAGGCTCCGTCAACGCCGAGGTAGTGCTTCTGCTTCAGGTCGTCGAGGTAAGTGAGGTGCTCGCTGATCCATGCAGCGTCGAGGTCAGCAGGAACAGCTACTTCCGTATCGACCAGTAGTGCTGTCCAGGTCTGCGCACCCACAATGCCGTCGGCACTGAGAGCTCGAGAGATCTGGAATGTCACCACAGCGGTTTCGGTCTTGGCGCCGAAGGCACCATCTTCGCCGACGTGGAAGCCAAAGGTGTTGAGCCTCTGTTGGAGGAACTTGACCTCTTTGCCCTTACTGCCTTCTCTGAGAACCTTCATGAGACTACCTCGACATCCGTCATGTCCATTAGAAGAGATGCTCGTGCTTCTGCTTCTTTGCCGAGCATCTCTACCAAGGTAGCCTCTGTGACCATCTCCGTGCCATCAGGAATGGTGACTAGTTCCAGCACTCGTCCACGAGGACTCATCGTGGTCCGATACAGCACCTTAGCTGGCATCTCACCGAGTCCCTTGAACCTGGTGATGTCCCCCTTGGGCCACTTCTTCATGAGCTTCTCCAGCTCAGCATCGTCGTGAGCCCAATGGATGGCTTTGCGTACGGTGACTCTGTAGAGCGGAGGCTTGGCCAAGTACAGACGTCCCTCAGTGATGAGACCGGGAAGGTACCTATAGAAGAACGCCAGCAGCAGAGTAGCGATATGGTGACCGTCGATGTCGGCATCGGTCATGATGATGATCTTGCCGTATCTCAGGTTGCCGGAGTTGTAGTGAGGCCCAATGCCGCAACCCAATGCCTCGACGATATCCCGTAGCTCTGCGTTCTTGGTCACCTTGGAGAAGGTGTTCTGCATCGCGTTGAGTACCTTGCCTCTGAGCGGAAGGATGGCCTGGGTATTCCTGTCCCTTCCCTGCTTGGCGGAGCCGCCGGCGGAGTCTCCTTCTACCAAGAACAGCTCAGTCTCCTCCAGATCATTGGAGCTGCAGTCGGCTAACTTTCCGGGGAGAGTAAGCCTCTTGACTACACTCTTTCGGGCTACGGTGGTCGCCGCAGCTCTGGAGGCCGTCCTTGCTCTGGCTGCCTGGATGATGCGGTCCACCAGCTTCTTGCTCTGTGTGGCGTTCTTCACCAGCCAGTCTTCCAGGTCCGCCTGGAAGCGAGAGACCAGGTCCTTGGCTTCCGGGTTGTTTAGCCTGTGCTTGGTCTGCCCCTGGAACTGGGGGTTCAGCAAGTAGAGGGAAAGTACTCCTACTGCGCCTTCTCTGATGTCATCGGGGGAGATCTTCAGCCGCTTTGGGACGTCCTTGTGCCCGTGAAGCAGCTTCCGAACTGCTGCGACGATGCAGTCCTTCAACGCTTGATGGTGAGTCCCTCCATCCTTGGTGGGGATGCCATTGGCGAAAGACTTGAGCTCCTCGGTAGCCTCATATGTCCAAGTAAGTAGGACCTGTACCCGTCCATCTCCCACCTGCTCGTCGAACAGGAAGGGGAACTCCGTGACCATATCGGCGTCGGCCAAGAGAGAAGTCAGATAGTCCTGCAGCCCGCCACCGAACTTGAAGACTTCTCTGATGCTGCCGCCCAAGTCGTCGAAGGTGAGCTCCACTCCGGCATTCAAGTAAGCCTTGAGTCTCAACCGATTGAGGATGAGCTCGACGTCGAACTTCTGTTTCCCGAAGGTATCGACGTCGGGGAGGAAGCGTACGTAGGTACCCGTCCACTTCTTCTTGTCCACCTGTTTCCTCTTGGAGATCCGGCCCTTGGGGACTCCGCCCACGTACTTCCTGGTCCAGCAGTGACCGTCACGGTTGACTGCTACCTCCATCCAAGTACTTAGCGCGTTGGCTACTGCCGCTCCCACTCCATGTAGCCCGCCTGCGCTTCCATACGCTCCGCTCCCGAATTTGCCGCCGGCGTGGAGCTCGGTGAAGACGACGTCTATCGTCGACTTCTTCTTCGTGGGATGCATTCCGGTTGGAATACCTCGACCGTCGTCACTAACGGAGATGCTTCCGTCCGGCCATAGTTGGACGACGATAGCCTTGGCATGTCCGCCAATAGCTTCGTCGATGGAGTTGTCGAGGATCTCCCAGAGCAGGTGGTGATAACCGTCCTTCCCTGTTCCTCCGACGTACATTCCGGGCCGAGCTCGGACCGCTTCAAGACCCTCGAGGACTCTGATGTCTTTCTCGTCATAACTCACAAACTCTCCCAGTCCCTACGACTGTTGTATGCCGCGACCTCTTCGATAGAGGCTCTGCGGGTAACGACTAGAACCGTATCTCCGGGCAGCGGAGGGTCCATAGTCTTGTAGACCCACTTCTTCCCGATGACACGTCGAGGCACCCCGTCCACCACCACGATCTCTCCTAGCCAGGGAACTCGTGAGCTATTCCTCACGGAGTAGCTGTCGCCTATCTTGTCCTCGTACTCTAGGGCTCCGACTCCCTGCGGTCGGTCGGATTCCTGAGACTTGGCCAGCTTCTCGAGACTCTTGGCTATGGATACCAGAGCCCCTGCGATCTTGGGGACGGTTCCTTGGTAAAAGCGAGCACCCATCTGTGACTGAAAGAACTCCACTCCCATTCTTCTCTCCCTATTTGTATCTTTGTTACACAAAGGACAACGCATATTAGTTTTCCTCTGGAGTTCTTATGCCAAGCTTTAGGCGAAGCTTTGTCATCGCCTTTTTCAAGATCTGTCGAGCCCGTTCTCGAGTGACCGTCTTCCCCTCCTTGACGTGTTTCCCCAGCTCCCGCAGAGACATGGCTTCCCCGCCGTCCAGTCCGTAGTAGAGGACCAGCGCTAGGTACTCGTCATCATCCAGGTCGCCTGCCTTGTTCATGGCGGAGAGGCAGGAGCACGAGATCATGGCCAGCTGCTCGGGGTTGGGGTCCTTGGACGGACCCCACTGGTCAAAGTTCTCGCAATCCGGAGACCCTTGGTAGTATGCGCCGTTAGTGCCGTCGCCGTAACAGCCACACATGAACGCTACAGTAAAGACAGAGATATTCTCATTGTCGGGGCACAGCTCCACCAGCGTGGGGATTCTCCCCTCCCTAAGAATCTCTTGTTCTCTCCTGTAAGCGTCCCTCTTCATCTGCTCCATGTAGAGAGGGACTCTGATCCCAAAAGTACCTGTTCTATTCTGAAGCTCTCGCTGGATGAACCAGCCAGCTACCGTCCCCAGCTTTCCCTTGTCCGGCTTCCAGTACTTTACGGCCTTGTAGAGGCCAAGCATCGCTACTTGGAAGTCGTCATCACTGCCGTAGCCTTTCTTCCGCGTGATGGCGTACGCCAGTAGCTTATTGAACATGACCACTTCCCAGAGAAGCTCTGGAGGGTCACCAGCAGCTCTGGCCTCTTCTCTCAGTCGGATGGACTTTTCTAAAAATAGCTCTTTGGAGCGTTTGGCTTGTTTGGGCATGTCCAATATCTAATAGGTGTGCTTATCAGATGCACGAACGCCCCAGAACCTAAGCTCTGGGGCGTGTGCTGTGGAGCTACCGCAACCACTCCTTGGGTACGAAGTCTCTCCACTCATCTGGCATGTGGCGTAGCCGGGATAGGTTCATCCTGACGATGTCCCAGGCCTTCGGCTGGTAGGGACGTCTCTTCAGCCTAAGGACCTTACGGTCCGGACCCCTTGCGGTACCTAGGGGATCTGAGCCCTTGCAGTTGTTGCAGGGCTTACAAGATGTAGTGACGTTCAGCCAGCTATGGACGGGAACCACTAGACCGCTCCAAGGGAGAGTAACCATCCCCTCCTTGGCGTGGGCCTTAGCGACTACGTGGTCAATCGAGAGCTCGTCGAAGACGTTCTTCTCCGGCTTGTAGCTACAGTACTGGCAGGTGTGTCTGTCTCTGGCAAAGATCGGACCTCTCTTCAAACGTACCTTCTGGTGATAGATGGGCACGAATGTCTTGTAGGCGATGACTGCTGGCCAGGGGAATTCCCTGGAAGGGGACCTGAGCACACGGCCTTCATAGTTGGACAGGGTGTAGGCGACCTCCTTCTGGAGGAGCTCGAATGCCTTCCACCACGATACAATCCTGAAGGGCTTTGAGTCTGGGTGTGCGTTTAGAACAAGAACTGAAGCAGTCACAACGACCTCCTTTTTTAGTCGCCTAACTTGGGTTTGGGGTCCACTACGGCGCCGTACTGCCCAACGATGACATTCTCCTCATCGTCTTCGATTACGTAGATATGATCGGGTTGGAGTAATTCCATCTGTGTCCTCTCGTCCATGGCGTCAGCCACGAGATTGTGGTCCGGAGCAATTTCGGTGTCTGGAGGGATTCGGATAAACGCTATCACTCGGAAGGGCATATTTCAGTGTTCCTGGGCTTTCGATGTAAAAAGTCTTCTGGCGTCTTCTCAACTTTTTGAAGAGTCTTTCCGCCATTAGCGCATAGCTTTGATTGGTCATGATCCACTGCGCTGCTACCTTCCAAGGCCGGCGACTGCGCGTGAATCTAGCGCCGCCCGCCAGCTCCCCATTGTGCTGACGTAAGCGTCTCTTGAGATCTGTCGTGATCCCCGTGTAGTAGGTTCCATCCACGCCCTCTAAGACGTAAAGAGTCCACATAACTATCCCCTAAAAATGGCACCCCGTAGAGGACTCGAACCTCTTACCCTCGGTTTAGAAGACCGATGCTCTATCCAGATGAGCTAACGGGGCATAATGGTGAGCGGTACTGGGTTCGAACCAGCGACCCGCAGCTTGTAAGGCTACTGCTCTTCCAACTGAGCTAACCGCCCGAGTGGCCTCGGACGCCGAAGCACCCGAGGCCTAGTGGAGCTAGATGCCCCATTCCTGCATCTTGACCATCAGGCTCATGTCGATGGACACGGCCTTGGCCTTGATGTTCGCCAAGAGCTTGCGCTCGAGGTCGCTGATGATGCCGTCGCCTTCGATGTGGCTGATGAGGAACGCTGCCTCGGCGGGGTCGACCACGCCGGGGGTGTTCTCGTCGGCCAGGACATAGTCGGACAGAGCTTCGACGAACAGGTCGTCCCAGCTGCTGTCGTTCTCGTTGCCCTCGGTGGCATCGGCGAGCTCGAAGAGGACCGCAGCCTCCTCGGTATCGATGACGCCGTCCTCGTAGATGGCGGCCTTGAGGGCCACGACTTCATCGGAGTCGATGATGCCGTCTTCGAGGATGTCGGTCTTGAGCTGCTGCAGTGACATGGTACCTCCCTGGTACTCTCGAGGATGTGGAACTTTGGGGCCCCACGGGTAGTCTGGATAGTCCGGCGAGGACTAGGAGTTGATGACGGCCCAGAGGTCGTCGAGCTTGGAGAGGCCCTTGAGGGTGCCGCCCTTGGAGACGTTGACCAACTGCGCGCCCATGGGGCTCGAGTTGTCGATGGTGGCGATGACGCAGACGTTGCCGGTTGCGCCGGCGTCGAGGGTCACGGCGTGGTCGGTGCCGGAGTCGTCCATGAAGGACAGCTTGACGTCGCTGGAGTCGAAGCGAGCGGGGGCGCCGCTCTTCACCTGGCCGTAGTCCCAGACCAGGATGTGGACCTTCTCCATCTCGTCGATGTTGGCGATCCGCATCTGTTCCTGGTTGTCGCCGCCGCTGTCGCCGACGCCTTCGTCACCGGACAGCTCCATAAAGGGGAAGGCGTTCATGTCGCCCTTGTCGCCGAAGTACGCCAGGCCCTTACGGCCGTCCTTGGCCTCGTAGAGCGCTGCGAGGTCGAAGTCGGCGGCGGTGGTCCACTTCATGGTGATGAGAGCTTGCTTGAGGGTGGGCAGCTGTGCGGTCGCGCCCTTCTGTACGAGTTCCATGTGTTTCCCCTAGAGGAGTTTGAGGTTCGTCCCGGTCTCTCTTGGAGTCAAAGAAGAGAGCCCCAGAAATCCCAGGACATTCTTCTTATGTCAGAAAACACAGTTAAAAAGAGGGTGGGCGAATTCGGACTTGAACCGAAGACCCTCTGGTTATGAGCCAGGTGCTCTAACCTACTGAGCTATTCGCCCTAAAACCTCTATCTCTCTTTGAGCTCGAACTTCTCGAAGAAGGGAGCGGCGTCCTTGCGGTTTCCGCTGATCCACATATCGTGAATCCTATGGACGATGTACATCACTTTTCTCCCGAGATGGTGGACCGGACGGGAATCGAACCCGCGACCTTCGCCTTGCAAGGGCGTTGCTCTCCCGGACTGAGCTACCAGCCCACATCTCTGTTCTCTAATCGATCCAGCCCACTCCTTCCATCCTGGCGGTGCCCTGATCGGTGGTTTCCGTGTTGCCCAGGATCTTCATCCACTTGGCGCATTTCACGGTCTTGTGGTCGACGTGACGGACCTTGCCGCGTACGAAGACTTCGTCACGTCCTCTCACGGAGTGCCCGTGCTCCAGCTGCGCACCCGGCATCGTGATGAGCTCGTCGGCTACGTGCGGGTTGCCTCCGGGCCTGCCGAGGAAGGAACCGATGTTGACTCCCTTTTTGACGGCGTTCTTGGTCTTGGCCAGCGCAGTCTCGATAGCCTTGAGCTCTTCGTCGCTAGCCCGAAGGAAGAACCACTCACCCTGGCGGCGGGACAAGCGGTGCTTGCCTTCGGCCGTGTGGATAGTGGGGTGCTTCAAGCTATCGTGCGCCTGCTGGATGCTGGTGCAGGACCTGCTGAGCTCGGTGATGAAGAGCTGGCGCTCATCCAGACCCATGAGGAAGTACCGGCTACGGCCAGCGGTGGTCTGGAGCACCCAGATACCGTCTTTGCGGAGCTCCACGTTCTTGCGGACTGCGAAGCTCTGCTGCGTTTTCCAGGCCTCGAACCAGTTGTTGGCGGTCTTGAACTGCTTCTTGAGCCTGTCGATGCCGTATCGGCCTACTACGACCCTTTCCCAGAACTCACGCTTGGGCTCGCGGACCCGCAGGATGACCTGCTTGCGCCTGTCGTCGGTGGCGGCGATGTCCGCCACGTTGCTGTCGTTGCCCCAGAAGATCTCGAACCACTCGTTGCGAGAGTTGCCCTTGGTCTTCCGGCAGATGTCCATGCCGAAGATCTCCGAGTTGCTCACGAAGGAGAACTGCTTCTCCCGAATCTTGATGACCAGTCCTGCCTTCAAGAACTTCTTCTGCAGATTCTGTGCTTTCTGGTGTGCCATGCTTTCTCCCTAAGAAATGGCTGTAAGCTTTCGCTCACACTTCTTATAACTGAATGGTGGAATAGATGGGACTCGAACCCACAACCTACGACTTGCGAAGCCGTTGCTCTCCCAGTTGAGCTACTACCCCAAAGATGGTGGGCAAGACTGGACTCGAACCAGCGACTTCCTCCATGTCACGGAGACACTCTTCCATCTGAGTTACTCGCCCATCTTTTTCTAACTAACCCTTGCCGGTCTTTCCGAACTGATTACCTTCATTACATGATGAATCGCTCCCGACGACGATGACAGCCCCACCCCGGAAAGCGGGGTCCACGAACACCGGGCCATAAGTACGTCCAGCGACTCACTACACTCCCTTAGCTCAGTCGGCAGAGCACCGAGGTTATCGACCTTGGGGGCCGCAGGTTCAATCCCTGTAGGGAGTACCATTTTTGCGTGGGTAGCTCAAGGAGGCGCCAGGCTTCGGGCCTGGATTGCCGTGGTAGAGCGCTCGACTGACCGTCGAGAGGTTGGGGGTTCGAACCCTTCCCCACGCACCATTTTCTGCGCCGGTAGCTCAGTGGCTAGAGCACCAGTCGTCCTTCGGGGCTTGGCTGGAGGGCGGGGGTTCGAATCCTCCCCGGCGCACCATTTCAGAGAAGAACGAGTTTGCCCTCTTTCACGAGGTCCCGTTCTCGAATCTCTGCGAGCTCCAGCTGTACTCTCTTCCCGACCAGCGCCGTTTGTGTGCCTGCCAAATGGTCCTCCAGTCGCCTAATGTCGCCCTTCAGTCGCTCATTGGGCGCGATGAAGTCCGCTGCTCGGAGGCTCGTGAACTTGCTCCCCGGCAAAGGCGTTCTGAGGGACTCTACGGAAACGCTACCTATTTTCGCCATCAATCCTCCAGAGGCACTCTATGGATAAGCTCTACATCGTAGTGAAGGAATCTCTCCACCCCGGTCTCAAGATTGCTCAGGCCTGTCATGGTCTTAGGCTCTTCGGCGACCGCTATCCCGACATCGATGCAAAGTGGTACGAGGAGTCCAACAACCTCGTCATCCTCCAGGCCACTGACATCGGGGAGCTCGCTGACTCTCTCGAAGGTAGGGGCCTGAAGGTCTCCAGGTTCTTCGAACCCGACCTAAAGAACGCGCTGACGGCTATCGCTGTTGAGCCTAGTGGCGGTAGGTATCTCTCCCACCTGCCCCTGGCATCCAACAAGATGGTCGTTCAGTCCAAGCCTGCTGTGCCTCTTTCGTTTTCGGGCAGAGTGGCTTGGCTTTTCGGAATGTAAATGGAGCGGGTAGTCAGACTCGAACTGACTTCTCCAGCTTGGAAGGCTGGGGCACAACCCATATACCATACCCGCTCGGGTAGTCTATTTGGCTTAACGCTATGATGGAGCCCACGCTCGGATTCAAACCGAGGACCTATGGTTTACAAAACCAGTGCTCTGATCAACTGAGCTACGCGGGCTAAAGTGGAGCCGAAGGTCAGATTTGAACTGACGACCTCTTCCTTACCAAGGAAGCGCTCTACCCCTGAGCTACGACGGCTTATCTTCTCCCTAAGATCTCTATAGCCTTTCTTCGCATCAGTTCCGCTTTGCAGAGCAGGAAAAGGGCAGTCATCCGGCCATGGTCTGGAATGGCGGCGGTATGTATCCCTCTGAACGCGTTCAGGGCGTTTACTACTCGTTCTGCCTCTTATGATGGAGCCCCGAGTCAGATTTGAACTGACGGCCCGCTGCTTACGAAGCAGCCACTCTGACCACTGAGTTACCGGGGCCTAATCGTCAGTAGGGCAGATCTTCTCTATCGAACTCTTCCTGCGGCGTCCCTTCTCTCTGATAAGAGGTATCTTGCCGTGGAGCTGCTGGCGTAATATTGCCGAGAAGTCGATTCAGAAGCCTGTTATCACTGACCATGAAGATGTTGAGTCTGCTCTGGTCAGTCTTATCGGGCCCCATGTGGATCTTAATGCTGCCTAGCAGTCCAAATTCCAAGTAGCCCGAGTATCCACCCCGTTTAGTCTTCCACATTGCGCCCACACGGGCCCATTTCGTTGCCATGTTTCTCCCTGGAGCGGCCGAAGGGCGACGATCCCTCTACCTCGGCAAGGCGGCGCTCTACCAGCGTGAGCTACGGCCGCTCAAAGTAAGATGGTTGCGGGAGCGAGATTTGAACTCGCGTACCAAGGGTATGAGCCTCGTGAGTGGCCACTACTCTATCCCGCGACACATCTAAAATGGGAGCACTCCAGTAAAGGTACAGCTCCCGTAGGTTTCTGTCAAATTGGTGGGAAGAGGCAGCGGTAAAACTGCCCCAGGTCGCTGTCGACTTAGCGCCTGTCGACATATAGCGCCTGTTTTCTTCCCATAAATGGTCGGGGCGACTGGATTCGAACCAGCGACCACCTGACCCCCAGTCAGGTGCGCTACCAAACTGCGCCACGCCCCGATTATCTCTCGTAAAGAATCCCTATGGTCTCGCAGATACGCTGGAGCTTCTGCTCGTTACCTTCTCTCTGGTGCTGAATCCATACCGCGTCAATCTTACCGCAGTGAGATGAATCACTCCGATAGCGGTAGTGGTCTTCCTTTGCGACTCCGTCTTCGTCCATGATGCGCTGGTACTCGATGATCGAGTTGAACTCGTCTCCGACCTTTGCATTTGTCTTCCAGCCAGGAAGTTGCGCTTGATTGCCGTAGTATCTGCTCTCAATGCCGGTAACTCTGTGGAACCCTGGGTAGAAGGCGACGATGATGTCGCCTTCTACCAGGTCCTGATCGAACTCACTCACTCACTAGAACTTCACCTTCTTGATGAGCTCTATGGTGTAGCCAGCCTCGTCGAGGACGAAGCGCGAGAAGACTTCGTCTTCAATCAGCTGCCTGCCGACGGCGATGTAGTCCTCGAGGGTGAGCTCGCTGTCGGGGATGATCCTGACTGTCGGAGCCTCGAGGGCCAGTTCCGCAATCTTCTCCAACCGGGCCAGTGCGTCGACAGGCACGAGCTTGAAGCCTTTGGGAACGACCGAAGCACCTTCGGACGGAGAGGCTGTACTGTCCAGCTTGGCCCTGAGGGCCAAGATCTCTTCGTTCGCCAGCTCGACCTCCTTTCTGGGCTCCGCCTTCGAACGCCGGGACTTGGCGGTCTTCTTCTTGGGAGGAACCGGAGGCGGAACCTTGCCCGCTGCCTGGCTCGCTCTCTTCTCGTCTTCCTGGGCATGACGGGCAGCACTGAGACGTGCCCGACGGCTCTTCCACTTCTCGAGGTCAGCCTTGGAGACGCCCTGCATCCCCATGGCGCTTAGTTCCTTCTCTTCGTGGAAGGTTTTCTTGCCTTCGCTGACGCAGAAGGCCTTGAAGGTCGGGTAGTGAACGCCTAGAAGCTTGGTGTTCACGGGAACGATGCCCAGCATCTCCCAGGCGTCCGGCCTCAGACGCTCGAAGCGGCTGTACGAGCACGTCACCGGGTCTTCGGGATTGTGCTCGTTCCTGTTGAGGAGGTGACGCGTCAGCGCGCCGTAGAGGTGCTGTCCCTTGAGCCAGGGCCACTTCATCAGTACTTCGGTCAGATGGACGAGAGTCTCGTCCGGAGTCAAGTTTCTTGGCTTCACAGTATCTCCCTTGTGAAGTTGGTGGCTGCAGGCAGAATTGAACTGCCGACCTGCGGGGTATGAGTCCGCCGCTCTATCCAACTGAGCTACACAGCCGTGGTTTCCGCATGCCACATGACCTTCTGGCCACAGCACACAAACTTGGTACCTTGTATGTTCCAGGAGCCCAGGAGGTGATGATGTCCGAACGCCCACAGCCTTGGTACGTGGCTGGAGTTCCTGACGACATTATCGAACATCCGGGGTACTGGTTCTGATTCTCTGCTGGAGTTGTTGTACTTCAGCGGTACTATCAGTGGGCAGTCATGGGTGACGACTACTTCTGGCTTCAGTTTGTCGTAGAGCTGAAAGAACTCATCCCACTCTGCATGGGTAGGTTGCTCATACGCCCACCAGCTTTGCCCCTCGACTCTGTACATCTTGTCGATGCTTCTGGCTCCTCCGAAGAAGAGATGAGAGACGCCACAGATATACAGTGGCGTAGGGCGCGTAGCCCATTCACATCCGGGAGCGAGTACCACGAGACCGTCATCTTCCTCTGGCGGTTTCTGCTGTTCATCTCTGAGTCTGCACCAGACGTCGTAGTTTTCGTGATTGCCTCCGCATGTAGTCCAGGTTGGGCCGTCTCGACCTTGCCGAGCTCGCTTGATGAAGTACCTCTTCAGCTTGTCGGAGGGATTCCAGTGGATGCCTAGGTCCCCGACCTGAACGATGTGCTTCACTCCTTCTCGGGTAGCGAGCTCATCGATCTTTGCCAGGTCCTCTATGTCCCCATGAATGTCCCCCACGTACCAGATGGTTTCCATTGTCCGCTCCTAAATGGTTGGGGTGGTAGGATTCGAACCCACGAATAGCGGGACCAAAACCCGCCGGCTTACCACTTGCCGACACCCCAAAAGTAAAGTCTCCCGCGACCAGTGTGCGTCTTGCCTAAGGACGCGAGAGCAGCAGTTCTCCAGGCCCTACTCCGGACATAGGACGAGGTCCGTCGTGCCGCTTCGCTTGTGTCCGCTCTTTCAAGGATGGCTGCATCGGCCTACCTCCTCGCCGCAGACGGAGACTATGGTGATCCCAGGGGGAATTGAACCCACCATTGTCGAGATGAAAGCCCGATGTCCTGTCCGTTAGACGATGGGACCACAGTTCTTATGTCTGTTTCGACGCGCCGATGAAGTCCTTGAGGATCTCAGCGTGCGTCTTCTCCTTGCTGAAGTTGGGCAGCTTCCGGATGTCGAACTCTTGTAGGGAGTTCACGCCTTCTGGGTCATCTGTGTAGAACCATATCGAAGGCCACTGCTGTGCCGAGTGGTAGATCGGGGCATGTCCCCGGAGGCTCACTGCCATCTCCGGCTTCTCCGGCTTCTTGTATGGGATCTGTTTGCCTCGGTAGCTCAAGCTGTACCTCGTCATGGATGATGTTGAGTAGGCTGTGCTCCCTGCCTACGCGTTCTACTAAGCCAGCGAGCTCGAGGTCGCTGATGGTGGATGCTGCCAGGCTCTGGGGAGCCCAATAGACTCTGTTCCCCTTGCTGTGGATGATCACAGGTTCACCTTTCTCGGCGCCTTGTTGGGGTGAATCTGCTGCAGATTGAAGTTGATGTCGTCGCTGAGTCCCCACGCTCCAGCCAGCGCTGCCTTGACGCCTCTGGCGATCATCCTGGCCGCTACGTCATCTACCGCTGGGAACCTAAAGCGTACGCTCAGGAGGTAGGATCTTTTGCCGGACATATAGTCAGCCTCTCCTGCAGTGCTTGGTCTAGGAGTTCCTCGGACAGCCCCATAACCAGTACCAGTTTCCGGAGGATGATGTTCTGCCTCCTGAGGTCGGGCACATAGCTGAAGTCCCCTGGGAACTGGTCTCCGTTGTAGACTTCCTCGAACTCTTCTTCAGTGACTATCATGTTCTCTCCCGTAAATAATGGCACCCCAGAGAGGACTTGAACCTCTGGCCTACTGATTAGGAATCAGTTGCTCTATCCAACTGAGCTACTGGGGCACACTGTCCTTATGACAGGTCTTCTTCCCCCTCGCTGTCGAGCTCTACGTTGTCGTAGCAGAACTCGAGGCCCTCAGCGAGGTGAAAGGCATCCGCCTTGCGACGGGCTATCCGGAGCATCTTCCGCCTTGCGGAGGAACCGGGGGGTGGAGCACAGCATGGACATTTCATTCCACCTGGGCCAGTGAGGATTAGCTTCTTAGCTACGTCATAGTTCGTCATGTTAGGTATTACCGTCGGTAGGCGGAAGTGCCTTCAAAGTCGGTAAAAGTACTGATGCACCCTCATGATTTCATTCTCCCGTATCTTCCTCCACTTCTTGTGGAGGGAGTCTCATGATTAGCGGCCTTGGAAGCATGATAGAAGGATAAGTCTCTTCATGCATCGTGCCAGTATCCACGGGGACCACAAAGTCAGGCGCTGGAGTTGGTGCCGGTGTCGATTCGGGCTGGGGAGCGGACCAAGCTGGTTGAGCTGCTGTCGTTGATGGCGACGAGCCTATCGCGGGTATGACAGGAGCTTCCACTGTTTCCACTGCCTCTGCCGGAACGTCCATCGGTATGCCCTCCGTAGAGCCTCCGAAGACCCCGAAGAAGTCGAGTTTCATACTGATGCCGAGCACTCCGGCAAAGAGAAGGAAGAGTCCACCTAAGACGCAGGCAAAGAGCCTGATCGGGGACTTCTTCTCTTGCGAAGAGTTCGACTGCTGTTCTTTGATGACGTCCAGAAGCTCCCGTACTGGGTCGTGTCCCTCACTGTGGGCTTCTGGGTCTTTGATATCCTTAGGCATGATACCTCCTTGAAGGAGTATATCTGATGGTCCGGGTAACAGGACTTGAACCTGTGGCCTCCTGCTCCCGAAGCAGGCGCTCTACCTGACTGAGCTACACCCGGAAATGGTTGAGACGCTAGGATTCGAACCTAGGAATAACGGGATCAGAACCCGCTGGCTTAACCGGACTTGCCTACGTCTCAATAATGGTCCTTACCTCTCAAAGCCTAAGATGGTGGGACTGAGTAGATTTGAACTACCGACTTCCTGCTTATCAGGCAAGCGCTCTAACCAACTGAGCTACAGTCCCGAGTTGCCGGGGTTTAAGGTCCTTTGCCGGAAGGACATAGCACAGGTTTGACGCTGTGATGGGGTGAGTAGGGGGATTCGAACCCCTCAGCCTCTCGGACCACAACCGAGCGCTCTACCTAATGAGCTTTACCCACCATAGTTAAAGGATGACCGGTAGGTTTCGAAGCCTACATTGTACCGGCGACGGCCGGGTGCTTTGCGCTATTAAGCTACGGTCAATGGCTGGACCTCTCGGACTTGAACCGAGGACAAACGGATTAACAGTCCGCTACTCTGCCAACTGAGTTAAGGTCCAACAAGAAAAGGGATGAGGGAAACACGAGTTACGTACACGGCATTTGGCGTTGCGGAGGCACGAACGCTAATGTTCTCCGTGTACTCAGTAGCGGCAGGAAACTTTGGCCTCTCTGGCGCCCTGCTTCGCTCTTTGTTTACTCGCGCTCTTTACTCGGGGCTGCATACCCAAAGTCCCTCAATGGTACTCCCGACGGGACTCGAACCCGCAGCCTTCGGCGTGAGAGGCCGACGATCTAGCCGATTAATCTACAGGAGCACGCTGTCTATCCTTCGAGCAGTTTCACTCTTCCCTGGAGTGCGCCCGCTACGGAGGCGAGGTGGGCCTGGAGCTCGGAGCTCGAGGTCAGCGCCTGCTTGGTGAGCTCGACGGTGACAACCCTGGAGATCTCATCTGGGTCGTCGATGAGCTTGTTCAGTTTGCTTTTCTTCGTGAAGAGCTCTTCGAGGTGCTCGGTTCTCCAGTCGATGAGCGCCTGGGCCTCTTTTTGCTCTTCCGGTGTGACGGGCATCTTGAGCGAGCGAAGAACGCACTCAGGCAGCAAGGCCCCGAGATGAGGGACGGTCACGTTTTCGTCCTCGTCCTCGCCCTCTATCTCGCTGATAGAGATCGTCCATACCTTCGGAATTCCCCACCTCAGCCCATCGCTGATATGTCTTCTGTGGGTCCCGAAGGTGTGAACGAACCAGTACTGGGGCCCAACGTAGTACCTGTTGTCGTCGTCCTGGTCCACGTACGAGGTACAGAGTGCGCGCTCCATGTTCGTGGTCCAGGTAGGAGTCTTGAACTTCTTCTCGATGGAGAGGGACAAGACAACGGTGTAGGCTTTGATCAGATCGTTGATGGGGCCACGGTACTCCTCGTCAGCCCGATTCTTGAGCTTCTTCATGAGGGCCCTGATGCGGTTGAACAGCTCCCTGTCTTTCACATCGATCTGAGCTTTGACGTCGACGAGCTCAGCTTTGAGCTGAATCATGTACTGGTCGGCCAGTAAAGTCGCTACATCGCTATTGCTGATGACAATCTTCGTGTCCATTTATCGGTTTCTCCGGCGAGCCTTACGGTCGCCCGGTGAGTGTGTTCTGAAGCTGTGCTTGTCGAAGCCCTTGGAGTGCGCTTTCAGCTCATCGCTGATGGGCGCTGGAGGGTCGACCTGCCTAGCCATGTTGTTTCCGAGGAACATGTCCAGTTCCTGGAAGGTAGCCCACGTATCCACCTCTGCTTGGAACCCCAGCGGCTTGAGCGGAGGGTTCAGGATGATGGTGGGCCCACTGTGGTCACGGCTTACCTGGATTACGGGCGCTTCAAACTCCCTGAAGAGCTCGTCAGGTACTTGCTGTGACTGATACTTCTCTACCCATCTGTTCCAGCCCGCAGCGTTGAAAGGGTACTCCCTCCAGCTGTTGGGCGTCTTTTCTCTCTGACTTTCGAACCACTTCTTACCCAGTGGCCGACGTCCCCATCGGTTGACCAGTCCGTGTTCCTGGGCGGTGTCGAGGATGAGCTCCGGTGAGGCACTGGCCAAAGAGATAGGAGTCTGTCTGCAGTCTACTTCCTGGTTGGCCTCGAAGGAGTACCAGCCGTAGATTCTGCCGCAGAAGAGGACCAGTCTCCGTCTACACACTCCGGTCAGGTCGTTGGGGAATCCCGGCATAGCGCCGAACATGTCGTGGTAGGGCTTGAGCATTGGCCAAATCTTCCGGAGGGCCGGGCCATCATTGGCGTCGCCAGCGCTGATGATTTTCTTGTGTCTCAGGTACACCAGCCGGTCAGTGGGGTCCTGGCATCCGTCGTAGAAGTCTCTGTGCTTGCTAATGATCCTCATGCTGTCCTCATTGAATGGTCGGGGTGACTGGATTCGAACCAGCGACCCCCTGCTCCCAAAGCAGGTGCGCTACCAACTGCGCCACACCCCGACAAAGTGCAGGAGATGAAGAACCTTTTCAGGCAGGTTCTCTTTTCGCCTTCTCCTGCAGAAGGCTAGCCCAACCGCTACGCTCCCTATGATCCAATGGCAGACCAATGTCGAACATCTTGCGATGCACCTACGACATACAGAAGCTCGAAAGCGAAGAATGGGTCTTGAAGGAGTGAGCTTCTGCTCGACCACGCAGCAACGCTCCGCGACGAACTGTGGTGAGACGACCCGGAATCGAACCGGGGACCCACGGCTTAAAAGGCCGGTGCTACTACCAACTGAGCTATCGTCCCTAAATGGTGGAACCGCTCGGACTCGAACCGAGAACCTCTACAACCAAATTGTATCGCTCTACCTGTCGCCCCTACTGCTTTGGGGTTTGCCAAAATTCAGTGCTCCTCTCCAGCCCCCGCCACGGTATATGTGGTTTGGGTGCGGGTTCGGTCACGATCTCCCTCATGGCCAAAGGGTAACTTATTCGTTGGTAGCAGTAGAGGACTGTGATTGAGCTACGGTCCCAAAAGTGAAAATGGCGAAGCGTACGGGATTCGAACCCGTCTGAATGTCCGGCGTGACAGGCCGGTGTCCACACCTAGCAGACCCACGCTCCTGAATAAAGGGTACCCCCTCTCGGGATCGAACCGAGGACCTATGGATTAAGAGTCCAGCGCTCTAGCCAGCTGAGCTAAGGGGGCACAAATAGGCCAAATGTTTGAAGAGCAAAGCTCTCCTTGCATCCTTCTTATGTCAGTTCTCCCTGAACTATTCTTCGAGCTCCACCTCTAGTTCTCCGGGGTCGTCAGAGCTATCGTCTTTGGCGTCTAAGTCGAAGGTCTCAACCTGCTCTTCCGCCACGATCTTTGCTTCTGCCTGAGTATCGGCCTCGACGTCGAAGTTTACGCGCTGTTCTCTTCGGTACTGACATCGATATGTATGCATAGTCTCTCCCTTTAAGTGGCGACCCCAGCAGGATTCGAACCTGCGGCCTTACGCTCCGGAGGCGTACGCTCTATCCAGTTGAGCTATGGGGCCGGAGTGGGAGCTCGCGATGGCCTATTAAGGCACGCTCCCAACCAATCATATTCGTGTTTCAAAGATGGCATGCCCGGAGGGAGTCGAACCCACGACAACTCGGTTCGTAGCCGAGTGCTCTGTCCAGCTGAGCTACGGGCACACATACTTCTCAAAGAAAAAGGCCCCAGGAGAAAACTCCTGGGGCCTTTTAGCGTCGTCCTAAAGGACCCCAGGTCAGCTCGGCTCGTCATTGCGCACGATACCTTCTTGCTGCCGCTTAGCTGCGGTTACATGAGGCATCGTGGTTGGTCTGACGTCGAGCATCTGCGGGGTGTTCCTCTTGGTGACTCTATGGTTGTATAGAATCCTGGGATTCATGTCAACCATTCTGCAAGAATTCTTCTAGGTGCTGATGCGAGGCCTTCGTTCGTCCTGGGTAATCTTCTCTCTACGCCTAGATGGTTGCGTGACCTCGTAGACACCAGGTGTTCGAACCAAGATGATCCTCGGCTGAGCTTCTACAGCCTCCATGAGGAGCGGCATCATCATGGCCATAGGGAAGCCGTCGGTTTCGGTGCAGCCGAGAATAGGAAGCATGATCTTCCCGCCCAGCAGCTTGGGCATCATTCTCACCAGCTCTGTGAGCCCGAACTTGATGAGTCTAGAGGAGACGTAGCTTCTCCAAGAGAGATGGGGCTTGGCGTTATTCCTTTCCCGCGTAGGAAAGAGGATCAGCCTGCCGTCCTCCCACTCCATCGGTACCGCATCTCCCATGAGCTGGCATTGCTGCCCGTACCATTGAGGGAGCTCTGGGAAGAGAGCAGCGGCCTGTGCTGCGATGGTCAGGCCGCCCATGACAGCTTCTCCGCGTTTGTTCCACCCTGCATTCGTGGGAACTACGATCCAGTCTTCTGGGTACGCCATTCTCCAGATGTTGCCTTCAAGCATGTGGCCTCGGAGGTAAAAAGGGAAGGGGTCCGGAAGCTATTGCCCATCGTCCGGACCCCAGTTTGTTTATCGCGATTTCAACGCCTCACGGCTTTCGTCTCGGTTTAAGTTGACCATGACCGCTCTTTCGCTGAGCTACCGGGCCATAATGGAGGCCCGGACGGGATTCAAACCCGTGACTGTCTTGTTTAATCCGAGCACTGTGATTGAGGCGACACGACGAATACTCAACTTGTCAGAGTTAGCTTGAACTTCATTGCCGTCTGTCCGATGGGCCCGATGCTCTACCGTTGAGCTACCCCGGCATAGAATGGTGCCGGGGGACGGAATTGAACTCGCCTACCTTCGGGAGTATGGTGGACAGATTTTTGTGGCGTCAGATTCAGGTTCAGTTTCAGCTTGTCTGATACGTTGATTCTCTAAGAAAGGATGAACTCGAAGAGGGGCTTACCGACAGCCTGGGCGGGGGCTGGGGAGCTGTTGGCCTCTTCTCTGGCGATGTGGACAGCCTGGCGCAGCTTGTTGACCTTCTCCAGCATGGCCTTCTTCTTCGAGGCGCTCATGCAGCCAGAGAGGTTGGTCGTGACCCAAGTGCCTTCGATGATGTCCTCGGTGAGCTCAGTCCACTGGGCTGGGTGCTTCTCAGTGGCTTCGACGACTACGCGAGGGGTCTTCACCTTCTTGGACTTGTAGGTCTCGGTGGGCTTGCCCCGATACATCCGAGTACCGTCGTCGTACGCCCAAGGCTCCGAGGGGTCCAGCTCTGGGATGCGGGCCAGTACGCCGGCCATGTCCTTCAGCTGCTTCTCGAGGGAGAGCAGGAAAGGAACAGGGGCGTCCGCCAGGAGGATGACGCCATCCACTTCGACGCTGGCGAAAGCACCCATGTTGGCGAAGTCCCTGGTGGCTTCGGCATCCATCAGGTTGGTCCACTGAAGGACGCACTGGTCCAGTACGTCGTCGGTGCGCTTCTGCACCAGGATGTCCTTTTCCTGGTACTTGATGCCGTCTTCCTCTGCGGGCGTCCAGGCCTTGGTCTGCCCCTTGAAGAGGTCAGCCTTTGCCAGTGCCTTGTAGAGCTTGCTCAGCTCGGAGTTCGCTGCGGTCTTCACGTCCTTCGTGATGGCGATGACGTGAGAAAGTCTGCTTTTCTTGGCCATGAAATGCTCCCTTATTTGTAGGCTAAGTACTCTACTTGTAGCCGGAAATCATGGTTTTTTTACATCTTCAGGAATAGAGGCCGGAAGTTCGTCTAGCTGTTGCCGCTCATCTTCGACAGCTTTCCGCTCCTGAACTATCTGCTGCTTGAGGCTACCCTTAGCTCCATTGACCTTGTGGGGCTTGCACATAAGACAGCCTGAGCGTCTATTCTTCGGTCTACCGCGTTTATGGTGGCCCATTTATATCCTGCAGAATCGAATACCGAAGTTCTTGCCTTTCTTCGTGAATGTCCATGTTCCTGTAACCAGTCCGTCCTTGAATAGATACATGACAGAGTCCAGATTAGAGAGGAACATCGTGAACTCTTTCTGGGTGAGCACGTCCTGGAAGACGGCGTAAGCCGCGCTCCGTCCTCGGTTGAACCTCAAGAATCGCAGAGTAGCGTCGAACTCGTAGATATCGATCCACTGCGAGCTGTTGTAGAGGCTCGGGTAGTGCTCTTGGTTCCCGTTCTTGTCGAAGGGTACTTTTCTGTCCCAGACCATTCTGGCTCCGATGGTAGTTGGTGGCGGAGGGAGAGGGAGTCGAACCCTCAAGGCTTGCGCTCGGCTGATTTCGAATCAACTGCAGTCACCTATCTGCTTGCCCCTCCACATGCTTTCATCAGCTCTTCTATCTCCCTAAGGAACCTAGAGTCCAGAGCTGCCATAGTCTCGTCGGACATCATGTTCGTATAGGCAGCAGCGAACTTCTGGTTCTTCATGAAGTCTCTGCCGTCCAAGAGATCCTGCTTGGTGAAGACCAAGGGCTCGACGGTCCAGATAGGAAACTGCGGCCATGCTCTGACCGACCCATCGTTCCAGGACCATCTCTCGACCATGTAGATCATGGGTCCGGGATCGTGATCTGAGAGTTGTCCTTGTTACAGGGGTGGCGCAGAGCTTGGGCCATCAGAGCGATGATGTGGTCCTTAGCGAAGTCACTGACATCAGTGCTCCAGATAGGGGCGTCCATTGAGTCCTGTCCCTCTCTCATCTCTACTATAGGTCGTACCTCCCCAGTAGTTGCCCCACGTTTAGATAGGGCCAACACTACCCGGTAGATGTTGCAAAGACTGTCCCGTGGGGCGTCCAAGTCTATTTCTGCGATGACTCTGGGAAAGGTTGTGTCATCTGGTAGGGCGCAACCAATTTGTCCTGAGAACATTACCAGGTCTCGTAGTCGGTGAAGTCCAACACTTTGCCGGATTGGAGATGGGTCGCGGTCTTGACGAGGCCTATCCCCGTGGGGACGAACATGAAGGCTACTCCCGCAATCCCTTTACCAGCGATGATTGATTCCTCATCGCTGAGCTCCGCCCACCTCTTGACTCTTGCGCACTCTTCTGGCGTAAGCTCGAAGCGCACTCTCCAGGTTCCTTGGTGCGAGAAACAGGCACTTCCGTCGCTACTATCGTCTAGTTTGCTCTGTACAATTTTTTCGTCTTCCACTTTCGCTCCTTGTTGGCGGAGAGCAGGGGAGTCGAACCCCTAAGGCTTTCGCTCGACTGATTTCAAATCAGCTGCCGTCACCCATCGGCTTGGCTCTCCAAGATTGGTGCCTAGGAAGGGACTCGAACCCTCACGGCCGAAGCCACCCAGTTTTAAGCCAGGCATGTCTGCCATTCCATCACCTAGGCAGTGTGATGTTTGTACTGTGTACCCATTATCTGGATACTGAATGTGGCGGAGAGTGAGGGATTCGAACCCTCGTACCTTACGGCGCACCGCTTAGCAGGCGGGCCTCTTTGTCCTATCTCGAGCAACTCTCCTAATTTCCGTCTTTTGGGAACTCTTCGACTACCCCTCCGATGGGGGTGCGGGTACCAAACATCTCCTCCATCTTGTCGTTGTCCACATACATCTTGGTGATGGTACCTGCGACGCCTCTTTTTCCTTCATCAAAGAGGATAACTGGTGCCTGTTCCCCGTTTCTTTTGTGCGCCTCAATCACAGCTTTGTCGTAGTAGTTCGTGCCCTTCATGCGGACAGGACCCATGTTCTTAGCCCTCTCTCCGGGGCAGACGATGTACCAGTGGTCCCCGCGTGCTTCGACGGTCCACTTCTTATCCATTGAGCTTCTCCAGCTCAGCGTCCTTGCGCATGATGACCTCGGCTAGGTCTCTGATGGCGCTGTTGTACCTGTTCATGATTGCCGTCTCCATAGCAATTCTGTCGGCTACCCACAGCTACGGCCTATAAATGGCATGTCTGGGAGGAATTGAACCTCCAACCTTCGGATTTGGAATCCGGTGCTCTGCCTAATTGAGCTACAGACATACAATGTGGTGGAGAACAGAGGGACTCGAACTCCTCATTCACCGGCCAAGCTACCTCACAGGAAAACCTGGGTAGCTTCGCTACGTGCTCTTTCCGATTAGAAGGATGCTCCCCACAATGGTGTGCATGGAGGGACTTGAACCCTCATGTCCTAAGACACGAGGCCCTCGACCTCGCGCGTCTGCCATTCCGCCACACGCACACAAACTATCCAGGTACTGCGAACTTTCTTACGGTTCGCCTACCCAATTGGACCTCATCGCCAGGCTTTACGTCGGCCATGATGTCCTTCACTACCTTGCCATTGATCTTGACCCATCCCGAGGCCAACAGTCTGCGGGCCTGAGAATGGGACTGTACTACTCCGGCGTCACCCATGGCCTTGACGGCTTTGATGAACTCCATAATCTCTCCCGTTGAAATGCTGCAGACCACCCACTTCGGAGTGCCCACTCGCCTATGTAGGAAGCCCGCCCCTTGCGGGACAGGGCGGGAGTTGAACCCGCATAGTCTGCATTGATGGTGGCCATGGGGAGACTCGAACTCCCAAGGGGATGCATGCCCCACTGCGCCCTGAACGCAGCGCGTTTACCTTTTCGCCACATGGCCTAAAATGGTGCGCAGAGAGGGACTTGAACCCTCACACCCGAAGGCACCGGGTCCTAAACCCGGCGTGTCTGCCATTCCACCACCTGCGCATTTTGTCTCTTTCGCCGGCGACGATCCGGCTAAACACCGTCCCCGCCATCAAGGCTCGCAAACTCCCCGACCCGCCTGGCGTACACCCAAGGCGGCAGAAAGAGATCAGGCGATATGGAGATGACGATGGGAATTGAACCCACGCTAATGGGTTTTGCAAACCCATGCCTTACCGCTTGGCTACGTCATCCAATGGTGGAGCTGGGGGGAATCGAACCCCCGACCCCCTGAATGCCATTCAGGTGCTCTCCCAACTGAGCTACAGTCCCACAATGCTAATTCAAACCTACTCAGTAACTATAGCCTGCTTTCGGTATACATCTATCTTGTGCCGTTTTGAGCAGGTCTTTTCAAGTAATGGTGGTTAGGGGCGGAGTTGAACCGCCGACATAGGGATTTTCAGTCCCCCGTTCTACCAACTGAACTACCCAACCACGGCGTCACCAAGGTGGCAGCAAGCCACCTATCTGCCTCACTCTTAGAGCTCTACTCAGGCCTCTTGGGGTCCGGGTAGAGACTCCTACTGGAGAGGAGATGGATATTTCTCCGCTCGAGAAGTCTATCAACATGTTTCTCCCCAATGGCGGAGACGACAGGATTCGAACCTGCGGAGCTTTCACCCTCCTGCTTTCCAAGCAGGTGCCATAAGCCTCTCGACCACGTCTCCTTATTGAAGGCTGAGCTGCCTGTGCCTTTCTTGCTCGTAAGCCATGAAGATCCCATCCAGTACTGATGGGCACATCTCCAGTTGCTGCTCAGCTATCTTGAACTCGATATTCCCTGGTCCTCTGAAGTAGAGCTGGTCGGCGACCTTCTTCAGCATCCTGACTCCCATCTGGTACTCTTCCAGAATGCTGTTCGTCCCTTCAACGGTGAGTTCAGAGGCCATGGAATCTCCTAGAGCGTCCGTCCAGTCTACCGTGTAGCGGATGGTGGGGGTAGAGGGAATCGAACCCACTCGGGACTTTAAGCCACCGGCTTTACAGGCCAGCCCGTCTTCCTTAGCGGTCTACACCCCCACAGTAAATGGTGCGCGAGGAGGGATTCGAACCCTCACGACTCTAGGCCACTGGAATTTGAACCCAGCGCGTCTGCCATTCCGCCACTCGCGCGAAAACTACCATCGTATTCAGAATGTCAAAGAAAAAGGCCCGCCTGGAGGGGCGGGCCTTTTCATGTCGCGGTTCGCGTTGAGAGCTAGGCCCGCCCTCGGATCTCGGCCAGGAGGCTCGAGGCCCAATAGGAAAAGCAGGACAATGACATTACGCGGTTCATGCTCTTACCCTAATGAGGTTCGTCTTCAGGTGTCAACAAGGTCGGCGAACTTTTCTCGCGAACTACGACGCGTGCTCCAGACCAGTCTTCACTGCTAATCGTCCAGAACACGCGTATAACCTCGTATCTACTCTCTCCGACTTCTATCTCTTCGCCCTCTCTGGGAACCATGCCGGTGAAGTAAACCTTCACGGCTCCGAACTCACTCAGTATCGCGTGGCGCGTTTTTCGGGATGATGTCTTCAAATCTCACCTCATCTACTAAGTAGCCTGACGCACGTTCGTGACCTCCGCCTCCTCTTTGAAGGGCCAAGGCCCCGACGTCGAAGCCATTGGACCTGAGCTCCACCTTCCCGAACTCAGGAAGATAGACGGCTCCGTAGTTGGCTCCCGCTTCGTTGGCGAGCTGATGTCCTAGCTGAGAAGTATGCCTGGAGGCGATTACCCATGCGAAGGTGTCACCGTTCTCGTCCACGCCCAGTGTGGCCCGATGCATCTTGGCCCTGATGTAGCCTCTCTCCTGCCTGACAAGGTTGGCGACTACCAACGATTCTTCTGACGTCAGGAGAGGGGTCGGCTCTCTGTTCAAGAAGTACTTCCGCCCGAAGAATGCCCTCAGCCTGTCCAGGCCATCGCCCACCAGCCAGAGGTCGGCGTCTTCTCTCAACCATAGGTCTCTGGCATTAACGGCCATCACCCATTCTGGCAGGTGGGGGTACTTCCCCTTCAGCTCCAAGAACGAAGGGAACCAGTGCTGGAACACCAGAGCTGTACCGCTCATGGAGTCGTCGTAGACGACGGTAGCATGCTCCCACAGGTTCTCTAGCGCCTTCAGCGCAGATCTCTTGTGGTGGTCAATGATGGTGACTTTCGCTCCCTTGAAGAGAAGTAGCTCGGTCAGCACTTTCTTCCCTGGGACGATATCCGTAAGGATGATCTCGTCGTAGTCCTCCATGCATTTCTCGACGGTCCGGTCGATGTCGTTGTACCCGCAGAAGAAAGTCTTTCTCTGCGGGTGAACCATGCCTACCAGTACAGAGCACCCGAAGCCGTCCAAGTCACTGTGCGTGATGTGCGCTATCTTCATCTACGGATTCCTGGGGGTGGTGGGCAGAAGAACGCTGAGCTCTCTCCAGGGAACGCACCAGAGGTGGACTCGACCATCGGTACTCCCCAGCCCTTGAGCTGGCTGGTGGTGCCATAGCGGAGCTCCATCACCTGGTCAGGGGAGTCACCGGCTTTCTTGAACTCGACCTGCACCGTGTTCATAGCCACGGACTCTCCATAGCCAGTGCCCACGCTCTTTGTGCGCTGGCTCGCCTGGGTTCTACGGCTTCGAGCGATGCCTTTGGCTGTCCTAGTGGGCGGAGTAGATAGGCTATTTACGGTACAGCCTCTGGAGGTGTCTTCAGCAGAATAGGCTGGACTGGCGGCACAGATCGGCTCGACCACGTCCATGAAGTCGAGACAGGCGTCGTCACCTTTTGCCTGGGTGTCATCGCATGAGCTGCGGGGGATGCCATTCGAGTCTCCGCTCCTCCACTGAGGAGCATACTCGCGCTCCTTCTCCTTGAAGACCGCAGCGCCGATGTAGCCGACGAAGCTCTTGCCTGCGCCCATCTTTGCGCTGTAGGAGTCATCCTTCGCGCTGAACTCGAAGGCAGCAGCTCTGTCATTGCTCTGCAGCCAGCCCTTGATGGTGACTGTAGCGTATGCATCGATGACGTAGCCGGAGCCGTTGAACGTGGCCGGCTTGATGTCTCCGCTGGTATCTACCGACTTGACGATGTTGATGCCGTCTACGGTGAGCACGGCGAGAATCCTGCCGTGGTGCCTGTTTCTGACTCTAATGGTGTACTCGCCGGATTCGGGAGCATGGAAGTAGGTCTTTCCGCCATGGGAGATGACTGGAAGGTTCTTGCCATCATGAATGAGGCTCAGTTCGATCATCTGGGTGCCACACCTGTAGCTGAGGTTTGCGTGGAAAAATCTTCAATCTGTTCTCCACGATGGCGTTGAACAGCTCAGTCACTAAGCTTGTGCGGTTCAGTCCTTGGATACGCGCCCAGTGGTCGATGTAGTCCAGCAGGTCCTGATCCAATCGCATAGATATGAGTGTCTTAGCCATGGTTAATGTATATCCTCTGTATATACAGGACGCAAGGTCGGTGGACACGATGTCCACCGACCGGTCAGTCCTAGTTCATGGTCTCGGGGCTGACGAGCCGAGAGAATAGGTCTGCAAGCTCTTCTGCACGCTCTTCGCCCAAAGCGCTATTCTTCTCGCCGGCATCTTCGATAGAATCACCGGCGAGAACGCGCTGCGCTTCTTCAGCCATTGTCGACGCCGCCATCCCCAGAGTGATGGAGAGGATGTCGCCCCCCCACATGCACTTCTGGCTGGCCGTGCTACGGACGAAGTCCATGAAAACCCCGTAGTCCTCTTCGAAGATGCCTTCCAGCATGGACAGGATCCTCGGGAAGTGGCGGTCTGCCGAAGAGTTGATCGCTTGCCGCATCTCTTCCTCGGTGCCCTCGACCTTCAGTTCCTTGAACATCGCTATGGTGAACGCGATGAACTTTTCCCTGTCCGCGAAGATGTTAGCCATAGCGAAGAGTTCAGCGTTGATTTTATGGTCTTGTTCGCTCATTGTTTGGCTCCTTTCCACCATCTCTTAATGCGTCCCCGCATGATGGCGTCTTTCTTATAGCGTTCCCAAAGAATGCCTCCTATTACCCCGAGGGAGAATAGGAGGCAGGTAGAGACGGCTAAGATCACTACTGGATCCAGCCCTTGGCCTTCACGATCTTGACCCAGCCGGGGAACTCGTTGAGGAGCTGCTTGTAGAAGTCTTCATCGGAGAGGCCCTTCACGCTGCGAGCTTCGAAGAAGCCGGCGGAGTCGATGGCGAACCGCTTGTCTGTGTTGCCGATGTCGTCGAGGTCCTCGAGGAACGTGAACTTGGCTCCGCCCACTCCGCAGAACTGGATGAACATGGGGAGCTGGTTCAGCTTGGCCAACGCCTCGATGGTCTTCGCACGGTCTCCGCAGTTGCCGTCGGTCACGAAGAGGACGAACACGGGGTGCTTGCGGGGAGCCTTGACCTGGGGAGCCTTCTTGCCTCTGCCGGAGTAGCCGCCCTTGGCTGCGCCCAGCTCTGCCGCGAAGTAGCGTTCGCCTATCAGTTCGATGACGGTCGCGTAGTTGGTACCGTACTCGTAGTTGGTAGTACGCATGTGCTTCTTGACATAGCCGTCGATGTCGTCGATGCCCACATCACCGACGAAGGTGGCGCGCTCGCCGAAGTCGAAGTGCTGGATGGCGCCGTCGTCATCCATGGCCAGGCCGAGGCCGAGGCCGCGTTCGACGATATCCTGGACCTCGCCACTGCTGAAGCGGCCAGACATGCTGCCGCTGATGTCCATGACCAGCACGACTTCAGCCGTCACGCCGAAGAGGTCGAGGGTCATTTTCATGGTGCTGAGCTTCTGGCCCAGCTGCTGTACACGTTCTTTGCTTTTGAGCTGCAAAACTTATCCTCCCTGAGGAAAGTTAAGGGTTTATGGAGACTGGCTCCACGTTTCTTATGACTCCAATGCTGCTGTCATTGTCGAAAGGTCAATGTCATACGCAGGGGAGCGACTAGCTTGCGAAGCTTCTCCAGCTCTTTGGTGAGCTCTTCAACAGTGGCCATTACTTGTTCCTGTAGTGAGGCCCAATCCTCATTTCTTTGGTTGTTCCGCTGTTTACGGTCTGTACCCACCATCCTGCTGCGGAGAAGATGGTTTGCAGTGACCCTACCAAGTCCGGAGGCGGAGAGATGACTCGGTACTTTGTATTGGGCTCCCACAGAGGACGGAGAAGTCTATTGGTAGCGGCTACCCACTTATCTATTAGGCTGTCCGCCAACTCTACGTCTCCCGGTCTAAGGGCGTTTACGCTCATAGCAGTGGGCAGCCTTCCCAGCCGACGTGGATGAAGCCGTCGGGCTGGAGTACTAGACTACGGAGCTCTTCGCTTGGTTCTACCTCCAGGGCCATGCAGGTAGCCATAGACACCGATAGGCCTTTGTACGCATAAACGATGTCTCCATGCTCCAGCTTGTAACGAGCGTAGCCACCATCCCTGAGTAGGTACTCCAGCATGCCCACAGAGTCGTGATAGTCCGCCCCATGCTCTTGTACCCAGTCTTTGGCTCTATCGTCTTTGCTCTCGTGGGGAATACCCAACCGACGGCAAGTCAGCTGCTGTATTCCTAGTCTGCTTAGTGCGGAGACATAGCCTTCGAACCTTTCCTTATTCTTGGGCCCCTCACCAAGCTTGAAATCGTCTCCGGTCATGTTGAGGCTGATACGACACAACATGCCCGCCTTCACTATTCTACTAGCTACCTCGTAGTAGTCATGGTCATGCCCCATTATTGAGCAGTTGGTCTCTGGGTCCATCGATGACGCAGAGATAGATACGCAGGTTACCCCCAGTTCCCTGAACCCCAGAAGAACTGGGTCCAACAGCTGTGTCCCATTGGTCTGGATCTCTACCCGAGGGAATTCTGGGCCCAGCTGCTCCAAGATGACGTGAAGGTCGGTGTATTGGAGAGTTGGCTCCCCTCTTCCAGTAATCAACAGGGTCTCGCAGTTGATCGTCCTATTTAGCTTCTTTACCTTCCAAAGACTCTTCAAGATGCGCCCATTGGAGGCACCGCCTTGCCGACGAGTCATTCGTGTCATGCAGAAGCCGCAGTTACCGTGTTACATCCACCCGCCAAGTTGACACTAATACTGGAGGCCTTCACTTTGTTCTCGATGATGAGCTGATGACGCCCAACTCAGCGAGTCCACAGATGAAGAAGAGGATGACCCAGAAGAGATCTGCCTGGTTGAAGTGGGCATAGTAGGCGATGAGGAACCTAGGCGCGCAGATAGCGCAGAGGACATCTGCCCAGTACGGAACGTCGTTGGCCGGGATGAGGCCATGACTGTTGCTCCAAAGGAGCGTGCATCTTGGGAATAGTAGGGCTGCGAACAGCCAACCAGTGGTCAATGTACTGTCTCCTCTTTGTCGTAAGACAGAAGGACGTTGCCTTCAGTGTCTTCGTCGGTGATTTGTGTTTCTTTCTCCAGCCACAGTGCTTCGATAACGAAGTTATCTGCGAGCGCGCTCAAAAGCAGGTTGTACGCTGCTCGTCCTTCAGTCTCTGTGTCATAGATGTAGTCGACGTCCCTGCAGCCAAAGCCTGTTCCCGAACTGGCCCAGTTCTCGTCCCCCAATGTTGCGGTGATGGTGTCGTTGACTAGCCTCCAGTACTCCATGGAGTTGCCGAAGGCTTGGCCGCCCAACTGGACGCTGATGCCTACTCGATATTTGGTACCCATCCGGTGTCCTCCAAGAGCATCACGCGCTCTTCTAGTAGTTCGATGTAGCCCTCTTGGAGTTCTTGTTTGTCTGAGGAGGAACAGCCATGGCCGATCAGAGCGCCAACGGCGCAGAAGAGAGCCATTCTGCTGATGATCTCAACTGGATGAGGTCGGGCCATCTTTAGAAGATGGCCCAGTAGCATCGTAATGGATTCTTGTGTTTCGTTGATGCGCGCTGTGTTCCTTTGTACTACTTCTTCGATGGTGCCCGTGAACTTTGTCTTCATGGTGTCTCCGATAGTTTGATTAGGGCCATGCTGCTCATGATGCATAGGTAGAGCACAACGACTGTGACGATGAGCTCCCAGATATCAGGACTCGGCTTTGCCACCAGGTAACTCCCACGTAGGCTGGCTGGGGCTACTCGAAGGCACCATCTTTAGTTCGAAGGTCCCCACCCCAGGGATGAAAAGAAAATACGGTATTGGCTTGGGCAGGTTGTCCGTAGTCCAGAAGACCTTGAAGCACAGCTGCGGCATTAGGTCTCTCAAGTGCCTACGTTTCTTGGCCCAGTAGCTCCATACATCGTCCTTCACGACCCCCTCCGCCTTGCCGTCACGCAAGGCGGAGGTAGTCATGCCGATGTCCAAGTCAGGGAAGAAGGTCTTGAAGGTCAAGACCAACCTGTTGATGTGTCTCACTTACTCTACCTTTACGCAGGTGAGCGCGCGGTTAGCATAGACGGAGTAGCAGGTCACTCCATAATCATCTGGGCCAACGCGCCAGAGGTAGGCGTCGTTGCCGATCTCTGCGATGGGTACGTCGTCGTACTTCTGCGCCCAGCACCTCTGGAATGCCTCCAGGGGCATTCCTTTTGGACAATGCACACTCATCTCCACTACTGGGACGTCTACGGGCTTATCTTTGGCCCCCAAGAAGATGACCACAAGGCCTGCAGTAGTGACCGCGATAGTCAGCAGCATTCGGTACTCCCTCAACCAGTCTCCTATTCCGATGAACTCCTCCCAATAGGTTGGAGTTCGGAAAACTGGCTCTTCTTCAGGTTCAGCAGGTTCAGCGGTGTCAGCTTCAGCGTCACGGAGCTCGGCTAGGCCATACGCATATACAACGCAGACCTTCTCCGTGAATCTTATGACATCCTTTTCCTGAAGAATGCAGCTATTGGCCTAGCGACCGTAGAAGTCATGATTTTGCCGCCGTGAAAGTTGACTGCTCGCGTAGCACCACTCTTCTGTACGAAGATTTGCGCCTTGCTGAAGTCCTTCACCCATCTGACCGGCCCCGGCCCGTGATTCTTGTAGAAAAGACCGTTTCTCACTACGAAGTATACGTCTCGATGCATTTATTCCCCAGAAAGGCCCAAAGACGTTCTTCGGCGCCCATTTTGCATAGGTTGAACACTGGAATATTGCACGCATCAGCCAATCTGATGGCCTGACCCGTACCCCCAGTATGTCTACCGGTCTCTTTTAGTGTCTCGGCGCCATCAGTGGTCCAACAGACCACGAAAGCCACTGGATCTCGCAGTGAGTCACCAAGTACTTGGTGACTGTTGCGTGCTTGAAGCTTCTTCCCGCCTTGTTTTAGTGCGTCCAGTCGCGCGCTGCGAAGGAATATCTGGGTCATCGTGACGTTGCTGAAGTCAGTGCCCGTCTCTGCCGCCTTCAACAGCTCTACTACGTCTTGGTCTTCGGCCATTCTTTTGATCTCCTCTATTGTTTTGTCGAGTAACTCCCAGCTGAGATTCTTTCCATTCCCCTAGGGAGTAACTAGGTCGCTAGAGTAATCAATGATGTCCCACATTAATAATCACTCCCTCCTTGACCATCTCCAGCTCCGTGCATCTTGTCCGGGTCAAGGCAAGGCTTGGGACCAGGCTCGAACTCTGCTTTGAGTTGGTCGTAGAGCTCACGTCGTGATGCTTGGGACAGCGTCTTCTTATTGGCGGCCTCAGATATCTTCTCGGAGAGTCTCCATGATTCTACTGGGAGCTCTCTAACGTAAGCCACCGCCAAGATGTCTCCCTCTTCGGGTCCGTTCCAGTGCTCATCGCCAACACCGTCGAAGTGGTTCCTGGCTTCGGCGATAGCTTCGCTCTGGGTAGTGGCCTTGAGCTCCACCAACAGCTCTCCGCAGCCTACGGTGAAGTCACAGCCTATTGGCTGACGTAGATGTGCGTAAAACTTCATAGGTTCAGCGTCCTTTGGTGAGTTGCCTCATCCAGTAGGGTGTAGTCCTCAGCCAGTATCTCGTCTGCCCACGCCATGGCCTCTTCGCGCAGCTTACGTAGGTTGACGTGCTTGTCTTTCGGGCCCCAGCCCGTCCGACCGCCATTTTTCGAGTTCAGAGTCCACTGCCAGCAGTCGGATAAGAATCCCCCATCTCCGGCGCTTTGGCTCATTGGGCGCAGCCAGGCTCGTCTCCACCAGGGTTCTTCGTTACAACCAACCAGATAACGCCGTAAGCTGAAGGGAAACCCTTCGTCCCACATCCACGGAGCTAGCATCGTCTCGTAGAGCTCGCGTCTTTTTGTTGTTATCTGTTGTTCACGATAGTTCAGGGCATCCACCTGCGCGTCCAGCACATCCAAGCGGTGTTGGAGCGTCTCCATCTTTCGGTCAAGCTCTTCACGCTCGACCATTTGCTCTTCCATCAGGTCAGCCTGCATCTCGTCTACCCTGTCCCTCTCCTCTACGAGCTCGAAGTAACGTTTAACGCTCATCTGTCCCTCTTGTGTAGGATATGACGAATTGACATGAGCACATTGCCTAGCCAGTTCTCCCCCTCTATGTCCTTACATTTGTCGCAGGTACAGTTTCCCCAGAAGTTATCGTGCCAGTTGTTACCTTCTACCAACTCAGCATCCATAGTAGACAGCAACATGCTTCTGAGTGCCTCATTCTGCTCAAACTTAGCTGTGACAATGTCGGTCAAGATGCCGACCTTTACGTCTTCCCAGTCGTCTCTTAGCTCAACCTTACGTCCTAATCTCTTCGCACGTCCAGGAGTGGTCGCCTCGGCGATAGCTGTGTAGTCGTCTGGGTGCTTGGCCTTCGAGGCCTGGAATGCGTGTTCTACGGTATCCCATAGTCGGCCGTCATACTGAAAGGCATGAACGAAGAAGTTACTGAGCCATCTGTATTTGCCGGAGAAGCCTATATCATTGTGAACGTAGCCCGTCCGAATGTACAGCTCTACGGGCTTGTAGTCGCGGTCACTCATTTATTGTCCTTGAGGTCAACAGACACCTTTGCGGTGATCTTGTGTGTTGTAC